TCAATTCGGAGTTGACAAGTTTATAGAAAAAAATCTAGGAACTCCTAAAGAAAAATACAAGATTCGGGAAATTATCGAATTGACTGGAAATCAATATGGAGGAGAAGCTTTCTCAAGATTCTTAAAAAAGAACTAGGATAATATAGATATATTAGAAAAAAAATCCGTTCCAGAAATAACCTTTCATTTGAGGGGTTATTTTTATTTCACCTTCTCATTTGACATTCTTTTTGAAACGTGACAATATTTGACCATGAACAACCAATCAGATAGAATTATGAAGTATATTATAGCAATTGAGAGACAGATTGAATCAAACGATCTATTAAACATTTGGTTTTCTAATTTGGAAGAAAATCAAGATAAAAAAATAAAGCCAAATAATTTAATAATCACAATCAATAATTTTTGGCAATATTTTCAGAGAATGGATATCAGAAGTTTTAAGGCTGATTTTATAGATTCTTATATCCGATTTGATAGGGAAGTTTCTAAGATTGTCTATCGGTTAGAATATGGAGATATTGATTTAATTAAGGAAATAAATGATGATCGAATTTTAAATAAACTCATTGAAAATCAGATGACAAAATTCCTAAACGGAGAAGGAAAATATTTGACGATTGTGGCAAATTGGGGAGTTTCTAGTTTTCAAGAAAATAAAAAAATGAAATGAAAATCAAATCTGTACTTATCTTTATCTTTCAATTATTTTTAGCCAAACTAATGGAGATGATTAGCATAACAAGAAAGAATAAAATAGACTCAATATAGGTATATTAAAATAAATTATCATAAACTTTATGATTTAACCAGAAAGCGGCCTTTCCGAATGGGAGGCCGATTTTTTGTTTTAATTGATTGACAAAATATAAAATCCTGATAATATCAAACCGTGAACAAACAACCAAATAAAATTATGAAAACAAGCGAAAAAATACTAAAATTCTGCGAAGATCACAAACTGACCGAAGATCAGTTCTTTGGGAGGGAAATGGTAAAATGGGGCCTTAACCTCAGCAATGTAACCGAAGTTCCAGAAGGATTTAATCCCATTGTTGGACGGGATCTTTATCTTGGTAATGTAACCGAAATCCCAGAAGGTTTCTGCCCTACCGTCGGATGGAGTCTTTTTCTCAATAATGCCACCAAAGTTCCAGAAGGTTTTAATCCTACTGTTGGGGGGTGTCTTTGGCTTAATAGTCTACCCAAAATTCCAGAGGGATTCAACCCTACTGTCGGAAGGAGTCTTTTCCTCAATAGTCTAACCGAAATTCCAGAAGGATTCAATCCCACCGTTGGAGGGTCTCTTTATCTGAATAGTCTAACCGAAATTCCAAAAGGATTCGATCCCATTGTCGGAGGGAGCATTTTTTTCAAAAACAAGACAATTTCCGAAACTAAAAAACCAGATCCCATCCTAACTTGGAAAGATGGAAAATATTGCCTGATTGACAGAATATTCGCAGAAGTCATCAATCGAAAAATTAAAGACAATATTGAGATTTTTAAACTAAAAAAGATTTGCAGTGAGGAATATTTCTTCTCAGTAGTAAAAGGAAATCTGGCTGCTCATGGGAAAGGTTTGAAAGGGGCCTTGCTCGATCTCAGGTTTAAGGAAGAGAACCGAGACGTTTCTTCGTATGAATCTTTAACCTTAGATTCGGAATTATCATTCGAAGATATTGTCATCTGTTACAGAGTTATAACAGGAGCTTGCCAATTCGGAGTTGACAAGTTTATAGAAGAAAATTTGGAAAATCCTAAAGAAAAATACAAGATTCGGGAGATTGTCAAATTAACTGAGGATCAATACGGCGGAGAAGTTTTTTTAAAGTTTTTCCAAGAGAATTAAGATAATATACCTATATTAAAATAAATCGTCCTAAACTTTACGATTCAACCAGAAAGCGGCCTTTCCAAATGGGAGGCCGATTTTTTATATTGACATTCTTTTTCGAGTGTGTCATTGTAAAAGAGCAATAAACAAACCATTAAATAAAATCAAAAAAAGTAAAAATTATGAAAAAAGAAACTATTATATTGCCAAACGGAAATCTAGCTCGAATTGAATGGATCACAAGGGTAAGAGCGTTAGAAGGATTCAAAGGAGGGGAAAAGAACATCTCGGATCGTGTTGTGATTGAATTTAAACAGGGAGTGAACGAGGTTATCAATTATGATAATTTTGAAGATGCCGAAAATGATCGGGATTCTATTATTGAACAAATAATCGACTAGTGGACGATTTACAAATTCAAAAGCATACGTTGGGACAAAATTGACTAAATAACCTTAAAAATAAAAAAAATGAAAATATTTAATAGAACTACCAAAAAAATAGAGGAACTGTCATATATCGTCAATAGTCAAGATATGGCTTCAGAAATGATGTTGAGGTCAGACCAGATAAAATATAATCGAGATGAGGATCAATACGAAGCCAATGACGAAGAAATAAGGTGGTGGGAAAAATGGCTGGAAGAACAGTCATTGGCTGATGATATGGAAGACGATGTGAAAACTCTAGTGAGAGATGAAAAATTCCAGAATTCAGAATGGATTTCCCACAGGATAGAAGAGTTGAAAATGGAGGCTGGGTGGTGCGACTTTGAGGATATCCCGAGAGAGACTCAGAAATTACTGAAGGAATTATACAAGGATATTCAGGAATGGTCAAATAAAATGGGATACAAACCGGTTGAGGGATACTGGAGGTTGGAGCCTGAGCCAGATAGCTTGACGTGAGCTAGCCTGCCACGAACTAAGGGGAGTCCTTTCTGAAATTTTAGATTGATAATTCCCGAGATAATATAGTTATATTGAAAAATAACTCTTTCGAGCCATTCCTTTTAAGGGGGGTGGTTTTTTTTGTTTTATTTCGTTTGACAAAAATTTTGATCCATGTTAATCTAATATAGAACAGAAACCAAATAAATTCAAAAAAATAATATGTTTACTACCGAACAGAAGAAATTGATTATCGAATTACAAACAAGCAAAAAATATAAAGGAGGATTGATTGGAAACAATGATTCGGAGGAGAATTTGCATCGTTGTTGCTTGGGAGTTTATGCCCATTGTTGTGGATACAAGAAGACTATAGAGAATCTTTTTCCAAAAATAAAATTTGAATTTTCAAGAGATATCGCTTTTTTTAAGGATTATAGTCAATGGAATCTTTATTCAGAAAATGGCAAATTTTGCGATTTTTATATTTATTTAAGAGATGGGAGCGTAAAAATTTCTACTTTGGCTGCACTAAATGATTCAAATATCAAGGATTTCGACCACAAGTTTATTTCAAAATTTCTCTTCACGATGCCTGAGAGAGTTTTTAGAAACTTTAACGAAGGTCATTTGAGTGAATTGGATTATGAATTTGGGGAATTCTTTTTGAAAGTCGAAAAATTGGCAGAAGAAAAGAATTATATTAGAATTACGGAGGGATGGAAAAAGGAATTGAGTTAAGGAATATATCTATATTAAAGAATGACTCCTCGTTTCTCTTAAGCCGTCCATTAGAAAACATCTGAGATTCTTTATAGAGTCTTGGGTGTTTTTTTGTTCTATTTCATTTGACAAAATATAAAATCCTGATAATATCAAACCGTGAACAAACAACCAAATAAAATTATGAAAACAAACGAAGAAATACTAAAATTCTGCAGGGACCATAAACTGACCGAAGATCAGTTCTTCGGGAGGGAAATGATAAAAGGGGGCCTTAACCTTGAAAATTTAATCAAAATCCCAGAAGGTTTCTGCCCTACTGTTGGAGAAAATCTTTATCTTGACAATGTAGTAGAAATTCCAGAAGGATTCACACCCATTGTTGGAATAAATCTTTATCTGAATAACTTGAACAAAATCCCAGAAGGATTCAGTCCTACCGTTGGATGGAGTCTTTATCTTAATAATGTAACCAAAATTCCCGAAGGATTCAATCCAACCGTTGGAGGGAATCTTTACCTCAATAATGTAACTGAAATTCCAGAAAATTTCAACCCCACTGTCGGATGGAGTCTTTTCCTCAATAATGTAACCGAAATTCCAGAAAATTTCAACCCTACTGTCGGCAGGGATCTTCATCTCAATAGTTTAACCAAAATTCCAGAGGGATTCAATCCTACCACCGGATGGAGTCTTTTCCTCAATAATGTAACGAAAGTTCCAGAAAGATTCGATCCCATTGTCGGAGGGATCATTTTTCTCAAGAACGAAATTATTCGCGAAAATAAAAAACCAGATCCTATCCTAACTTGGCAAAACGGAAAATATTGTTCGATTGACAGAATATTCGCAGAAGTTGTTAGCCGAAAAATTAAAGACAATATTGAGATTCTCAAACTAAAAAAGATTTACAGTGAGGAATATTTCTTCGCAGTAGTCAAGGGAAATCTCTCGGCTCACGGGAAAAATCTGAAGAGTTGTCTCCTTGATCTCAGGTTCAAAGAAGAGGAAAGAGACGTTTCTTCGTATGAATCTTTGACTTTAGATTCGGAATTATCATTCGAAGATATGGTCATCTGTTACAGAGTCATAACGGGAGCATGCCAATTCGGAGTTGACAAGTTTATAGAAAAAAATCTAGGAACTCCTAAAGAAAAATATAAGATTCGGGAAGTCATTGAGTTGACTGGAGGTCAATATGGTGGAAATGTATTTTCAAAGTTTTTCCAAGAATCCTGAAGAATATAGATATATTAAAAGAAATCTTCATAACCTTGAGAATTATCTTTAGAGCAGATTTCCGAAAGGGGATCTGTTTTTTTATTTGACATCGTTTTCAAGGTATGATAAAATAATTATTAACAATCAATTACAAATAAATATTATGAAACTAACTATACTTGGAGTGAACTACAACGTAATTTTTGTAAATCATAGATTTTATGGATCTGATTTACAAGGATACATAAACAGATCGAACGAAATAAATATTGAGAAGCTGGAGAATTTATTGGACTCTATCAAGAATATTTCTTCAATGGCTGCACTAGGATTGAGAGTTAATGTATCTCAACCGCTCGAAAATAACCCCTTCTTTAAAGGGAAAAGAGTTTTTTCGCCACCAGATATTAATATCACATTCGCAGAACCAAATAAAGGAGAAAAGGTTTATATTTTGGACAGATTTACAGAAGACAATAATGAATTCTGCCGCATGACAAATAAAGATAAGGATTTTATCTCAGAAAAAGTCTTGGCGGATTTAAAAAATCAGAATTTAGATTTTGTTTCTATAATCCAAGAGTTAAAAATGGATATGCTGCTTTCAATTAGGGAATCTCTTCTTAATTATCTTGAAAAAGAAGAAAGAAGGGTGGGTGAGCTACCCTGCCATGAATGGCAAGGCTTCTTCTTTCAACGACTGAGTATTCTCAATCTCCAGAAGCGTAGATTCGGGAAGCTCCTTCCCTATTGAACTTTTACTATCATTCTCGGCAAATGCCAAATTCTTGATATTAATTGCAGCATTCAAGTCTCTGTCATGGACAAATCCGCAATTTTTACAAGTCCAAATTCTATCTCTCAATTTGAGATCATTATTGAGAGAAGAGCATTTATTGCATTTTTTAGAACTTGGTTCGTACTGGCCTATTAGTATCAAAGATTTTCCTTTATCGTCAAGTTTATATTTCAACAATGTTTGAAACAAATACCATCCACAATCCATTATATTTCTGGATAGATATTTATTTTTAATCATTTGTTGAATATTTAACTTTTCCATTGAAACTGAAGTATAAGTTTGGTTTTCACTTATACTGCAAGACAGTTTATGGAGAAAATCTAATCTTGTGTTTGAAACTTTCTCATGTGTTCTCGCAACCTTAATTCGTTGCTTGTTTCGATTATTCGATCCTTTTTTCTTGCGAGAAAGTTTTCTTTGTTGTCTTCTTAATGATTTTAGTTTCCATTTTAAATGTTTTGGATTTTTGATTTTAGTCCCGTCAGAAAATGTTGCAAAATCTTTAATTCCCAAATCAATTCCGAGATTCGTATCAAATTCTGGCTTTATCTCTTTTTGTTTTTTGAGATTTGTTTCAACCAAGATGCTAACATAGTATTTGCCAGATTTGGTTTTTGAAATTGTACAAGTTTTAATATTTCCAGAGAATTCTCTGTGGAAAACACATTTTATTCCATTTTTAAACTTTGGACAAAAGAATCTTCCATTTTCAAAATCTACCTTACAATTTTGAGGAGACGAAAAAGATTGTTTATGATGCTTGGATTTGAAAGTGGGATATTTTGTTTTCTTTTTAAAGAAATTAGTAAAAGCAACATCCAGATTTCTTAAAGAAGATTGAATAGACTGAGAATTGACTTCTTTCAACCAATTCAATTCTTTTTTCCATTCAGTTGCCATTTTAGAAATCTGAAACATATTAACGGACTTTTTTGAATCTTTATATGATTCAGATCTAATGTCAAGCCCTCTGTTATAGATATATCTACAGACACCGAAATGCTTCGCTAAAAGCGTTTCTTGATCTAGATTCGGATATAGTCTATATTTATATGCTTTCACTCTACTTATTAATACACTATTTTTTATAGAAAAGTATTGATTTCTTTAAATTTTCATCTGGACTCTCTGTATCCCCAGACATTAATGTCGGGGTTTTAGAGAGTCATTTTTCTATAAACAAATACGACACAATGACACTCGATGAAGAAAACAACTCTTTTGAAAGGATTTTAAAAGGGACTCATATTTCGGAAATTTTACAAATAGATGGAGTTTCGGAGTTGGTGAAAGAATATTTTAACAATGAAATATTAGAGAACTGGTTTAATGAATTGTCGGAATTTGATAAAATTAAGAAAGCAGTAGGAGTATTGAATAAAAATATACCAAATATTAACACAGAAGCATCTGGGGAAATATTGGAGGCAATTCGGGAAGTATTTGAGGATTTCAGAATAGAAATAACCGGATGGAATCTTTTGAGTTTAAGCGTGTCAAATAGAGATATATATGACATGTGCAAATATTGTTTTTACTGTTCTACTGATGGGGAATTCTCTGTAGCGTATAGTTACTTGTTGAAGAAATTTATTGTTTGCAGAGAGCCGTTTGCTGAATTGTAGTATTAATATACCTATATTAAAAGAAATCGTTATAGACTTTACGATTTAGCCATGAGGCGGCTTTTCCAAAAGGGAAAGTCGTTTTTTTTCTTTACTTTTTAGAGAGATTGTGTTAATATAAATGAGAGGGGAAAACAACGAATTAAAATAAAATTATGCCACAGATCACAGTAAATAAACCACAAGACAGACAATTTAAAAGAGGGGATTTGTTCGAGAACAAAATGGGGCAAGTATTTATGCTTTGTCAAGTAAAAATTGGATTATATTCCTTAATTCATCTTGCAACCGGAAACAGAGTTTCAGAGCATTTTGGATTAGAGGGAGAATTGAAAGAATATTTAGAAGCTTTTGCGGTGAAAATACTCCCAGAAGGATCGGAGATTGAATTGAAAAATTGAATTAGCAATATACCTATATTAAAAGAAATTGTCATAGACTTTACGATTTGACCAGAAGCGGTTTTCCGAGAGGAAGACTGCTTTTTTTTGTTGACGAATATTCTGGATTGTGATACCATGAAGATGGTAAAACTAACTATCAGCCATAAAAATAATATGAAAAAGACTTTTAAAATCTCAGAAGCAATAAAAATAATCTCAGAAGCAATTGTTCTCAAATATCTGGAATCAAAGGAATTTCACGATGATTCTGCAACTATCAGAGCCGAAGTTAACGATTTATTGGATCTTTATGAAAAAGACGGATTCAAGGTTAATCATGGGTACGATCAAGGAAGATGCGTCAGGATCGTCAAGAACAGAGTGAGGGAAAGAATCAAGGCCCTTGAGTTTTGCGATGAAGTCAGAGGTGGATCAAGATGGGAACAATAGGGACTGCTACAAGGAATATAGGTATATTAGAAAAATAAATTTCAAATTTACAAAATTATGGATTTAATATTTTACAAATTATCGTCAGCAAAATTAGGATGTTGGTCACATTTAAATGGCTCTGGAGGTCTTCCAGCTTCGGAAATAGTATCAAAATTTAAAGAGAAATTCGGACTAAAAACAGAATTAAAAATAAACACCGAGGATGAATATTCCAAAACTTTTGAGTTTGGACCAAGCGATGATCAATCTCTTTTTAAAGTTTTCCGCTATACTGCTGAGGATCAAGATAGAATTGTGGAACTGGAAAGACAGATTGGAAAAGAAGTTTTTATCACAGAGTATATTGATTTTTGCTTGACAGGAGAAAAGCCAAACTAAAGAAATTGTCTCAGAGCTTCACGATTTGACCATGAAGCTGGCTTTTCCGAATGGGAATCGGTTCAAGGAATATACCTATATTAAAGAATGACTCTCAGTTTCTCTTAAGCCGTCCAAATAAGGATGGTTTTTTTTATTGACATTATCTTTTTTTCATGTTAATATAATATCGGAAACAATAATTCAAAATCAATAAAAAATATAAATTGAGCTATCAAGAAAAGTTGAATCAATTGAAACTTTTAAAGAAATCAGAATAAAATTCTTTGTAATAGAATTATGAAAACAAGCGAAAAAATACTTGAATTTTGCAGGGACCACGAACTAACGGAAGATCAATTTTTCGGGAGAGAGATGGTGAATGGAGATCTTAATCTTGAAAGTTTGACCGAAGTTCCAGAAGGATTTAGTCCTAAAGTCGGAGGAAGTCTTTACCTCAGTAGTTTAACTGAAATCCCAGAAGGATTCAAGCCCATAATTGGGAAGAGCCTCTTTCTTAGAAGTGTAACCAAAATTCCCGAAGGATTTAATCCCATTGTTGGACGGGATCTTTATCTTGGTAATGTAACCGAAATCCCAGAAGGTTTCTGCCCCACTGTCGGATGGAGTCTTTATCTGAATAGTTTAACCAAAATTCCAGAGGGATTCAATCCTACCACCGGATGGAGTCTTTTCCTCAATAATGTAACGAAAGTTCCAGAAAGATTCAATCCCATTGTCGGAGGGAGTATTTATCTCAAGAACGAAATTATTCGCGAAAACAAAAAACCAGATCCTATCCTAACTTGGCAAAACGGAAAATATTGTTCGATTGACGGAATATTTGGGGAAATCGTCAGTCGAAAAATTAAAGATAATATCGAGATTTTCAAACTAAAAAAGATTTGTCGTGAGCAATATTTCTTCGCAGTAGTGAAAGAGAATCTGGCTGCTCATGGGAAAAATCTAAAAAGTTGTCTCCTCGATCTCAGGTTTAAGGAAGCGGAAAGAGACGTTTCTTCGTATGAATCTTTGACTTTAGATTCGGAATTATCGTTTGAAGATATGGTCATCTGTTACAGGGTGATTACGGGAGCCTGTCAATTCGGAGTTGACAAGTTTATAGAAGGAAATTTGAAAAATCCTAAAGAAAAATACAAGATTCGGGAAATTATAGAATTGACTGAGAATCAATACGGTGGAAATGTATTTTCAAAGTTTTTCCAAGAATCCTGAAGAATATAGATATATTAAAAGAAATCTTCATAACCTTGAGAATTATCTTTAGAGCAGATTTCCGAAAGGGGATCTGTTTTTTTATTTAACATTCTTTTCAATTTATGAGAAGATATAAGAGTAGAATATCAGTTGAAGGTGAATATGAAATCAAATCAAATAAAATTATGCCACAAGTTACAGTAAGAAAGTCGGGAGATGAGGACTTCGAGAGAGGGGGTCTATTCGAGAACGAAAATTGTCAAGTGTTTATGCTTTGCGAAGTGAAGGCAGGAATTTATTGCTTTATTTGTCTCGAATCAGGAACTAGACTGTTAGCGGATTTTACAACAAAAGTAGAATTGATAAAATATATGGAAGATTATTGTATCGAACCGCTTCCCAAAGGGTTTGCAGTTGAGTTGAAAAATTAAACAAACTGTCTATTTTTATACACACTGTATAAAAAGATACACAAGGGCAATTTTCCAAACAATTGGGATCTTGCTTCTTTTTTTGTGTTTGAAGATAAATAAAAAAGATTTAAATAAGAATATAATATTACAGAACAGTAGCACAAGTAAGGGAATTTGAAATTTTAGATTTAACGAGTTTTTAATACTCTTATGGTGTGGTGGTACTATTGTATAGGTGAAAACGAGCGAGAAGCGGTATTTTTCGCCAAACAGAGGCATTTTTAACCAGAGTGTGATTTCATCCAATATAGGTATATTAAACAAAATATTTCAACATGAGAAAAAAAACAGATTTTTTTTAATTGACAAAAGAGTAAAAATAGAATAGGATAAAAGAGGAACAGAACCCATAAAAAAAAATTACAACGTATGAATAATCTTAACAAGATATTGAAATTATCAAATAAAAAATCTGAGCTTTTACATAATGAAGAATTCTTTTTTGTTGACCTAAAATCTAAGGCACGTTTAAGGGGTAAAAAAGATGGAAAAGAGTCAGGAATTTTTCTGAGTAAATTCAAAGAAAATTCCTGTTTATGGGAGTCAGAATTCGATGGATTGGATAGGTTTTCAGAAGTGATGGTTTGTCCAGTGAGTACCTTAAAAAACATGGTGAATTTTTGCTCAAAAGACGAAACGAGATGGGTATTGGGGGGGATATTAATTCAAGATGAAAAGATGTGCGCCACAGATGGCAGTAGGATCTTAGTATCAAAAGAAGGTCCAGATAAAAGAGAATCCATATTGTTTCCTAGTGTTATCATGAAGGAAATATTGTCCCTAATAGATAAGAAAATTGAGGTTATTAATATCCTATATCACAGGGGAGAAAGGAAGACTAAGTTCTATATTAAGCTAGGGAATATTGAAATAATTGGAGAATGTATTTCAGGGGAATATCCTAATTATAGACTCCTATTCGACAGTAAAATAGACAGAAAAGTTGATCTAAAAATCACTGGAAAATTGTTGGAAAAGTATAAAGAAATCAATAAAATATATGGGAAAAAGTTTAAGAAATACTTCCATATAAACGAAAATATTCAAGAAATTAAAGTTGATGATAATGAGGGTAAACTTGTTTTCTCAGAGAAATTTTCAGACTTGATTGAAGTTGAAGAAGGTTGTTCTGTTAACACAAAATTAGACTTGGAATTACTCAAAGACTTTCTAACCATAGACTTTTATCGTTCATCTTATGAGAAAGAATATCCTTCAATTAGGTTTGAATCTGAAAACTATAAAGCGATACTAATGGGGATGAGAGGGTAAGAGAATTATGAAAGTAAAGTCTTTATTCATCTTTGTTTTTCATTTATTTATCGGCAAAATCATAGAGATTATGAAGCTGATAAAGAAGGGAAAGATCGAGTCAATATAGTTATATTAAAAGAAATTCCCTTAAACTTCAAGAAGGGACACATAAGGATACTTTCCCAAACAATTGGGATTGTGTCCTTTTTTAGTATCCAAAAATGAATAGGAAAGATCCAAATAAGGATATAACGATACTAGCTTATAATAAGGCGGAGAGGCCTTAAAACGTCGGTTTTAACGCACTTCTGGCATCTTCTGGTGTGGTTGTACTGGCCAATAGACAAAAACGCCTTAGAGGTGCCTTTCTGTTCCAAATAGGATTATTCTCAAAAAGAATTGTGTCCTGACCAATATACCTATATTAAAATCACCCGAAGCTTTCAGATTTATCTGCGAGGTGGTTTTTTTTAAAAAGATTTGACAACGAAATAGAAATATGATAAGATAAAAGAGGGAAAGAAACCATATTAAACATAGAGAAATATTATGATTACGATTAAAACTTTAGGAAGAGAATTTAAACTATTTGCAGATAAAGAAATCGACAGTCTTGCGACTTATGAGATTAAAGAGAATTGGATTACTTTTGATGGGAGTCTCGTCCAGTGGAAATTAGCGGAAACCCTCAATAAAATCAATGGATTTACCTTAAAAAATAGGTTAATATCTCTGAGAATAACAGAGAATGAAACGGAGCCAAATCCATTATTGACAAGGTTAAAAAGATCGTTTTTCACTCCTGAAATTTTACTTAGTTTTGATGAGAGTAGACAGGTCAAATATAAGTATATTGAGCAAAATTCTAGCCGGTACAAAAAGGGATTTTTAGAAATGACGGAGAAGGACAGGGAGAAATTTTTATCCATAGTCCATGAAGAAATAAAAGATACAGATTGGGAAGAAATAGAACAGAAAATCAAGGAATATTTGATGGAGAGATTGAAAGAAGTCCTGATGGAAACAAAAAGAGAGATGGAAACAAGGTTGAGTAATTTTGCCAAGGATTTAAAAGGGAGTATCGGATAGATTTGACCGGAAATCAACATCAGGGGCGATTCTTTTTCAAAGAATTTCCCCCGAACCCTTAAGGAATATACCTATATTAAAAAAACTCTCTTTTCTTAAAATTGCTTAAAATATGAAAATTCCTCTGGGGAAAAGTTTGTTTTTAAGCGATTTTAAGAAAAACTACTTGTTTTTATTGTAATATTTCTGGTTGTATTCTTTTTTCTTTCTCTTTTTCGCTTCTTCGGGACTATAAAACTTTTGAAAATCCTCATTTTCGAGTAGATTCGTCAAGGAATCTTTCAAATTTTTAATTTCTGACTCTGTTTCCCTTAGATTCTCGACTAATTTTTCAATTTCGTTTCTCATATTTTTCTTAATTTTTCTTAAAACTCAAACTTTCCTCTGGGGAAAAGTTTGTTTTTAAGCGATATTCAGTAATAACATCTTTCCACACTATTATACACAATCAAGGAAGATTCTTTTTCAAATAATTTCCACCGAACACACTGGGGAATATAGGTATATTAAATAACAACTGTTTCCTTTTTAAAAAGAATATCAGGATCTGAAGGAAGAGATTCTGGAAATGAACGAGATTGACCCAAATAAAATATGATTCTAAGAGAACACGACGGTTTTATAGAAAGATTTATTCTCTGATTCTTTATTTTTATTTTCTGATTGTTTTATTTTTAGTGTATTTATGAAAAAAAAGCAAAATTTTAAAACGATTTTCTGATCCTTGGAATCCTAGTTTTGCGCTCAATATTTCAAGGAATATACCTATATTAAAATCAGGGGAGACTCTTCTTTGAAGAGTTTCCCCCGAACCCCCTAGCTGGATGATTACCGATCCAATATACCTATATTAAAGAATTAGCCTCCTTCTCAGGAAAACCGCTTTTAGCGGACAAATCGTAAAACCTGCGACGATTTCAATCTTTTAATTGGGATTTCTTTTTTTTATTTTATTGTTGACAAATTCTGGAAGTATGATAAACTAATATTGGGAATCATTTAATAAAAACAAAAATATGAAACTAACAATATTCGGAGTAAATTATAATGTGATTCTTGTAAATCACTCGTTCCACGAAGCTGACTTACAAGGATACATAAACAGATCAAATCGGATTAGTATTGACAAACTTAATAATTTTCTAACATCTATTCGGAATATACCGTCAACTGCGACAATAGGGTTGAGAATTGTTTTGCCTAAAACAATCGACTATTCTCCTTTTTCCAAAGGGAAAAGAGTTTTTTCGCCTCCTAATATCAACATTACGTTTTTGGCCCCAAATCAAGGAGAAAAAGCCTATATTTTAGATAGGGTTTCAGAAGAAGAGGAAGTGTTCTTAAAAATGACAAATAAAGACAAGGATTTCATCTCAGAAAAAGTCTTGGCTGATTTGAAAAGTCAAAATCTAGACTTCATTTCTATAATAGAAGTTCTCAAAATGGATATACTTTTCTCAATCAGAGAATCTATTTCCAGCAATCTCAGAAAACAAGAAGAAGAAATAAATAACTATAAGGAAAGTATGGTTGAAGCAATAGAACTCTTACATAGTTCCTTTTAAGAGAAATTAAAATCAATTGTCGTTGCTTAATTGATTTAACCGCTGAAGCGGCTTCCCGAAAGGGGAGCTGCTTTTTTTTGTTGACTACTTGAAACGGTTCTGATAAAATAAAGGTGCGGGATAGTTTAACAATAACAAAATTAGCAAATATGATTCCAAATATTTTGACAATGACAGACACGGAACTGGAAAGATTGATCTTTAAAGGAAAAGATCCTTGGGAATTTGTGACAATTCCAGATTGGCTTAGTGTTCAACTCGTTCAAATGACTTGGGTAGAAAGATCCCTCAGAGATTGGGCTTGGCAGAATTTGTCAGAAAAATATGAGAATGACTGAGAATTCAATATACCTATATTAAAATCAGGGGAGATTCTTAGGAAAGAATTTCCCCCGAACCCCCTAGAAGGAATATAGGTATATTAAAATAAATTAACCCCAAAATAATTTTATTAAAGTGGCGAAATTCGCCAACTTTTAGCTAAAACGACTATTATGGAAGAAATATATTATAGATTCGGCCAAGGTGATAATTGGAAATTCTGGAAATCAGTAGACCAATTTAAAACCGATTACGAAATAAATTCAACACTACAGATGGAGCTGGGGATGGTCCTGAATGATAATCGGAAAGTGATTATCGAAACGACAAATAAAGAGAAGGTAGATTACAAAGGAATTTATTCCACAAGGTTCAGTTGTGGGATTCTTGAAATTAGAAGGATTGATTCGGTTGATCGGTCTAGAATAAAAGCCGCCGAAGAAGATTCGGGATCTGTCGATATGGACGAATATATCAACAATTGGTAAATTTAACCACTATCAGGGGAGACTCTTCTCCGAAGAGTTTCCCCCGAACCCCCTAGTCAAATCCAATATACCTATATTAAAATCAATTGTCGTTGCTTAACGAATTTCTCTTTCAGAGAACTCGCTTTTAGCGGACAAATCGTAAAGCTTTGCGACGATTTCAATATAGGTATATTAAAACACACTAAAGGGAATCTCAGAAATGAGGTTCCCTTTTTTATTTTTTTTTATTTTGTTGACAAATAAATAAAATCATGATAAAGTATTTTTGTGAACAAAATATCAGATAAAATATTTATAAGTCTCTCCTTTGCCTTTATCGTCTTGGTTTTTCTCACCTTAACAGGGAGCGAAACAATCTTAAAACTTTGGGGATTCATTTTCGGCATATTTGAATAGTGGTAAATTTCGCCACCATTTGACCAAATATACCTATATTAAAAAACAAATATTAAAACATTATGAGATCAGTAAAAGTAACCTTGGAAGACGGTAGTAGTTTTGAAACAAATATCAACGGAACCGATGAACAAATCAAGGAATATTATATGGGGAAAACACTAAACTTTGGAATTGAGGATGATATTCTCAAAAAAGTGGTTGGAGTAGAAGTCTATTCTGATTAAAAATCAAGGGAGATTCTTAGAAAAGAATTTTCCCTGAACACCCTATGGGAATATAGGTATATTAAAAGAAATCACAAACTTTAAGATTTGACCAGATTTATGATCAAACTTCCTAAAATGCCAGAAATAAACATCGACAATATTTCAAGATATTTCGAGGACTTAAAAGTTTATAGATATAAGATTATTGAGATAGCAAGAAATAATTCAAAGAAAGGATGTTTGTCAGTAAGAACCAGTGATGCTAAATACAAGTTATTATCTAAGGATATTTTGTCAAATAATTGGCGATTGACATATTACGACAAAAATGGGTGGCCTATAAGCCATGAAACAAATTCAAACTGGGATGAACTAGCTTATGATATTTTGATTGGAAGCGTAGAATTTACAAGTATTCCAATACCACAAGCTTCAATGGACAATAAGGAAACAATCATTCAAAGGGTGAGAAATGGAGTGAATATGGAATTCGATATTGTTGAATTGATTGTATTTCATCGGACATTTCCCCGCCAATATTTATGATGGAGAGGAACCCAATATAGGTATATTAAAAAACACTAGGGGAATCTCAGAAATGAGGTTCCCTTTTTCTTGTTTTGTTTCGTTTATTTTTATTGACTTTATTTCCCGATAGTGTTAAACTAAAGTTGCACAGTATAATAATCAGAACACTTAAAACAAGTATTAATATGAAACAAGTTATCATCGTTTTCACCCGTCACGAATTGTCACAAACTCAAATCAATGAAGCTTGGAAGATTGCAGCAGAAAAAAGATGTACAAGCTTGGCCGACGAAAAGGATTGCCAAGTTATCTATCTGAAGGATTTGGCGTCAATAAACATCGAAACTGACGAACAACTAGAAGACGTCGCAAACAAGATTAAAAATGAGGTATGGAAGAACATAAACACAGAGCCCTTCAAGAGAAGCGTGGTTCTTGGCTTGTTCGGAGTGTTTCCGGCAATGTTGTTGGAAAGACTAGCGGAAGAAGAAATATTCCACTACACTGATTTATTTTCGGCTTGGAACGTAGCAAGAACACCTGAAGGAGGAAAGCCGACATTCGAGTTCAAGCGATGGTGTAGACTTCCTATAAAATGACTCTGCATTTTATTTGAGTAATTTTCGAGCCGTCCCTTTTTAGGACGGTTTTCAGGGGAGACTCTTCTTTGAAGAGTTTCCCCCGAACCCCCTAGCTGGATGATTCCCGATCCAATATAGTTATATTAAAGAACTAAACTCCTTCTCAGGAAAACCGCTTTTAGCGGACAAATCGTAAAGCTTTGCGACGATTTCAATATACCTATATTAAAGTAGAAACCTCCTTCTCAAAGAAGCCGCTTTTAGCGGACAAATCGTAAAGTTTACGACGATTTCAATATAGGTATATTAGAAAATGAATCTGTATTCTATTTGAGTAATTTCCAAGCCATCCTTTTCAGGATGGTTTTTTCTGTTTTGTTTTAATTGACTAGTTCATCTTGTTATGATATACTGACTTTGAGAAAACTAACATTTAAAAATAAATTCATTATGAAATCAGACAACATCATCTTCATTAAAGGAAACAGAGAGTTTGAATATAGTTTCAAGGTTGAAGAGAAAAAGGTTTTACTGAAAAGGACTGTAAGGGACACAAATAATGGGGAAAATAAAGACTATTGGGAAATGGAGATTCCCTGTGACTTAAGATCAAGATCAGTTCATTCTTTCGTTCAGAGCCAAGCAAAACGCGCTTTGAATAATGTGATTCGGATTCTTTCTGACTCTCAGAAAGTCTTTGTGAATAACTGGTTAGATAAAATGATAGGATCTCTTTGAGGTGTAGAAATTTATACAGTATGTAGCTTTTTATACATACTGTATGAAAATCGACAGTCATAAAATTCTGAATAATAGGAAAGGAATATAGGTATATTAAAGAAAATCGTCGCGAACTTTATGATTGATTAGAAAATATAAAAGGAATCTCTTGATTGGGATTTCCCTTTTTCTTGTTTTTTATTTTATTTGACAAATCCTTGAAATTGTGCTAAATTATTGAGGCGTAGTAATTTTCAAATTTACAAAATTTTATGACACAAGAAGTCTCAAAACTAGAATTGGCTCTAAAATATCTCAACGAGAACAAAGGAGAAAGAATAACACAGAGTAATTCTTTTCACCCTTCTCACGTAGCTTGCAAAATGCTACAGGAAGCGAACGAAATATTCGAGTTAGATTATTATGGAGTCGAAGGTTGGAGCCTAGATTCTGGAAAAAAGGGAGTCAATTACCTAAACTCTGGAGATCCTTACGTTCCAACAATATTCGCGCTAGCCGATTTTGAGTCAATTGAATTTAAGATTGACGCAATGGAGAATGTCTTGGATTCGGATTGGGGCGTTTCCTAGAGTCAAGGAAGACTCTTCCTTGAAGAGTTTTCCCCGAACCCACTAGCTGGATGATTCCCGATCCAATATAGTTATATTAAAGAACTAAACTCCTTCTCAGGAAAACCGCTTTTAGCGGACAAATCGTAAAGCTTTGCGACGATTTCAATATACCTATATTAAAAAAGCAAACTCCTTCTTAGAAAAGCCAGCCGTAAAGTTTACGACGATTTCAATATAGGTATATTAAAATAAAAGCGCCGTTTTTTGAGAATTTCCGAAATAAATATGTAGGTAAAATGGGATTTCAAAAGTCCAAAATATTAACAGGATTTGGCCAAATAAATACGCGGGAGAAAAGATGTGATCTTGGGATTTTTGACATAGACTGGGTGATCTTTTTGAGAACGAGTCTCATTATCATTAAAAGAAGGTCGTTTCCCTGTAACTCGTTGAATTGGAAGACTTGTGAAAATTATCTCTGGAATCTAGCTTGTTTTAATATAACTAGGTTGAACGAGCTTTTGTAACTCGTTGGAAATGAACGATTTACAACTAAAAGAAAATTATTTTCAACTTTTTATTGACAATAGTTGTGAATATTTTAAATTGGTGTCAGTAGATTTTAGGCGAATCTAAAATCGACCAACCAGTATCGTTATTACTGTTATATCAATAAAATCTCATGAATCACGGACGATCGAAAAACCCCAAGAAATTGACAGAGATTAGTGTACAAATTGGACGCAATCAAAGCGTTCAGCATTGTGCTGCTAATTTTATCCGAAAAACATTGCCATCATTGGCAGATAGAATCGTTGGTGAAAAACCAACGAGAGCGGAATTTTTATCCCTACTATGGGATGAAATAGAATCTCTAGTGTCAGACATACACGAATACATTGAAATGGAAGAAAAAGGGAATGTCAAACCATTGGAGAAACCGAAAAACACACGCAAAACATTATTCTAATCTATTAGAAAATCACAACCTAATATTATTGAAAAAATATGAAAAACATTATTAACAGAATCCAAGACGCTGAAACGAAGAAACTGATTTCGAAACAAAGCGAAAGAGTGAATAACGCTGTGAAATCTCTCATGATCTGGCATGAGTCTCAGTCTCGAAAATTCCCAGCTTTAATTGTAGGATCCAGTGGATCTTCAAAAAGTTTCATAACTTCATCTCTTTTCAAAGGGATTTTAGGAGAAAAGCAGGTTATTCACACAATTCCACCTTCTAAGGGTAGTTATTCAGACTTAATCGAATCCCAGATTTCCAGACCATTTGAAATGCTAATCATAGATGAAGCGCACAAATTTCATTTTGATGTCGAAACTATTCAACCCCATTCCATAGGTTTGACAATCGGTGAAACTTTTGTGCGCTATGATCAGTTAATTTTCATTTCTCATGCCGGTCTCGGAAAAAATACGAGCGAGGACGCTAGGCTGGAAACAATTGAGTTTGGAACGCCCGAACGGGATGAAATTATCTCGTTACTCGTTGAATATGAAGGTTTTTCAAGGGAAAAAGCGACTTGGGCTGCATGGCATAGCCCAAGGAATCTCCATGACGCAATCAAAATTGCGAAATATTACCAGACTGATATGCAACCAACTATCAATCCTTGTGGGTTGCAAAACTCTGATCTCAAAACATTAGAGTATTACAGAGATTCGGAAAAGTCTTGCTCCAATTCCATCGGATCATGCGCAGCCAAATTATCATTAGACAACGACGCAATTAAAAATTCTGAAAGGCGGTTGAAAGCGGAAGGATTATTGATTGTGGGTAAACAGTCAAAACGCAGCGCGACGGAAACAGGGCTGGATCTACTCTACACCATAGAGCAGAAATTAAAACCAGAACCAGAACCAGAACCAGAACCCAAGCCAAAACCAAAACCAAAGGCAAAGCCGGAAGCAAAAGCAAAAGCTAAGGCAAAGCCAGAACCAACGCCAACGCCAAAACCAAAGGCAAAGGCAAAGGCAAAATCAGAACCAAAAGCCAAGCCGAAAGCCAAGGTGATTCCAACCAGTTCAGTTTCAACGAGTTACGAAACATTTCGGAATTCTATTGAAATTCCAGAAAATCCACTGGACAAACTGGACTGATCTAGTCTAGTCCAGTCTAGTCTGGTTCCTCATGTCCCTAGTATCTCGTTTGATACTAGGGAATTTTTTATGTTCACATTTTCATTCAACTCTATTCAAATCGTTCCATATTCTCACTATAACACCGTTTTAATAAATATTCTCATTATTAGTTTGACAAGACCAAATAAATATGAACGAAAATGTTTCTAATATCCTCGCTACAATATTCTAAATAATACCGATACAATGTTCTTTTCACGTTTCTTTCGTTTCGTTCAAATAATACAAGTGTCTTTTAATACAATTGTCTTTTCTGTTCATCTTCTCATTGATAAACGAATATTATTCAAATAAAGACAAATAAGTTGTAAATAAAGACATTTGTCTTTAGGCCCGTCGTTTTCATTTTTTCACCATACTCTTTTCTTTTTCTTCCTTTTATCGTATCAACAACAAGACAATCTTATCAGCGTTATTGATACAACCGTCATAATACTAAGACAATGTTCGTGAGACTGAGTCTCAATCTCATTAGCTCGGTGTCGTCGCTGATCCAATACCCTGCGGAATAGTCGATATCATTGACATGGCCGAAAATCGCGCAGAATTGCCCCTAGGACGCCGTTTGACATGTCTCTGGTGTATTGGGATTAAAATGTAGCGAAACGAAGAAATTGATATAACTGGTTGATTATCAATTGGTTACAACTAAAATGAAATTATTTTAAAATTATTTTAAAAAACTGTTGACCTAATCCCAGAGTATGCTAGATTGATTGCAGGTTAGAGCGAGGATGGCGCGGGAATGGGGTTTCGCGCCATCTGGTTCTCTGGGGTCAGCTCTTTGACATTTTATATCGGATTTTATCCAGTGGAGTTGTGCGTCACAACTCCACTGGAATCAACAATATTGACGCGATTTGTTAGGAGTTTTTTAGATGAAGACCGAAGGAATTTTCCGAGTATCCTTATGGGATGCTTGGAATTCTGGTATGCCAGTTGGAGACTGGCATATCAGAAACGCTCATGGTCAAAAAATCTGCCATTCAATAGAATGGCAGGATCATGAGCAAAAAATTTCCGTTAAGGAGAGATTATCTCTCCTTAACGGAGATTCGTTCATTTCCGGTAGCTCTGCTACCGGAAAGACTGGCTTTGAAGGCAAAGTCCTTCAAAGAGCCGGAAACCATTTATTGGTTTCCGGAAAAGCGTGGTTTGCGAGCCACGCTTGCGGAGTGGACAGTGACAGTGTATGGGTTGATACCCACACTTTCTCCATGTCATTCCGTCCAAACTGCCAATATGTTGGCAGTTTGGATGGAAAGAAATTTCTGCCACTCGTAAGAGCGGTGGCAGAAATGCGAGCGGAAGAACTGGCAACCCGAATTGACGACTATAAAAAGTCGTCATGGTTGAAGCCAGAGGTTTTGGCCTTCATGGAGCGCAGACTGCGCTCCATGGAAAAAATCACTGAACTCCATACCTTTGGGAATGGAGTTCGGGGAAAAGGACTGGTCACGATACCAGTCTAACATCAGCAAAATAGAACACAAAGAGCATGGCTTTCGGCCATGCTCTTCTTTTTACCCTTTCTTCACTACAATTGTATCAATAACATTGCTACAAGTGTAGCAATACCAATACAATAAAAGCGCCGTTTTTCACGCATTTTGCAAATACGACAATTGTAGCGAGATCCACCATAGTTTCTGAAAAATAAGACAAATGTAGTGGACGGCTGGGCGGGGGTGGGTTATACCCAAACGTACTAAAGCTCAAAAATCTTTAAGTACTAAAGCACAAAAATCTTTAAGAATATTACTCAAATCTTTAAGAATATTAGTCAACGTACTAAGCTCAAAAACCTTTGAAGGTGGTTATACCCTAATGTTCTTTTTCCTTATATCTCTCTCTAGCGTACGATTCATCAAAGGATGAACGAGCGGGGGGCATGGGGGGATACGAACAAAGTGAGTACCCCCCCCATTTATGAATGGAAAAACCTTTTTGACTATTTTTGATAATCAAAAAGGAAAAATATGGGAAAAATATTTTTGTGGAAAACTCTTTGAAGATAGAGGGATATGTATTTCTTAATATAGGTATATTGAAATCGTCAGAATCATCAGACTAGGGGGTTCGGGGGAAACTCTTCTAAGAAGAGTCTCCCCTGATCTCCCCTGATTAAGACTTCCGTTGTTTTTCTCTGGATTCCATCTTTATCCCTAATGTCCTTTTTGCTTTGACATTCCCAAACCGTCTCAAAACCTTTGGGGATATTCGATGAATATTCGGAAACGAATATCTGACAAGATTTTTGTCGGGACATATTTTTGACCCATTCATAAAACAGGTCGTGGTCAAAAGATCCCGCTTCTTTCGGAGAATATCGGGTTGAATTCCGGTAGGGAATATCGCAATAAACTACGGAATTTTCGGGAATCTCTACGTCGGAATAATCGAGGTTGAATAAAGTGATATTTTTCCCCCTTAATTTGTCTATCTTTTTTACAATAGAATTAGAACCATTTTTCGCATAATTTCTTCCAGTATTGTCTCGACAATATCCTCCCCACCATTTGCCCGAAAACGAACAGGCAAACCCAACGAACCCAACAAGAGCCGGATCATAAAGATCTGGGTTTTGTTTAATTTGCCGATATTCTTCTTCGGAAACGAAAGAGGGGGGAGTCCATCCTTTCAAACATTTCTCCCACATTTTTATGAGATACCGATGCTTATCATTCAGAATTATATTTTTCGACTTTATATTTGTCGCGATGTTTAAAGATCCGCAGAATAAATCGACAAAAGTATCATTTTCTGACATTTTTGAATTCAAAAACTCCGACAACGGTTTACTTATTCTAAATTTTCCTCCAAGGTAGTGCATAATATCTTATCTTTCTTTTAATATAGCTATATTCGTTCCCATTAGGGGGTTCGGGGGAAACTCTTCAAAGAAGAGTCTCCCCTGATTTTAAATTTGTCAAACTCTTTTTTAGAGGAAAATAGGAATACGATTTGAGCAAGGTCGTTTCGGTCCGTCGCCAATGCCGATAGATTTCCTTCAGAATAGCTAACCGACAACCCGCCGAAAAGATATTCATTGTTGAGCCAGTTTTTGTTTTTAAAATTCTTCGGATTGGATAAAAAATCCAAGACCTTGAAAAATTCCGAAGATCCTTTGATTCTGAATTCAATTAAGGACGATTCATTAGGATCTTGAATTGTCAAGCGGATCGAATCGTCAGTATTTAAAATTTTAAATATTTTGAAGGAAGAAAGTTTCATCTCTAACAACGACCTACAGATTCTTTGGAGAGATTCAGCGCTTATTTGAGAGTTACTCATATTTTTCTTTTTAAATTCATATCCACCACCAAATATATTGCCCAAATTCAGCTTCTATCAATTCGCCATGAATATTAGGATCGTATCGGACTTTGTTTACCATCCCAAGTTCCGATGCAATTTCCATGATCTCCTCACGAACTTCTGGATTCATATTTGCAAATAGTTTCCAAACTTTTTCACCGAATTGAGCCATCTTTGCAATTTGTAGCTCATCGGGTGATATTCCGATAGGTTCGCAGTGGTTTTCGTTAGCAGACTGCTCTATTTTAGAATCCCTTTTTAAATTATCACTTAGCATATCGTGTCCTTTGTATTTTAGTTTAGTTGCACGTTTTCAAAAGAAAGTCCCGTCATTCATGTCGGGGTAACTGATGTCAAATTTTAAAACCCAAGCAATTTCAATGCTTCATTAAATTTTTCGATTTCCTCGTTTATTTTTATATGAGCTTCATTTTCGCAAAACTCAATACATTCTTCTAAAGTATCGAATTCGTTATGGGTACAGGTTTCAACATATTTTCCTTTTCTATATTGAATTGGACTGCAAAATTGTCGAAGTATATCACTATTAAAAGAGTATTCAATAGTTTCTTCATAATTCCCATGTTCATTCATAGGATCTATGGTTATTTTTCTAGATTTCCAGTTAGGATTCTTCATAATTTTGTCAATACTCGCAATCGACTTTAAATTCATGGTTGCATTCAGGGCAGACAACTTCAGTGTCTATGCTGTTTTTAGTTCTGCTTTCTCCAGTTTTCATGCTTTGACCTTCCCAAAAGTCTGGATAATCCAAAAGATTAACCCATTCTTTACATTTAGGACATTCGCAGTTTAGCTCAATAATCCATGTGGCTGTTACTTTACTCATTCTTTTATCTCCTTATCATCTTTTAAATCGTGGTAGTTGAAATGATTCTCCAATAATTATCCACCCATCGCTCCTGTTTGCGATTCCAATTCTTTCGTATTTTTCCCTACAATCTTTCGCATTATGGACCACCACCCCTTCTTTATCCAAAGGGCGACAAAAACAATCTAATTGAGCATTATGGATTTCTCCATCACCGATAGGAATAACATGATTTCTTTTGCCGACCTTCAAGGGTTTAGATGCGGATTCGTTGCCAGACAAAATTTCAAATATCTTAACCAAAATTTCAGAATCAGGTCCGTCTCTATTAAATTCTTCTATTGATTTTTGGATCTTGTCAGAAAGAATAATAACAGCTCTAGCCATATTGACCTGCTCTTCGTGCTTCCACTTCCATTCGTGTTCTGAACAAGTGACAAACGCCGAGCTAATTAGTGCGTCTTTTATTATTTGGTTTTTGTTCATAATCTTTTTTTAATAGTACTCCATTTCCTTGATCTTTCTTTCAACAGCTTCGGCCTCAAACGATAGGCTGCTTTCACGATCTATGAGCTTCATAATGTTCATCGCAATAATTTTTGACCGTACATTATAAAGTCTAATGCTCTTTTTAGCGTCATTCCCTCTCTGTCAGCCTCTTTAAAACACTGGACAAAAACAGCAGCCTTGTTGTGGTCGTTGATAAAATTGTCCATGCCTGCTTCGGTCGCCCATTCCACAAACTGGCCTATTTTTAAATTGGTATCAAAATCCAAAATGTCTCGCCCGCAGCGTGTAAGTTTAGTCATTCGTATTTTATCTCCCACTGTGGATGCAGTAATCGCACTTGGTTATCACCTTCAAATTTAACCTTTAAATAGCCATGAACAGCGCCTACTATTTTTCCTCTAATTTCGTTTTCTTTACCCGAGTTCATAACAATTTTAGATCCCATTTTTGCTGGGACTTTGTAAGCTTTCCTTATGTAATGTAGCGTTGATTTCATAATCGTTTTGGATCAATTTTTTCAATTTCAACCACCCAATGAGTTGCGTTTTAGTTTAGTTATCATTTATCCTCCTCCTTCGTAGTTGTTACTGGTTCAAATTTATCACCTCTCCACACCAGCTTTCCTGTTTGTTGGTCGTAACACATGACGCCTCTGTCAATCAATTCCCTGCGCGTGTCAGATACAACTGATTCCAAAACATAGTTTTGGAAAACAAGAAGCGCTATAATAAGAGTCAGGCCACCTAAGCCGAATAAAATTAAAAAATTTTCTGTATTCATCCTTCAACCTCCTGCAATCAGTTTTTAATCTTTGAGTCCTACAAATAGGAGCCGACGATAGTTTCGCCGCCTACACTCATATCAAACCCACGTGAGTAGTAACCATTATGAGAGTTATACAGAGCGAGATATATTTCCGAGCCATCTTTTCCCAATCTAAAAATTGCAACTTCGCATTCCAAATGCCCTCCGCCCAAACTCAACTCTTTAAAATAGTTCGTGTCAAATTGATATCCTTCAGTTTCGATCCCTTCGGCATTTTCTTCCTCAACGATCTCGGTCGGTTCATTCGAGCAAACGAACCAACCAAATGATTCACAGCATTGTTGACAGTTATCAAATCCGATAAGAACATTGTTATCGTCAACAAAGTTAATTTTACCGTCATTATTGAATATTTTCATAGTTTTATTTTTCGGAACTTTTAGAATTTGCCACACCTTTTAATTTATATTTCCAATAAGCGTCGCACACAAGCTTCATCGCTTCCTCAGTATTTTCACTCATTTTAAAATAAACTTTTTGCAGTATTCTCAAAGATACGAATTAGCTGAGAGGACATTTGAAACCTAACTCCATTATGTTCGATTGATTTTCCAATATTCCCATCGTTATGTCGCTCACTCGCAGCTTTCCAATCGCATAACATTTCAATTAAATCCAACAAATCCATATCATCAATTCCATTTTTATGGAATTCAGGATGGTGCCTATTGTTCGCATAATGGTGGTCTAATGCAGCCTGCATTTCTTTCCTATATTTATTATATTCTTCACTACCGTATGTTGTCCCAGATAATTTCGGAGTATATTCGGTAAATAACTCTACCTCTGGAGTTTTTAGTTTTGTTTGGTCGTGGATTTCTCCCCGATTATTCAACTCAAGCACTACTTTGTTCAATAAATTCCGAACTCTTTCAATATGTCGGAACGTGTCGTAGTTAGTAGCCTTTTCTTCGAGTGTCAATTCTTTTTCATTCATAATTTTTTATTTTCAGAAAACAATTTTTCTAACAACCTTTGTTTTTCGTGAGCTACCCCGACATGAATGACGGGGCTTTCTTTTGAAAAATTTGTAAGAAAATCGTTTTCGACATCTTTGTTCGCCGCTTCCCCCGAACCAAAAGGAGCATCACCAACGGATCTCACGATTCTCTCGATCCCAGTTACAGAACAGCTATATTCAGATCCGTCTATTCTCGATACTAATATCTTCAAGGCTCTTTAAATACTCATACCCACCAATAATGAAATTAAAATATTTTTCATTGTCAACTGAATCCCCGTACCACCCAATCGCATACGGATGATGACATTCACAAAGTTCAATTCCATCATTAGTTTCCATCATGTCGATAGTGCCGTACCAGTTTTTAGGAATCTTGCCAACGATTTTTTCAAGAATATCGGGATCAAATTCTTTGTCTTCATCTGGCCCTTTATACCAAGAACAATTCCAAACTGTTCCATCTGAAACATATATTCTCCATTCGTTCCCAACCTCCACGCTCTCTTGACAGAAGAACTCTTTTGATCCATTTAAAGATTCAGTCATGAATTCAATAGTCGTTGCATCAAACAATTTATATTTGTCATTTGGCTTGAATACTGTACAACTTCCAGCCTCTGGCAAATCTTTAGAAATCCAAGTTTTCCTGATAACAAACTCTTTCATCCAAGCTGGATGATAATCTGGTTTAAATGATTTTCCGATGGCGGATTCAACAAATTCTACAGATCCTACCGCAATCTCATCTTCAAATACATCATATCCACGGATACATGGACGAATTCTAATTGAATTTCTTAGAGACGCATCGATAATCGCAAGAGCTTCTCTCGAATAAAAGTCTGTTTGCTGAAGGGCTATTTTCATTTTTTCCACAATCTATTGTATTCCTCATCCTCCAATATTAAAGAATTTAAGGGATGATCGTCGCGCCATTCTCCGATATCTCGTTCTTCAATGTTTTTGACTTTCGGAGAGATACAGTGGTTAGAATATTTAGTATCTTCGATCTGATATCGAATTTCTTCCTCGCCAATTTGATCGAAATCAATTATCAATAATTCTACTTTATATGCTTTCATAAGTTAGTTATTATCCACTATTTCCTGATAATTGTCAACTAAATTTTTGACAATAATCTGAGAATCCTTTTTCCAACTTCTTCTCGGAATTTCCCATCCACAATAGTACATCCTTCGTCGCCGAGATGGTACAGGTTAGCTAGTTTCCGCGCAAGTTCTTTCTGTGCGTCGTTCAAATAGAATCGGACTGGAATCTGGAAGTCAACATATTCGTTCTGTGGTCATTTTTGTATCTGTTTAATTTGTAAATGTCCTGTTTTAATGTCAATTACGCACGTTAAGGTTCTTCTTTTTCCACTATTCAATCTAAAAATAGCGTCCTTAAATTCAGGCGTTTCTTTATTAGGATATTTTGAAACAAATTTTCCAGTTTTCCTGTCTTTTCTATTTGGAATCTCGTCTCCGAGATAGTATAGACAAGTCTTTTTGGTAGCAAGATCTAATTGCTGCTGACTGAGAGGTATGTCAACTATAATGTCGAATTCTAAAAAATCATCCCGATCATCAATGCCTGAATTATTTTTCATATTTTCTTTAAAAAGTAACCTCCGTTATTTATGAGCTTGTTTTATCCACTATTTCCTGATAATTGTCAACTAAATTTTTGACAATAATCTGAGAATCCTTTTTCCAACTTCTTCTCGGAATGTCCCATTGAACACCAATCCACACATATTTACTTGAAGGTTTGCTACAAAACAACCAGTGTACAACTCTCGGATCTGTTTTAAAAATAGTTCCAACAGGAACTTGGAATCCTTCTGGATCGTTGCCATTTTTATTTTCAATAGAATATTTCGCATTTCCAAAAATATGATCGTCGGACGACAATGTTAGGTTCAAGAAATATTTATCTCCGAAGAAATCCGCATCGTTATGAGGAGGAACATTTTTGGCTCCAATCCAATGCGGCACAACAGTTGGGTGCATTTTTAATAATCCTTTGTCTAAGCATTCTACCTGTTTGACCACGTTGAATCTCATCCATCTTTGAATCCTTTTGCGAACAGTTGTCGGAACTTTCGGCAATAATTTAAGCATAGTTAGATTATTTCTCTTATTTTCCATCGAACACAATTGCTTCATCCGCATTATAGTCGGAGTTATTTTTATTACAAAATTCCAATCTTTCCAAACACATATCGTAGTATTCCCTTTTCTTTTCAATGCCAATAAATCGTCGATTGAGGTTTTTGGCGGCAAGTAGAGTAGATCCAGATCCAACAAAAGAGTCTAAAACCAAATCGTTTTCGTTTGACCATATCTTAACGATTCTTTCCATGAGCTGCAAGGGTTTTTGAGTGGGGTGCTTAACTCTTTCTTTACTCCAAGGAACGATCGGTGAAATATCTGACCACACATTCGATAATGCCCTATTCGGTTCTCCATTTTTAAGACCTAAACCTCCGGTCTTTTTCTTAATGTTGGATGGGATTTTATTGTAGGTTGGATTCTTTCCGTTTATGAACCATAGAATATCTTCTCTAGTGGATATGACGTTTTTTTTGCACCGCGACCTTTGATTCGATCATATATTATCCAATTTTTCAAGGAGAAATATTCCCTAACAATAGAGAGAGTTTCACAAACATTCGTCCAACCCTGAAAGATTATCAAATTTCCAGTTTCGGGCTTTAAGATTCTCAAATACTGAGATGAAATGAAATGCCAATCAAGTTGTTTTTCGTCCCATTCATTTTTTTCGAAATTGATCTCGTAGGGAGGATCAATAGATATAAGATCTACGGAATGATCTGGAATATTCTCCAATAAATTTAAACAATCTCCCAACAAAATTTTGTTTTTCATAGCTTTCTTGCAAAAGGAACCACCTATGTATTTAATTTTCACCTTTAATTTTTAAAAAAAACATCATTATACAAACAATTAGTCCGACCACTCTGAATATATCAATCATTTTTATTTAAAATCTCAAAATCAAAATCGCAATCGCTAAAGCAATAATCAAATAGATGATTATCCTCTTCTATATTTAATTCAGAAAGTAGGGGTAAATATATCTCATTTTGCTTTTTGGACAATTCCGATATTTTCTCTCTAGCCTCGTCTGTTATTTTTTTATTATCTATTTTCAATATCCTATTCCCTCTTTCCAATTATGTCAAATATATTTTCACCATCAATTTCGTTTCCTATAGTATCCCACCCATCATGTTTTTGTCTAGCAAAAAGTTCGACTCTAGGACGATCCCCCAATAATCTTTCGATTCTTTTTCTGGCTTCATCTGGTTTTTGACTGTGTTCGGCCCTTTGAGATTGGATCAACGCTCTCACCGTTTTGTCTTGAACCCATCCCGCTATTTTCCCTTTAGTTGCCAAAAGACAGTTTTCAATCCCGCTCTTCAAGGTGTAAGCTCCAGTGAAACATACCGGATTTCCCTGTTTGTTGAACTTCTGCCATGAAAAAGCAACGGTCTTGTAAGTAAATCCCCAGTCCTCAATCACTTTTAGACATTTATCAAGATGATAGTCGGTTGTCCAGATAAAAAGAAAACAATTTTCCTCACAAATATTCTGAACATTGATTGATCGAATGTCTTTTGATGAAAGCATCGCATAAGGAGGCATTCTGTGTCCGTTCTGAGGAGTTGTTGTCGGATTTTTCTTGCAAGTCAAGTCATTATAGTAACTCCAAGGAGGATCTGCGTAGATAATTTCGTATTTTTTCAATTCTTGCATTGGTGTATTTTTTTATGTGCGTCAGGCTAAAACGATCATTTTTATCTCAATAATCCTTACCGTTATTTCGACAGGAAAATTTCTAGAAGGATTATTTTTAATTTCTATTCTAAATTTTTATCTTCAAAACATTTTGGGGAAATAGTCAACTCTGCATTTCTTAGTCTTAAGAGCTGTGATTCCATTAATCCTATTACTTTGTCGAGATTATCTAATGTGTCGTTGTTTTTCAAAAAAAGAGATGAGCTAACAATCAGAGATGTTCCGATTTCCCTAACCAAAGCTTGCATTTGACCGTTGACCGAGGGATCTTTGATTATTTCCATCTCTTTATTGTAGGTTAATTCTAACTATTGTCAACAAAAAAAATGGAGAAAAAATTCCCCATTCTTTTTTAAACCAAATCAAATCATTAAATCAGAGTCTTCTCACAATGAATTTCACAAACTCTGACCTCACAATATCCTTCTCATCGAATTCCACATGGAAGATTTTATGTTCGTCCAGCTCTTCTTCCGTAGGAGCTTCTAAATCCTTTTCTTCATTAGAGTCCAAGAGATTCTTCACCATTCTTTCGAATCCCCCAGCCCCCGTTCTTTCCTTCAGATCGCTTTGTTCTGGATCGGCGCATATCACAACCTTGGTGAATTTTCCAACTCTTGTCAAGAAAGTTTTTAAATCTCGATAAGGAGTATTCTGGGCTTCGTCAAGAATCACGAACTTTGCGTTCCAGTTATGACCACGAATAAAGTTAATTGGCTGAACATCAAGTCGGTCCTCTGCGTTTAGCCTATCAATGTCCGGTTTGCTCAATAATTCCTCGATCTTTTCATAAAACGGGACTCCATAGACAGAAAACTTCTGCTCAAGGTCTCCTTTTAAAAATCCAAGGGCATTATCAGAATTTTCAACTGCGCTTCTAATATAGAGAATGTCCGAAACCTTTTTTTGATTAAGTGCGTTCAAAGCAAGCCAAACGGCAAGGCTGGTCTTGGAAGTACCGGCGACTCCACTTAAAATCAACAAATCAAAATCTAAATCGAGAACATATTTCTGCTTATCTGTCCAATCATATTGTTTTAATCTTATGGGATTTTTGAGTTTTGGTCTTTGGGGAACTCTGCTCGTTGAGATTGGAGTGTCCTCTTGGGGGTTTTGCTGTCTTTGTATTGTTTTATGTTTCGACATAATTAGAACTTTTAAGCTACCATCTTAAAATACACAACTTTATTATCGAATATAATCGAATAATTTGTTAAAAAACTTTTGTAAAAAAAGTGTATTTCGTTATTATAGAAAGTGTAAAGGGATTTTTATGAAAATTTATTACTGCCAAAAGTGCGGATCTAAAAATAATTACGAAATCGAGAAACCTAAAATGTGCAATTCTTGCAGCAATAAAATATGGGAATCTCCTAAAAATGGAAATCCTCTAAAATCAACATCTTCTCGAATTGAGGATTATTCATGCGACTTCGATTTCCACTTTGAAGACGAACCAAGATGTCAGGTTCAAAACAGCCCAGAATTCCCATCATTTGTTGTCGAAGGTTCGGATATTTCAATTCAAACGATAGGAGAGATAAAAGAAACGGCGCAATCCCAATAAATCATGGATAAAAAAACAAGGAAACATTATGAAGATAGCCTATCTATCATAGACGAGTGCTTGAATAAAAGCAGATCTAAATGGAGTCAAAATTCAGTAAAGTGGAAACAGTGGGATGATGTTAAGCAAGATATAAAAATCCACCTATTTATGAAGTGGTATCAATATAATGATAAAAAACCACTAAGACCTTGGGTAAATGGTATTATCCGAAATCAAATATTCAACATAAAACGGAATATCTGGGGGAAACACGCAAAGCCTTGCTACAACTGTCCAGCTAATCTTCCTGATAATATGTGCAAGTTGTTCGGGGTTCAGTCTCAGGAATGTTTAAAATACAATGAGTGGATGGTAAAAAAAGAGGCTGCTTACAATCTGAACAATGCCTCTCAATTAGAAAGTGGCGAGGCTTACATAGATTATAGTTCGTTCATAATTAGAGAGAGTTCTGATTCCGACTTTTTCTCCATGAAAGCGGAACTAGAAGAGGAGTTGCTAAGAATCTTGAGCCCAAGAGAAAGAACATTCTATCAGCTATTTTTTGTACAAGAGAAAACTTACTCATTTATTGCAGAGAAATTGGGAGTCCAGATAGTTGAAGGTGACGAAACTCCTAAATCGTTAAAACTGATGGAAAAAAAGATCAAAGATGAGGCTGTAAAAATTATGGGGGAAAAAAGTTTCGTATTCAACAATATCAACGGAAAATCGTGAAAAAATTAAACCTAAAACAAACAGAAGGAGATATTCTTAGAGATAAAAGAGTTAAAGAGAAGTCTGACCAAAAATTCAGAGAAAGTGAGAAGAAGAGATTGGAGAAACTGGAAAGAAAAAATATCCAGCACAATCTGGAGTCTCATGACGGAAAGCACATCTTAAATCAAGAACAAGAAAAGAGGGCTTTAGAACTATGGAGGGAGAATAAGGATAATATTGATCTGAGAACTATTTGCGAGGACATATTTGGATCACCAGATATGAGATCCGCCTATGGTCGAGCTTTAAAGGATTTCTTCTATCAAAAGGCCATTCGCATAAAAAAGGGATCTCCTATTGTTAAAGAGAAAAGAGAATACGAACTATCAGAAGATCAGAAGAAATTCCTTGTCAATAACAAGGATATGTACGAGTCCAGATCTGAATTGTGCAAAAATTGTTTCGACGATCCGTATTTAAATCCATTGTCCAAAGAGGCTAGGGCCGCGTTTAAGTTTCTAGAAGATATCGGGGCTTTTAGTGGGTCTTCTAGTAGGATGGATAGTCTTATTGATAAAAGACATTCTGGCTCTAAAGACTACAAACCTCCTGTAACATCTCTTCAAGCCATAAAGCTCGTAAATTCGTGTTTAAAGGACGTTTTAGATTCTTCCAATATCTCCATAAGGGAAAAGAGGAATATGGAGTCCTTGGTGGCATACATGAACAAAAACAGATTCCTCAGACAGATCATGTCATACGAGGAACCTGAAGATAGAACCACGTTTGAAAATTCCTTCATTTCTTACGTTTATGACAAAGGAGATTTAACTCAAGAAGAGTTGGATCAATATATTATCTTATCAACTTCTGTCGTAGAAGGATTCCAGATTCAAAAACTCAGGGGTAAGGCTCTAAAAGCTGCTGAAGATTTGCTAGATGAGGAAGATAACGAATCAAAAGTATTAGGAAAGGGATTGGTGGATCATGCTGCTCAACTTAACACCGAGTACAATCAATGTGTAAAAAGACAGGGGGATTTGTTTAAGAGTCTTACTGAAAAGAGGTCCGAGAGATTACAGCAATTAAAAGGAAGGGATTACAACTTTTTCAATCTGGTGGAAGCTTGGAGAGAGCAAGAGAATAGGGATAAAATCATTCGGCAAGCCGAACGCCTCAAGGATGAATCTAGGCAGAGAATTGAAGAGATTGATGATATGAGTGAGATAGATGCGATGATTCTTGGTATGAGCAAGGAGGAATTCTTATATGGATAGTCCTGTAGTTTGTAAAGAATGTGAGAAAGAGTTTCAAAATGAAAAAGGTCTTCATCTCCATTTAAAGTCTCATAAAATATCTATCCCAGATTATTATTTAAAATTTTTCCCAAGAAAAGATATTAAAACCGGAGAACCGATAAAATTCATAGATAAGGACCAATACTTTTCCTCAGATTTCAATTCTAGGAAAAATTTCAATATTTGGATAAACGAATCCGAATTTGATGAAATTAAATCTTATTTAGAGATGAGGATTGAGAGACTATATTCTAAGAGAGAACCCAGATTTGAAATCTCCTCGTCTGAACTAGAAAGTTTAGGTGAAGTGGATATTCTTACTTATGATAAATATCTCGGAGGATATTATGACTATGTACAAAAATTGACGAAGACAAATAGGTTTTCTAACGACATTAGATTCGATCCAGAACTCTTGGTCAACGAATCGATAATCATAGATAATAGAGAGCAAAATCCTTTCAATATCAAAAATTCAAAATTCGGAACACTAAAGTTTGGAGATTATTGTTTAGAGGATGAAAATCTTTCGGGAAGATTGAGGATAGAAAGAAAGTCTGCGTTCGATTTTATCCAAACTATGATCTCTGGATTCGCAAGATTCCAAAAGGAGGTAAAACTCGCGGAGAAGAAAGATTATTATCTAGTGGTATTAGTTGAGGCTCCGGTTAAAAAATTACTCAGGCCAGAATACCATAAATTCTCGAAAGCCAACCCGCAATACTACTTTCATAATATGAGGAAACTCTGTCAGGAAAACAAAAATCTCCAATTTGTCTTTTGCTCAGGTAGAACCGAAAGCCAAGCTAGATGCAGAATTATATTAGAACAAGGAAAAGAATTACAGAAAACTGACATACATTACAATTTCAAAAAATATGATCTATTGCCCGCCGAACTATAAAAAAGAATTTGAGGATATAAACAAAAAGCTAAAGTCTATAGAAGGGACTCTGGATATAAGAACTGCCGAGTCTACAATATTCTCATTTTTCCAGCATAATCTGAGATTCTTTTGTCAGCTAATGCTGAATATTGAGCTAGACCCTTATCAGGAAATGCTTCTCAAAGGAGCGTTAAATAGGAATTTTAGCTTACTTGTTATGACTCGTGGGGGCGGCAAAAGTTTTTTGATGGGGGTTTTTGTTATACTTCATAGCTTGTTAGAATCTAATAGCCAGATTATTATTTCTGGTCCGACATTCAGAACTAGCAAGTTTATTTTTGAATATGCTCAAAAGATCATAGAAGATCCTAAAAATGTTCTTCTTCGTCAATGTATGAAGGATACAAAGGGGAACAATGGTATATCTGGAGGAGGCGGAAGTGTTTTAAAAATGGATTTCATAAATGGAGCATCGGTAAGGGCTGTTCCTTTCTCGGACAAGATTCGTGGATTTCGAGCCAATGTTCTAATTTGCGACGAGTTTCTTTTAATGAGTGAAGAAATGGTTACAAGTGTTCTCAAGCCGTTCCTTGTCGCTAGATCAGATATTAAAGAGTATCAAAAGATAAAAAGAAAAGAGGACATTCTTGTTAAGAAGGGTTTTATTTCTAATTCAGAAAGAACTCCTTTAACCAATAAGACTAAAATGATTTCACTCAGTTCTGCATCTTTTACTTTTAATTATCTTTATCAGACATATTGTTCTTATAGAGATTTGATATATGGAATCATAAAAGAAGAGAAAGAGGAGAACGAAGAAGAAAGAATGCTGCAAGAATCTAGCAAGTATTTCCTAGCTCAAGTTTCTTACAAAGCAATCCCTGAACACATCTTAAATAGGTCCATTATCAACGAAGCTAAGGAAACATATCCAAAGAGTTTGTTCGATCAAGAATATGGAGCTAAGTTCACCGACGGAAGTGACGGTTTTTTTAGCGCAAGAAAGATGCAGGATGTTACTATTCCTAATGGAGACGAGCCTCATACTCGCATAATTGGGGCTTACGGGAAAGAGTATATTCTTGGTATTGACCCTAGCTTCTCAGATTCTCCGTTGAACGATCATTTTGCTATGACTCTGATCGAATTTGATGAAGGAGATTATTCTAGGGGGACAGTTGTTCACTCGTATGCCGGTGTTGAAACGACAATGCCTCAGCACATAAAATACCTTCATTATCTTTATACTCATTTTAATATTTCTTTCATTATTATTGATAATGCTGGGAAGCAGTTCATAGAATCCGCAAACGCTAGCGATTTGTTTGTCAAGGACGGAATAAACTTAAAATTCATTCGAGATTTTGATCCTACATTAACAGACAGAGAATATATTTCAGAACTATCTCTACTGAACAGACAATATGATAAGAATAATCACACGATTTGTTATGCCCAATATTTCGGGAAAAATCATTTCATAAATAAGGCCAACCAATGCTTGCAAGAAGCGATTCATAATAAGAATATATGGTTCGCATCGAAGACAAGGGCTAATAACAGTTTTTACGACAAGGAAAGCAATAGATCTATTCCAAAAGATTTAATATCATCCAATTCTAAATTACTTGGAGAGTCTGTTCTTGAGTTCATAGAATTACAGGATGACATGATCGATCTGACTAAAAAGGAATGTTCCCTGATTGAGGTGAAGATAAATCCTCAAGGTACAAGAACTTTCGATCTTCCATCTAATGTTAAATCAAGTAAAAGTAAAAATAGAGCAAGAAGAGATAATTATACTACTCTTATGCTAGCTTGTTGGGCTAGAAAATTTCTTTATGACTCTAAGCAAAGTGGAAATCAGAAAAAATCAAATACGTTCGAGCCATTCTTTATATAAATATTAAGATTTAAAATCAAAATTTAAGATGCTAACTTAAAAATTAACAGATAAAATGTGTATAGTATTATATGAGCAGAAGTAAAACTTCAATTCCAAAAGATTTAGAGGATTTAGAGAAAAGGAGAGGTAGGGTCCAATCAATATCACCTCTTTCTACAGAATTGTTCTCCAAATCTTCCTATGAATCGGACGCTTCCTCTAGCTCCTCATTCACCGATACGAATTACAGACGAAATTCCAGCTCTACTATTCGTAGGACCGATGCCTATAGAAATATTGAAGACGGGATGATTCCTCAGACCGGATCTTCGTATATGGGTGGAACTTCAAGCGACAGCCCTTATACTATTCACGACGCCATAGAATTATGCCAGAAAAGCTATTATAATATTCCTGTTTGTAAGAATATCATTGATTTGATGGCGGAATTCAGTTCTACAGATATTTACTTCAAGGGCGGAACTAAAAAATCCAAGACATTTTTTGAAGAGTATTTTAAGTCAATTAACATTCACAAACTCCAAGACGAATTCTTTTTGGAATATTATAGATCGGGCAATGTTTTTCTCTATATCCATGAAGGATATATTTCGGATGAAAACATGAGGAGATTGAAAAAGAATTTTGGACTCATTTTATCTGCCCTCGGATCTAAAATCCCTGTTAAATTTGAAATTCTAGATCCATCGTGCGTCCAGTCCGATGGCAATATAAGTTTTGCTAACAACTATTACAAAAAAGCCATATCTGGGTACGAGTTATCTCGATTAAAAAATCCAAAAACGGATCAGGACAAAATGGTCTTAGATTCTATGCCGAAAGACGTGCGGGATCAGATTACGAGACAAAAAGACGATATTCAATCTAATAATCATACGGTTTTCATCGATTTATCTGAAGACAAAATTATTGCCATTTTCAATAAAAAAATGCCATACGAACCTTTTGCTGTTCCAATGTGTTGGCCAGTATTAAGAGATATAAATGCGAAAGAGGAGTTAAAAAAGATTGACATGGCGATAGCAAGAACCTCTCAACAGATGGTATTGCTTCTCACAATGGGCACAGAACTCAAGGATGGGACTGTTACTACCAATATGGAGTACATGAACAAAATGAGAGATTTGTTCAAAAATCAAAGTGTGAACAAGGTTCTTGTATCTGATTATACTACTAGAGCAGAATTCATAACGCCAAGAATCGAAGATTTATTAACAGGTGAAAAGTACAAGATATTGAATGAAGATATTGCCAACGGACTGAATTCTATCCTAGCGGGTGGTGAAAAATTCAGCAATCAGAGTATCAAAGTTAAAGTATTTCTTGAGAGGTTGAAGCAAGGGAGAGAGGTTTTCAAAAGGGAATTTCTTATTCCTCAAATTAAGAATATTAGTAATAAACTCGGTTTCAGAAAGTATCCAGAGCCTTATTTCCAAGAGGTTGATTTTAAGGATGAAATACAAATGAACCGAGTTTATACTCGACTTATAGAACTAGGGGTATTAACGGCGGATGACGGAATCAAGGCTATTCAAACTGGAGAGCTTCCAACTCCAGAGGAAAATCTAGAATCTCAAAAACTATTCAAAGACCAGAAAGATGAAGGATTGTTTGACCCTCTTATCGGAGGAAAGAACAAAAGTGAAGGAGGAAGACCTTCTGGAACTTCTAGTCCTAAAACATCCGCTCCGATGACCGCAAATGAGGATAAAATATCAATTTCTAGGTTGAAAGAGACATATAAGATAGCATCAGAGGTTTACAAATCAATCGCCGAAGAGATTAGAGAAACTAACAATCTGACAAGACTCGGAAAAAAACAAAAGCAGATAGTAAGAGAATTGACCGACAATCTTATCATAAACGAAGGATTAGATAGTTGGAGAACAAAAGTTTCTTCATATTGTTCGGGAAATTTCTCAGCGAAAACGTCGGCGGAAAGATTGGAATTGCTACACGAAGCGATGAAAGATTATGACGTTGATTATGTGGATGCGGCACTGATTCTTGAAGTTAAGAAAGATCTAATGAATCATGAGTAACAACCTCTATCCCAATAGACAGAGCATATTCGTTGGTCCGGCTCCTAGTAGCGGATACAATTTCTCTCTTTATAGTGATGGAAGCGGGAATGAAAATGATTCTGGAGATTATTTGTATTCTAATCATAATCTCTTGCAACCCATAGAACACGCTAGTTCTTTCTCTTGGGGGATCAATGATACTCGAACCGAGATCAAGCAATTATCTACCAAAGGAGCGTATGACAGAGTTTTCATTCAAAAACCGGTTGGCACTCTGGAGTTTTCTTACTTCAACAATGGGTTGAAAAACGATTGCAGAATTGGACTAGAGGCGAATTATGAAAGATGGGATTATCCCAATTCTGGTGTATTGTTATATGGAGAATCTGGGATTTCCCCAATATCGGGATTTGATACCAATCTGTCAGAATTAAGAAGTTTCGATCCATTTCTTCCCAATCAGTATCGAGATAAAAGAAACATATTCTTTGTCAACAATTCTTTGAACAGAGATATTCTAAAATATAATTATACAGGAGACGATCATTCAATAAGAAATCTTATAGATACTAATTATGCGAATTACGATGTTATCGGATTCGGTAACTGTTATTTAAACACTTATTCTACCTCCTGTTCCGTTGGGAGTTTAGTTCAATCTAGCGCATCCTTTTTGTTTGAAAACGTAGTGGGGTATGATAAGGGATCGGGCTACAATGCCCCAAGTTTAGATCCTGAGACTTATTCGTCTAATGGGAAAAGGTTCGCGATACCTCCAGTTTACAATTATCCAAATATGCTTCCTGTTACTCCAGACGATATTCAATCTACTATCACTTTGAATGATATTGGTGTAAATTTTGAGGATTTAAGTGTTCAAAGCTACAACATAACGATGGAGTTGAATCGTTTAAATCTTGAATCCATTGGGTATGATTTACCTTTGGATAGAAAATTAAACTATCCAATTTATTGCGAATTATCAATGGATGCGATTGTCCATGATTTTGCTACGGGGGAATTGAAATCATTTGCTACGGATAATTCTGATTATGATCTGAACATCAGACTCTATAACCCAACACCTAGTAACGAGATGGATATTTCAATTCGATACGATTTTAGGAAAGCAAAGTTGTTGAATTACAGATACAGTAATAGTTTTGGAAATTCAATGAGTGTTAATTTTTCATTTTCCGTTGAAGTAGATCCGTCTGATCTAACAAAAGGTTTTTTCATTAGCGGACAATTCAATGAACACCAAGACGAAAGACAAGATTATCTATTGGATGAAAATATTGATTTTTTGGTAGATGAGAATGGAGATAAGTTGATTACAAATTACAAACCGATCTATTAGAATTTAAAAAATATGGCAAACAAAGTTTTAGGGCAATATACTCTATTATCGGATTTACCTTCCGATAGCTTATTTTACACTGTTGTAAGTGGCGTCACTTATAAGACTACTATAGGTGCAATCCAAAGCGGATTTAGTCCATCAACATTAATATCTCTCTCTGATACCCCCTCATCATATGCAACGACATCTTCCCGATCCGATCCTAGTAAGTATTATTTTTTAAGCGTAAATTCTCCCAATACAGCAACAGAGTTTGCTCAAGTCAGATTCACAGATCTAAATGAAACGCCAAGTTCTCTTTTAGGAAGCTCTTCTGACAGTTATGGTCAAAAATTCTTCGGGGTATCTCAAGGGGCATCTACGATTACCGCAGAATATGCGAAATTCACTGGACTAAACGATGTCCCTCACTCTTATTCTGCCTCCTCTTTGTATTTAGTTAGGGTGAATGCAGGTGAAACGGCTCTGGAATTTGTGGACCCAAGTTCTATTATTCCTAATACTACGGGATTTTTGCAATTAAATGATACTCCAAGCTCTTACATAGGTCAAGCTGGAAATTATCTCAGAGTAGATTCTTCCGAAACGGGCGTGGAATTTACTTCGGTAGCCCCTTCATCCTCTAGCATCTGCGGAGAGACGATTCCTATAAAAATTCCAGCATCAAGTTCAGCCGTCGAACAAGATTCATTCCCAGAAACTTTGATAAGACTTCAGTCTAATGATGGAGACCACTTCGTCTATTCGTCATGGATGAAACCTACGGGATTTGACAGTGGGAAGGATATAACCATTGATATATGTTTCTTTGGAGTAGAACACTCCTCTACAGAACCTCGTTATTATTACAATTTGTTTTGTGTTACGGGAACCACTGGAACGAACCCCTCGTCGTTCGATAAATCACTCGACGCCCCACTCCTTACCGATTATGTAGATATGACCGATATAGCGACACAAAAGCTAGTGAGGAAAAGGCACACCTTTTCAGCATTACTAAGCGATGATGTCGCGGCATTATATTTTTGCCTACAGAGAACTAACGGAACAAGTGGCGCCGAAAATTTATCGGGAATATTTTTAAATAGAATTGGATTGACATATCACCAAAATTAGTCAAAATAATAAAGATCGAGAAAAATCGAAGAATGGGAGAATTTGTTTGACAATTCTTCCATTTTTGATGTATAATATAGGCAGCCATTGAGGTTTTAAAGAAATATATGAGCATATTTGACGAACAAGTTAGTAGGAAACCGGATTTATATCCTTGGACAGAACAATTTTTAGAAGCAGCGCAAAGCAATTTATGGACTCATAGGGAATTTACATTTCAATCCGATGTTCAGGATTTTAAAGTGAATATGACCAAGGATGAGCGGGATATGATCATAAGATCGTTATCTTGCATTGGTCAACTAGAAATCAGTGTTAAAAAATTCTGGGCTAAACTTGGGGACAATCTTCCTCACCCGTCTCTCTATGACCTTGGGTATATGTTTGCATATCAGGAATGTTATTCAGCTGATACCGAAGTTTTAACCCCAAATGGATGGAGATATTTATCATCAATGAAGAAAGGGGACGAGGTCTATCAATTCAACCCAGAAACTTGTGGATTATCTGAGACTATAGTTAAAGACACTATTTCTAAAAAATATAATGGCAAAATGTATGAATTTGGAGAAAAAAGCAATAACTGTTTTGTGACTCCGAATCATGATATGGTAATTCAGAGGCAGAAATCCGATGGATGGAAGGTTAGTAAGGTTGCGGCCAAAGATTTGAAATTCCATTCAGCTATAAAAATACCGAAGACGACGTTTATCGAGAACAACAAGGATAACAGTCTTACAAATGAAGAAAGAATTTATATAGCCATTCAAGCGGATGGCACAATATCTTATAGATATGGGAAGGATGGAGAAAAAATCTTGCGAGGAGTTTCTGAAAACTCTGAATATTCTTATGTAATAGATTTGTACGAAGATCGCAAAAAAAATAGAATGGATTATTTGCTTGAAAATTCCAGTATAAAATATACCACCGGATATTCAAAGTGTGGAAAACGCAAGATATATTACCTACATATCAGTGGAGATGAAAATTATAAGGAATTTGATTGGATAGATTTGAAATCAAAATCAAAAAGATGGTGCAAAGAATTCGTAGAAGAGCTATGGAATTGGGATGGATCTCTTGAGAGAAAATCTTATTACAGTAAACATAAAAAAAATGCAGATTTTTGTCAGCATGTGGGAATACTGGCGGGATATCGTACAATTGTAAGTCCCTTTGCTGATAATAGGGGCACGAGGGACAAAACAAAATTCGTAACATCTTTTTCAGAACTCGATCATAGATGGAGATATATTATTCAAATGAAAAAGAAGGAAATAGATTACAACTCTACGGTTCATTGCATCACTGTTGAAAGTGGAGCCATCGTAACCAGAAGGAAGGGGAGGCCATTCATCGCTGGAAATTGCGTTCATGGGTCTGCTTACGAACGCCTTTTAGAGGTATTAGGTATTGAAGAGGCGTTTGATCGGGCTTTGGAAATGCCAATCCTGAAGGGAAGAGTAAATTATTTGAAAAAATATTTACACAAATTCCATTCTGACAATAGAAAGCAGTTTGTTTACTCTATTATCCTTTTTACAATTTTCGTAGAGAATATTGCTCTGTTTTCTCAGTTTTATACTTGCATGTGGTTTAGAAAATACAAGAATTTCTTAAAAGATACTGAGAAGCAAACTAATTACACGTCGAATGAGGAGAATATTCATCACGAAGCGGGATGTAAAATAATATCTGAAATTAGAAAAGAACTTCCTGAACTATTTGATTCTGAATTGGAGGATAGAATAATTGAAGAATCTAAGAACGCAGTTGAATATGAGATGAAAATTATCGAATGGATTCTTGGAGATTTTCAGCATGAGTATTTAAACAAAGAGCTTCTTTGTAATTTTATCAAAAATCGCCTTAACAGATCTTTAATCATGATTGGCTATAAACCTGTTTTTGATATAGATGTAGAATTGTTAAAAAAAACAAATTGGTTTGACGAACAACTTAACGGAAACAATCAGCAAGACTTCTTTGATAATCGAAGCATTGAATATGTTAAAAATGCACAATCATTTGACGAAGAATCATTATTTTAAAAAAGAAATGAAATACGATAATTTTTACTGGCTAAACGAAGACTCTAGAACATTTTTATCTAGGGGTTATTTGAAAGAGGGGGAATTGGCGGAAGATCGTCTTCGTGAAATAAGCGAAGCGTCTGAATCTATTTTAAAAGAAAAAGGATTCGCGGATAAATTTTACGATTACGTATCTCGCGGTTTTTACTCATTATCAACTCCTGTTCTCTGTAATTTTGGAAAACCTAATAATACAGGAGTTTCTTGTTTTTCTAGCTATATTCCAGACTCTACGGATGAAATTCTGAGAAAAGTAGGAGAGGTCGGGATCATGTCCAAGTGGGGAGGTGGAACATCTGGATATTTTGGAGATGTTAGACCGAGAGGATCTAAAATCGTGAGAGGAGGAGGGGAAACGGACGGTCCAGTAAGGTTTATGGAATTGTTTGACAAAGTTGCGGATGTAGTTAGCCAATCAAGTAGCCGGAGAGGATCTTTTGCAGCATATCTCCCTGTTGAGCATCCTGATATTTTGGAATTTTTACAGATCAGAAGTGATGGTCATATTATTCAAAACATGAGTATCGGAGTAACTATTTCTGACGACTGGATGGAAAAGATGTTGAGTGGGGATAAGGATAAGAGAAAAATATGGGGACTTATTATTCGGAAAAGGTTTGAGACTGGATATCCTTATATCGTATATACTGATACAACTAATAAAAACGCCCCACAGTGGTACAAAGATCAGGGGATGAAGATCCTGAACTCAAACCTGTGCGTTGCTCCAGAAACTATGGTGACTACATCTGACGGTTCGTTTGAAATCCAAGAACTAAAGGATAGAGAAGTTAAAGTTTGGAACGGAGAAGAATGGTCGACGGTTATTATTAGAAAAACGGGATCTAATCAGAGGCTGATAAAATTAACCTTTCGAGATGAAAATGGAGCTGAAAATTCTATTTGGACGACAGAGCATCATAAGTTTTATATTGAAGATGGGAGCGAAATAAGAGCAAAAGATTTAGTTGTTGGAGATAAATTAGAGAAATTCGATAACCATAGCTCTATTAATAAGCAATATATTCTTTTAAATATATCGGATTTACAGAGGGTTGATGATACTTACTGCGCGACCGAACCGAAAAGGAATAGGATTCAATTTAATGGAATTTTGACTGGGAACTGTTCTGAAATATTTCTCCCAACTAACGAAAAAGAATCTTTCGTTTGTGTCCTTTCTTGTTTGAACCTTCTTCATTGGGATGAAATAAAAAAAACAGATGCTCCAGAAACTTTGCTTAAATTCCTATGGACGGTTAACGAAGAGTTCGTAAGAAAGACAGACGGGGTTCCTTTTATGGAAGATGCGAATAGGTTTGCAAAAAGACATCGGGCTATCGGATTAGGAGTTTTAGGCTGGCACTCTCTTCTTCAGAGCAAAATGATCCCGTTTGAATCTATGGAAGCGAAGTTTTTGAATAATGAGATTTTCAAAGAGATCAGATTGAGAATGGATTCTACTAACAAGGAATTGGTCAAAACAATCGGAGAATCTGAAGTAACTAAGGGATATGGAGTTGCACTGTCAACGACTATGAGTTTGCCTCCTACAACGAGCAGTTCCTTTATATTAGGTCAAGTATCTCAAAGTATTGAACCTTTGAATAGTAATTATTTCGTGAAAAGATTGGCAAAAGGGAATTTTACATATAAAAATCCAGAATTCTTAGAGTTACTAGAAAAGAAGGGGAAGAACAATGAGGGGACTTGGAACTCGATATTAGTCAAAGGAGGATCTGTCCAGCATTTAGATTTTTTATCTGAACATGAAAAAAATGTCTTTAAAACTTTTGGAGAAATATCTCAGAAGGAAATTATTATTCAGGCAGCACAGCGTCAACCGTACATAGACCAAGGACAAAGTTTGAATATAACAGTTGGTCCAAAGATTCCTGCCAAAGAGGTTAGTGATCTTATGATTGAGGCATGGAAGCTCGGTGTCAAATCCTTATATTATCAAAGAGGTGCAAATCCATCTCAAGAGTTAGCGAGAAGTTTAAACCAATGCGTTTCCTGCGAAGGGTAGTTGATAGAACTTTAATCTAAATCCGACTTCTTAAATGAGGCACCTTTTGCGAGGTGTCTCTTTTTTTAGTGTATTTCATTTTAACATGAAAAGTTTAAAAAAAGTTGAGAATGATTTAGATACTTTATTGAATCATAAGATGATTTCAACATCGTCTTATGACGAAACAGGAAAAGAGGATAATGATGATTCTGAAGAAATAAAATATAGACTAGAAGATTTGAAGTACTCCTTAAAGTACGTTAATGAAGAAGTTCAATATCTCAGAAATTATATTATGGAATTAAGAGACGAGTTGTCAAAACATGAATACGAAGGGCATCTTCCTAAAATCACCTCTCCATCTCAAATGAACAAGATTCTACAAATCCTAGAATTGGATGGAGATTATGAGGCCTCCAAAAAGAAGATTTATTCCCACTCTAGCTCCGCAGGAGTGGATTGCATGATTTTTTAAAAAAAAACATTACGATGAAATTAAAATTCAAATCTCAAGTAATAGCAAAATCGTTTGATAAGAAAGAAGATCTAATTAGTTCCGCATCCCTTTCTGAACTCAAGAGATACATTCCAGAAATCGACGAAGCTAAAAATCCAGACTTACTGCCAGTAAGTTTCAACGCTTTCGTAGCCAATAAAGGAAACAAGAATATGGACATTCTTGATTCTAAGGGAACTATGGAAGTTGTCGATAGTTTCATTTATAAACCGATCAATATTGAACACGATGGAGAAAAAACCATCGGGGTCATTACCGGATACGCATTCTCAGAATATGGGACTAATAAAGATATAACAAAAGAGGAAGCGTCTAAAATGACATCTCCCTACAATGTTACTCTCAGTGGACTTATTTGGAGAACCGTAAATGAAAGAATGGCCGAAGTAATTGAGGAAAGTTCTAAACCCGAATCAGATGACTATGGATTAGTCTCGGCATCTTGGGAGTTATCCTTTGAAGATTATAATGTGGTGGCAATGGAAAATGGTAAGGATGAAATCGAAGGGTCGACGATTCTTTCGGGTTCCGAAAAAGAAGAATACAAACCCTTCATGGTTCACCGAGGAGGAAAGGGTAAATCAAAAAAAGAAAGTTGGGCATTGTACAGACTTCCAAGTGAGGGATTGGTCGGTTTGGGAATTGGTTTTGTAGAAAACCCTGCTGCCGATGTTTCTGGAATTTGTACTAAGGAAACGAAAGAATCCAAGTCGAAAGCATCAAGTTCGGAAGAAATTATTAGCAAATTTAACGAAATGAATCAAAAAATAGATAAAATTCAAGAAAATTTTACTAATATTCAAAAAAATGGTGTAATTATTAAAGAGAAAGCTATGATTAAACGAATTAAAGATATCAATGCTGATTCTATTAAAGCGTCTTTAGGTGAAGACAAGATCGATACTACTGTAGCTTCGGCTCTTTCTGATATCATCAAGACTGCTTGGAATAGCGAATCAGAAGAGTTTGAAACAAAACTCCAAACGGAACAATTGGCTAAAGAGAAATCTGAAGCTGATAATCAAGAACTCAGGGAGCAACTTGAGATATCAACATCGAAATTGTCAACTATCGAAGCTGAACTTAATTCATTGAAAGAAAAAGAAATTAGTCGTGAAAAAGAAGAAAAGTTTCAATCACGCATGGAATTCTTTGATTCTAAATATGATGTTTCTGAGAAGCATCGTCCTTTGATTGCTAAGAAGTTGAATATGATTCAAACAGACGAGGATTTTGAAGATGTAAAGAACGAATTGGACGTGTTTCTTCCTTTGAAGAAAGATTCTGCCTCTTCCCAAGCATCGGACAAATCTAAAGGAGATGAAAATCAAGATGCTGACGAAAACTCAGTAGATGATTCTATCAGTCAAGCATCCAAGGATACTCTATCCACAGTTCCTAATACAAATTCAAAAGACAATATCGATGATTTCAGTGACGCTTTTGAAATCGGGAAAAATGTAACTTTGAGATAAAACTTTAGTCAATTTAACAAACTGAAAATTAAATAGAAGAAAATGCCTACTACAAAACCATTCGCCGCAATTGACCAAAACGATGTTGTCAATTTGTTCGGCTATAACGGAACAGCCAATCGTGGAACATTCGTAAAGATTGCAACCGGTTGGACAACCGAAGACGACAAGGTTGCCTTTTTAGGAAACCTTGGAGACGACTTCACGAACGTAGTTTCTGAAGATTACGGAGTTACTGCGCGAGTAACCGCTGCTGGAACTGGAGATAGTGTAATCGGTATGCTTTACTACGATGTAAAGGAAACTGATGAAAACGGAATGCCGTTGAAATTCAGCCAACGCAAACAGTTCGCTATGAACGCAGTCCGAAGTGGACAAGCCGTACCAATTATCAAAAGAGGCATGGTCCTTTATAGCGGAATTAACGGAACTCCTACCGCTGGAGCTGCTGCCTATGTTAGTGGAGCTGGTGAAGTTACCACTGAAACTCATACTGGAGCGGTTCAAGTTGGAACATTTTATGGAGCTAAGAACACCGAGGGTTTTGCTTTGTTGAATGTTAATATTCAATATTAATCGTCAGGTTTAACACATTTTAAAAAAGATATATAAATGAAAATTAGATTAGAAGGAACAGATAAGCAACTCCAAATCATCCGAAATTTGGGGTCTCGCGATGAGCAAGTTTCCAAGGCTGCCGCTCGTTCACTGGCTGGATTTATTTCCAACGTAGCACAAGAGTATATTCGTCAGGCGAGTTTGGCGCAATTGCTCTTTGAAGATCTCCCTTATAGCGATGAAGAGTATCCAACGATCCCATTGGATCTGTGGCACTCCGAAGGGGAAGATCAAATCGAAGTTTGGTCTCAAACTATGGCTGGTGGTCTTCCGTCCAGCGAAGTTCGTGGATTCCAAGAAATTCCAGTCATTACTTACAACCTGAGTTCCGCCGCTGATTGTCAAAAAAGCTATCTTCGACGTGGATTGCAAGGATTGATGGTCGTTGCTAAAATGATCGAAAGAATGACCCAAACGGTTCTCGTCAAACAAGAAAAGAATGCTTGGGCAGTTGTGACCAAGACTTTGGCTGAAGCACGAACAAATGGAGCCGATCATATCATCGCTTCTGAAGCCGAATCCGTTTTCGGAATGAGCGATATTAGCGCCCTTATCACCCTTGGTCAACGAGTGAATAGTTCGTTTGCCAATGGAACTCCAGCTAACGGGTCCACAGGTCCAACTCACATCTTTGCTTCCCCTGAGATTCAACAACAAATCCGAGGATTCGTTTTCAATCCAGCCAATAGCACAGGAAATCAAAGCACAGGACCAGTTGCTCTCCCAGAACAATTGAGACAAGGAATCTACAATGCAGCCGGAGCAGTTGACCTGTTCGGTATCAAAGTCGTTACCATGAACGAATTGGGAACATCTCGCAAGTACAACACCTTGTTTGATGGATTCGCAGGATCTGCAACTATCGCTCACGGTTCCAGCACATTCACCGACGCTGATGACGAAATCGTTATCGGATATGATGCGAATCGCGGTGGTGGTTATCGCCCGATCTTGACAGAAACGGGTGGTGGCAATCTGATTGTCCGACCAGACAACCAATACTTCGAGAGAACGGATAAAGTTGGTTACTACACTTCTCAAGACGAAGGACGTGTGTGGGTTGATGGACGCTCCCTGTTTGGTATCGTTGTGTAAGTTGATTTTTCAACAATCCTAAAAGTTAATATCATCACAGAAGACGCTCTTAATTGGGCGTCTTTTTTTTTGTATTTTTATAAAAATATCAGTATCATTTCGTGTATGTAACTTTGAATTCTTATGAAAAAAACAAAGTTAAAAGCAAACGGAAAAGGTTCTTCGGACAGGGTTTTTACAACATTGGACCAAATTTGGGGAGAAAACACGAATGGAAAATATAAAACCTCAGATCCCGTTGAATACGAAAAAACATTGGATGGTATGAACAAGATGGAACTTTGGGAACATGCAGTGTCAGTTGGTGAATCCCCAGTAGATAATAAAGACCTTCTCAAAAAAAAATTAACAACTAAATTTCAACGTCACAACAGTCTTAACAAACCGTTGAATGTAAATAAAGAGGATCTTGCTAAAAAGAATAATGTAAAGTCTTATAGTCCAGAGTTTCTTAAAATTTTGAAAGAAGGTAAATAATGCCAATTGAAGATTATGATATATCCTCTCCTTTGAGAAGCGGTGATTTCGCCGTCATTCAAGGATCGACTACTTCTGGATATTTTATTAGCTCGGTGGATGGAAATGTTTTGAATCTCAGCGGCTATTCTGCAAGAGGAAAGATTAAATTTAAGTTCTCAGACACAGGATCTCTTTTAGATTTGCAGGTAGCTGTAGATAGCGGGGATTCAAGTTTGGGGAAGGTTGATTTGTTGATAGATCATGAGGAATCGGCAATTCTTCCTATTGGGATTTTCCCTTATGATATAGAGGTATATAATAATAGTTTCGTCCACAGAATATCGTCGGGCAAAGTAACAGTGGTTCCAGAGGTGACCGCCTAATATAGTGTATTTAACAGAGATGACATTCTCCTTTTCTGACATAGCAGACGAAATTTTACAAGAACTAGGAAGTCCTTCCGATATTTCATTAAGCGTCATTGCTTATTGGCTTAGGAATAATGTCGGCAAACTGAATAACCTATTGAACTGTGAATTTGAGGTTAGCGAAACAACTTTAGAACTTACTGCATCTTTGGATATCCAACAAAAGGATATATTTAAGAAGATGTATATGGTTTATTATTATCAAAGAAAAATCTCATCCAATTCTACGGCAATGGGTTATGACAGTATTATTCAATTAGATAGAAACGGGAACAAGGTGAGATTCGCTAACGCGAACGAGGTGTCCAAATTGTATCGAGATTTAAAAAGAGATGAAGAAAGCGGTTTGAAAAGTTTGATAAATGATTACAAAAGGAATCGAACCAAACCTATTCAAGTTTCTGGAGATGATGTATTTGAATACAACGGGACAATTTCAAACGATACTATAAGATCAATATACGGAGGTTCAGATTGAGTGCTTTAGTATCCAGTTCATTGAAAACTCGAATCCAAACTAAGATGGACGAATTGTTTGATACATTCGTTGATCCAGAACAAGGTGGTGAGGAAATTACTGTCAACAAACAACCTAAAAGGATCTCGTCTTTAATTTCATCTAAAAATTATGCTGGATATGGTCCGTCTTCAAACCTACAGAATTATACATTTCTGCCAGTTTCAGAAACATTTCCCGCTATTGTAACTTATCAGCAAGATCAAAAATTTGAAACCTTAGATGAAGTTGGATTGAAACTAGAAGACGGAGAATGTTTGATCGAGGTGAAATCAGACTGTAGAGACTATATTGAAAATGGAGTATTGACAGAGAATATCGTTATAGATTCTAGGACTTTCAATATTATTTCAGAGGCAGTAGAGGATAAGTTTTTTGGGTCTCTTAGATATATTTACAGGCTCAAGGAGGTTAAGTAATGAGCAAGGTGACCGTAGGATTAAATGCCGACATATTCAGGAAGAGTATGATGACAACTCTTCCTCAGTTGAGAGCCTTAGGAGCTGCGAATATCCAAAGAAAATTTGATGCAGGAGTAAATGATTCTATCAAAACATTAGATTCCCACTCTGTTACTCAAGAATTGATAGAATCAGCCTCAAATCCTCAAGGAGCAAACTCCAGACTCATAGAGGGGTCCAGCATCTATGCGAACCTTTTTAACGTATTGGGATTTAATCGCAGAGAAGATCCAGTGTCTAGCTTGAGGGAATTTTTAAGATTAGAGGCTTTCTATTTTGATAAAACCAAAGTCTCTGCTGCATCATTAGGAAACTCGAAGGTCATATTAGACTATTTTATTTCATTCTCAGATTTAAAAGATACGGACAATTATGAGCAATTCTTATTAGAATGGAATGGTAAGTCGTGGTTGAGATTGATAGAGGAGGGAGTGAATAACGTAGAATTTTTCCTCCAAAAAGATAATTACGGGAGAAGCCAAGGAGGGATTCAACTTCCTCATAAGGTAAACGAAATGGCTAAATTCATTCCTGAGAAATATTACTCTCTAATGATTGAAGCGTTTTTGAGAAGGTTTAAGTTATGATGCAACCGCAATTCAGTAATAAATTAAACAGCAGTCTTTATCTTTTCATAGACCACGAGTTATTGAACAGTGGAGAAGCATATTCCACGATATCTTCTCTATTCTATGATCAAACAAGTTCTCAAGATAGAAACTTTGGACTTTTCACTTATTCTTCTCCATACCAAGGATTTGTTTACGACTCAAGCATCACTGGAGCCTCTGTTCCAACAGGATTGTATGTAGGAGGCGTTTTCACGCCCATAGGGGGCGGAGGACTAGAGGCAATCAACTATGAACGTGGAGAGTGTTATTTCTCATCGGCTCCGGCGGGAGAAGTTAGCGGGGATTTCTCTACTAAAGATTTTAATCTTGAATTGACATCTCTTCCTGAAATGACCTTATTGTTTGAGACCAAATACGAAATAACCCCAAGAACAACTCAAACACTATCTTACAATGATCCAGATTCTAGGACGATGCCTATTATTTTCATTAAACCTAGAAAAAGCTATAATGAAGAAGTGGCTATGGGAGGATTTGAGGAAAGTATGGATGTTTATAGGCTTTTCGTTTTTACAGACAATCAATTCCATTTAGATGCAACTTGTTCGATTTTGAGAGACAGTGTAAGGAAGCATTTCGGTCACTTTGAATTATCAGAAATGCCTTTCAATAGCTTAGGAGGACTAAACGATAACTCTTTCAACTACGACTCAGTTGTTGCGACAAAAAATGGGCAGGATATAAGCAGAATTGAAAAAGTAGAGGTGATCCACAATTCTCAAGAATTGTTTAGGAGAAATTCGGATAAAATCAATTACCAAATTTTCACAGCGATAGTTGATCTAACTGTTTCATCGTTCAGACACCCACGTTTATAAAATGAGAAGGAGAATCCATTATCCAAATGATAGCGTTTACATTGGTCCAAGTCCTGCCAGTGGATATCATTTTAGTGTTAATGGGACAGGTGTTTCTACAGAAGATTTAGCCACGGTCCAGTCTGAGCTAAACAATTCGTCCTTAGATAAATCTGATATTACTAATCTTGTATCGCAAGTCTTTGGAGTACAATCTTATTATTATCAGATCAGAGAGAATGTTATTCCGGTCGGTGGATATGGAACAATGGGTCCACTTGGATATTTAAAAGCGGCTCCATCTCAGATTGAGTTCGGATTTGATTATATAATAAACAGCTTCCAAAATGAATATAACTTCGGGTTCAAATGTTCTGGAGAGAACAATATCTTGTCAAGCCTGATAGATTATTCCGAAGATTCTCACAACTTTTTTATCAAAACAGTAAAAGAAGGATATGACTCTATAGATTATACCGATAATGAAGATACATCTATCATATCTTTCAGTAATTGTCAGATAAACTCGTATTCATTTGCCTATAATGTTAATTCCCTTCCCGTTGCTAGAGCATCATTCGTTTCGGACAATATACAAGTAAACATTGACTCCTTGACTGGGATACAATCCCCATATATCGATAAAACCACTAATCAAAAATCTGATTATTACTTTTCTATTCCAACGGGGAGAAGTTTTCCAGATGAAACTGGGAACGATAAAGTATCTGTTCTGAGGAATGGGGATGTATCTATAGATGTTTATGAAAAATTATACCAAGGAAGGAGAATAGGTCTTTTAAATATAAACGACACCCCATCTTTTCTTGGTCAAAAAATCCAAAGTGCGACAATCCAATCTTTCGACTGTAATCTCAATATTTTCAGAGACGAAACTCCTGCTTTAGGATCTAAGATACTCAAGAGCAGATCAATTGTTAGTCCATTATATGCCGAATTATCCGTTTCGGCAATATGTAATGATTACAATACAGGATCTTTCATAGATTCATTAGAGGAAAATCGTGTTTACAAAATAGACCTATCTGTTAAGAAGCCGTCCTGTTATCCAGAGTCTAGGGAAGATTTCGTAAGATACTATTTCAATGATTGTTATTTGCAGGAAAAGTCTTATTCTCTCGGTATCGGATCTAACAAAACCGTAGATTATAAATTCGTCGCTCCCATTTACTCCGAAGATAATGATAATTACGGGATGAAGATTAGCGGGTATTATAATCCTACTAAACAAACACTATCTTCAACGGGAATTCAAGAAGAAATTCAAAATACTTCTTTTACAGGGTTGGCGTCAGACGATTTCGAGACTTATTCACTTGGATATTTTAGTACGGGAGATGTTTATTCCTCCTTGAATGACGGACAAGGGTTTTATAGAGGCTGGAATATTTACAAGCATTTGTCGGGAGAACAAGTTTGGTTTGATGCGTCTGAATACGACGTTCAAGAAATTGCCGCTGAAACAATCTCTATATCAAGAGGATATGATACAAGTTTAACATTTTTACCATCTCAATTTGGGATGCAAGGGAACGAGACTTTCTCTAGTTACTCTCCTTTCAGTGGATACGGGGTGACTGGAAATCTTGTCGCAGGAACATTGTGGACAGGGACTTGGGGATTTTTAGATACTCCTAGCGGGAGTTATTGATCATGAGCGTATCTATACAAGAAATAATAATCGGTTCAGAATCTGACTGGAGTTTATGTTTAGAGAACTCTTCCGCAGTCATAGGAATGCCCCTAGAAGATACGTCGTGGACTAAGATGAGGATAGGAATGTCTTTATCTATATATAGTCCATCTCATGCCACGATAAGTTCATCTCCAAAATTAGCGGTTGGTCTTGGAAACAACATGGAAATGAGTATGTACGGAGCAGATACGGTTCAAAACTGGATAGGACTTGTTTGCACTCCAGTCTCATTCGTGTGGAACGCTACTTATAATCATTACGATGCTTCTTCGACTAATGGTAATTTAAAAAAGGTGGTGAACTCTGTAGAATCTAGCGCAAGCAGTATATTAAACAACTGGGACATTGGATCTACTACCAATCCAGCAGATGCAAATGACATAAGGACGGGGATATTTATAGATATAGAAAAATCTGGAACTACATACACTTTCAGAGTTTTTACTAAAACGTCTTCAGTGAGCACCGATCTTTCTAATTCCGACTTTAATGACCTGATGGAATTTCCATATCAGTTATGCGTTAAATCTGGATATTCTTATTATACTGCCAGAAGTACTACTCTGGACGAAAGTGTATATCCATTAAATAGTTTGTCTATATATTGGAATAAACAGGAAACCTTAGCCATTCATAGATTGGCGTATTCGTTTTTGTAACATCATGGAAATCGAACAACGATCAATTGTATCCCCTAGTGTCTCTGACATTGTAATGAGCTTGGACAATGAGCAAGCTACTAGAGAGATGGATATTGATACGAATTGGAATACCATCAGAATAGGAGCAAGAGTCCACATTTATTATAAGTTTGGATCTAATTTAAATATTCTTCATGATCCCAAATTTTTCATGGGAGTAAGTTCTAGTTCGGGAGTTTGGGATAATAGCGCACATTTTGTAGGATTATCTTATATTGCAGCAGATTTGCCATATGACTCTGGTTCAAATTCTTACAAAGACAAAACATCTGGAAGCGAAATGTATTTTAATGTTGTAGAATCTGGGCAGCAAGTATCTAGCGAAACAGCAGGTCAGGGATATTATTTTGGAGCCGGTCTAGAAAAAAGATTAGGATTGTTCCTTGAGATACAAAAAAATTTGCCATATGATTTTAGATTTTTTCGAGCATCATCTGGATCTGCTACTGATATTTCGGATTCAGAATTCAATTCAGTTATGGAGGCGGAATTTGAGTCGGCATCATTGTCTAATTATAGTTACGGGGATTCCAGATCCTACAATGTAAATGAAGCGACGCATGGAGATTTAGATCATTTGTGCTTTGCTTGGAATAAAAGTTTTATGAGCGTTGAATTTTCCAAAATAGCATATTACAAAATAGATTGATCATCGGTTGCCCGATATCAATGACGAGGTTTCCTTTCACAAAAAAAATATGACAAAAGAGATCGTACAAAGAACCATACTGTCTGTGGATACTAAACTATTGTCTATAGCTTCTGGAGCCATTTCTATACCAATAGAGGGGGAGTGGAATAGTATAACGTTGGGGATATTGGGAGGATTATACTCTGATTCTCCTCAAAATTTAGCTTATGTTGGATCTTTATTTAAAATGGGATTATTTGATTCTGAGGATAGTATAAATTCCGACAATTCGTTATCGTCCCATTTTGTAGGCATGGAATTAGAAGGAGCTATTGATTACGATGCAACATACGATTATTACAAAAATTCAGCATCTGGTTCGCAAGAAATGAAAATGAGGATTCTCCAAAGCGGATCATCTGTTTACTATCAAGATTTTGGGTTGGGCAACTATTTTGGATCTATCCCAAACAAAAAATTAGCTCTTTTCTTGCAGATTAAAAAAGGTGCCAGCTTCTACAGTTTTAGATTCTTCAGATCCAATCTTTCTTCAACTCCATCCACTAATTTTGAGGATTTTTTAATAAATATGCAGGCTAACTTCCCAGTTAGTATATCGGGCGGGATGTATGATACTCCTTTGAACGATTCTTATGGATACTCCTATGGAGATTCACTAGGAAGCGCAGTAGACGAAAGTACTTACGGAGCATTAAATACTTTCGGAGTTCTTTGGGCCAAAAGCGAGCCGAGACTAGAAATAGAAAAAATGTCTTACTGCATTATTGATTAATAGTGTATTAAATTAAGAGAAACCTAATAAAACCTTTCAGAACATATTATGTCAGTAACAAGAAATAGACGATTTTTCCAAGGTGATAATTTATACGTCGGACCTACTCCTAGCACCGGCAATTTTTTCACCGATATTGATGGAAACAAAATCAACGATGCTACAGGTAATAACCTGATCGAACAACTTTACAGGGTCCAAAGCTACAGCTACGACTTTAACAGTCCTAAAGAAATGGTCGGCCAGTTCGGAGAATTGGAAGAAATCGACCAAGTGACACTGACCACGCCAACGGTCAATTTGAATTTCAATTATCTTCTAGCGAATTTTGAGAATGAAAGACGATTGGGATTCACAATAGATGGATCTACAACATGCGTCAAAAATATTCTTGATAAAACTCAAGACGACAAATGCTATTTCATCCGATCAGCTCCACAAGGAATTGATGGAGTAGGTGATACCACGAGTGACAGTACAGTTTCCATCCTTGGATTTGGGAATGGATATATCACATCTTATTCCACAGAAGGAAGCGTTGGGTCTATGCCGACCGTGAGCGTTTCCGTTGAAGGATTGAACGCTGTTTTCTCAGAGATGGGAACTAGTGGATATTCCCCTTCTATCAACACTGATTCAGGATTGAGATTGACTGATACGATCTTTAATCTCCCTACCGCAACAACAAACGCAACCGGAACTGGGGATACGAGAACTATCAGTGTATTGAGACCTCAAGATATTACGGTCACAATTACTCAGGCGGATTCTCCTTTGAATTCTCTCCCTACTGGAGCCAAATCTACTTATTCCACAATGGGGGCAAATCTGGCTACTGCTAGGGTTCAAAGCTACTCTCTTGGATTTGATTTGTCCAGAACGGCAATCGAAGGTCTCGGATCTCGTTATGCTTTCGATAGAGAAGTTACTTATCCATCCACAGTCACATTTACAATTGATGCGTTGGCCGGAGATTTGAATACAGGATCTTGGAACGATCTTGTTGAATGCACAAAGGTTTATGATGTTCAGGTTGATTTGAAAGATCCTTCTTGCGATCCTTCTACTCGCGAAGTTGTTGCTCAATACAAATTGAAAAACACAAGAATGATCTCCTACTCTTCCTCTATGGGAATCGGAGACAACCAAACTGTTAATATGCAATTCCAATCTAGCTTGGCAGGACATAAAACAAGCGGTTCTACTACTAGCAAGGGATTATACATGAGCGGGATTGTAGAGGCTTAATCATTATGGCTACTCAAACAATATACGAGAATAATCCGAGTATTCCAATGATCCAAATGGTGACTTGGAATTCTCAGGAACAGAGATATGAAGTATTAGATACTAAAAACCTTGCCGTTGCAAGCGGGGGCGGGGTATCAGTAGATTCTTCAGACTTCTTTTCCGTAACAACTAGCTCTGCTGGAACCGGATGGGAAACTTTGACCGGAATAAGTTGTGACAGTGTATTGATTGATAATGACACTAGTTATCAAATCGAAATCCGCAAGAACACTGGTAATATGGTAGCAAAAACTATCGAACCATCTTCGGTTTTCAGAGTTCAAGCCATCACCAATGCTAACGAGATTGACGTTAGAAGGGTTGACCAAAGCACGACTCAACTGTCGATGGTTTGGGAATGGGAGAAGTATCAGTAATTTAGGAATATAATAAAGGAATATGGCATACGATTTCTCGAAAGGTTTAAAAAGGTACGGAAAAATAGGTTCTGTAAATAGAGGCGACGGATTGAGTGGGATCAAAAGTGGTCCCAACTCTCCGTTCGTTCCTCGTAAAAATCCTCATCTGTTAGCGGAATATTTTGAGTCCGAATCGACAGGTGGAGACAGTTCCAGATTGTTGGATACGTCAAGATTCGGCACGCGCAGGACGGGGCAGGAGGGCAGGGGGTACCTTTATGACGGGGTAGATGATTACTCGGTTATGGATTCAGAGATTACTCTGAGTGGGGATTTCAGTATTTCATGGCATCAAAAAGCGACTTCGTTTGCTGCTCCGTTTCACGTTTTCTACAAAGCAAGTACGGATAGAATTTATTTTAATGGGTCTAACAGCTTTAGGTTTGTTGCAAATAATTTGCAGTCTATTATTACTATTTCTCCATCATTAGTCGCCGGAACTGATTATCATTTAGTGTTAGTCAGATCGTCTGGGCAGGTTACGTTATACATCGACGGAGTCGCGCAGGCGGACGTTGAGACAAACGCAAATGATTTTGACATGCTTCAAGTCAGTAGATCTGATACTGATAAATTAAACGCCAAGGTTTTCGATATCAGAATTTTCGATTTTGCTCTAACTCAAACCGAGATTGATTTTGTCAGGACGTTCGGCAGATCAGGCACTGACTCTGGATTACCAATCCATTGGTGGAAATGCGACGAGCAAGCAGGGGTCATTGGTTACGACTCCGTGGGTGGGAACAACCTGACTCATAACAGCATTACGACAGCGACGTTCCACTCCACACAAGACATTTACAGTTTTCAGAATCAGGTGGGTTACAATGAAGGAAGGAATTTGGTTCAGAGTTCTTTAACGTTAGGTACAGGATGGGGTAAACTGAATATAACCATCACGTCAGGCATATCTGACCCAGAAGGTGGGACTAACGCGCATAAAGTTGAAGCGACAAGCACCTCCTCAACCTCGTTCACCCAAGTAGTCCCATCGCTGGCGAAATTCAGCGGATATTATGTGTATAGCTGTTACATTAAAAAAGGATCAAGCGCGACAGATTTCGGATATTTAAATTTAAGAATTAATTCAGGCCCGAGAACTGGAAATATAGCAACAGGGGTTATCAACTTTGATACCGGCGTTTTAAATGTGACAGGGAACGCTAACGCTGGCGGTCAAGCAACTATCGTTGGGGATGGTTGGTATTTGGTCGAAATTTACGACGACACTATTGTAGCTGGCGATGCTGCAAGAATTTACATTGCTACTGGTGGAGGCTCATCTAACTCAGGGATATTTGCTTATTTTTACGCTCCTCAGCTAGAGGCGGGAACACAAAGAGGTTTAACGCAGCTAACTGGTGTTTATTATATCACCGAAGACACTATTCTACCCAGCGACGAATCCGACCCAACAAAAGACGTACTCGGAAACCCGTTGACCTACACAGGACGACGACCAAACGACGCGGCTTTGATTAACTCAAATTGCGTCACGATCAACGGCACTAACCAAATCGTCCTTGTACCTCATTCGTCGGATTTAGATATTTCTGACAATTTAACGGTTAGCGTTTGGGCGAAAAACAACGACTCAGCTCTCAGTGGGGCTGTTGAGTATTTATTGTCAAGGTATGCAACAACGTCCAGCAAAAGGATTTGGGGGCTAGCCGTGATTAGTGCAGGAAACTATTTATCGGCGCAGATAGGCAACTCGGCCGGAACTAGTGCTACCACTCAAGTTTCTACCAACGCAGTGGTCCCTGATGCGTGGAATCACTATGCTTTTACGTTTTCTGGAGGCGTTGTTAAATTGTACAATAACGGCGCGCTGCTAAGCTCTGCTGGCGCGGGGCACATGGTAACGCTGTATGATACTGATGTAGATTTGAGTCTTGGAAGTAGTTTTAGCATTGAACCGGCAACTACAAACAGATGGGACGGCCAAATCTTTGACGCTAGAATTTACGCAGGGGACTCAACAGTTTTAACCGATGCTCAAATCCTATCAATCTACGAAAATCCGACAGGAAATATAAACTTTGACGGCCAGACATTAGCAGCTCATTACAAACTGGCTGAGGGGGCGGGAGTGACTTGCTACGACTCCAGCGGTAACGGAAATCACGGGACTATAACTAAAGCGGTTAATAACTGGGGAGTGACTCAGGATCTTGTTCATTCAAATTTGCTCAACGGGTTCAGTCTCTACGAACACGCCAGCTCTGATCCTATCCGAGTTCCGTTTGATTCCACAGGCAATCCGATTTCAATTACGCCGCCAACAGGCTACACATTGACAGGCCATTTCCCATCAGGCTCCTACCACAACAACGCAGAGGCTGAGATTGATTTTAACCCAGACTCAACGCCAGAGATGACGAATATTTACACCGAGTCAGTATTCAATGGAACGTCGTCCCATGCGTATGTCACTAACAATTCTGTATTAAACTTCACGGATAATCTCTCCGTCTCTTGCTGGGCAAAACATGATTCTCAAGATATTTCTACTCAATCTGACACTCTAGTTTCTATGTATGAAAATACCGGAAACCTACAAGTCTGGAGAATGGAAATAACAACTGACCAATTATTCAGATTCATGATTGGGAACAGTGCAGGATCTGGAATGACCAACGAAACCGCAGATGTTGCACACCCAATTGATTCTTGGAATCATTATTTGGCAACATTCGATGAAGGAGTTGTAAAACTCTATATTAACGGGGAACTTCAATCATCTACAACAAGTTCGGCTCACGCGGCTTCTTTGAATGGTCGGTCTGGCCCATTAGTATTAGGGGCATTTAATTGGTCCGCTGGAGGAGGAAGCCAGCAAGGATGGGATGGTTCTATTAGGAATATCAGGATCTATAAGGGTGACTCCTCACCGCTTTCATCCTCTCAAATTAGTCGAGACATGATGGAAACCGAGTCTCAGCCTAGATTTGACGATCAAACTGTTATTGCATCTTATGATCTGGTCAAAGACACCTTAGACAGAAGCGGAAATTCTTTAAATGCCACGAACAATGGTATCACATTCACTCAAAAAACCCTCCCGTCCGCTTATTCTTTCGGCACTGATTTAGGATCGGATGGAATCATAAGTAAAACATCAAAGTTTGAAGGCAATGAATGGGGGGCTGTATTTGACGCAAATTCTTATATTAATATTGGCGATCGAAAAAAACTAAAGATCACTATAGAACCTTTCGAGATTGAAGCTACTATCAGACTAACTGGAACTGGAGCTTACGACATATTCTCAAAATATCAAACCGCATCCAATAAGAGATGTTATAGGTTTTACGTGTCGAATGGAGAACTGTTTTTTACAACAACCTCAAACGGATCTACGACTGCAACATTGATAGGGTCTGTGAGTGTGAATGATGGTGAGTGGCACAAAGTAAAAGCCGTGAGAGAAACTGCGTCTTCAACAACTGTAAAATTGTATATAGACTCGGTCGAGGATACCGGAACTGCTGGAGCAATTGATTCGTCAATTTTCGATTCTAATAGCTTCGCAAGTATCGGGGCTTACAATTTGGACGCAACTCCTGCTGGAGAGTTCGATGGGAATATTCGGGATTTAAAAGTCACTGTGGGAGGAGTTGTTGTCGGACATTGGGAATTAAGTAAAGATACGAGAGATTCTTCTCCAAATGATTATCACGGAGAGAATACGGGCGTTACTTTTTATTCTCCAATCTCAGAATATTCGATGAATATTTTTAGTCAAGATCCTTTCAGTAAGTATTCTCAATTCGGTAAAAAATATAACAAATCAAGGTTATACGAAAATTTCTAAAATATGAAAACAATTAAGGTAACAGGTCCACACGTTTTATTTTCTAGATCAAGCCCATTTTATGATGACTTAGTAGAACTTTCTACAAGAGATTCCACGAACAGACTTCATCCAAGAGATAGGCATTTTACTCTGCCCAATGGATCGAAAGTAAAAGTTGAAGTCTATAACAAAGTCTATAAGCACGGAGACTTTTCCGTGGCATATTTAGACGGAGAATCATCGTTCTCGATGAATGACATGACAGGATGGAGCAACAGTCACCCAATGGCGAATGTTTACGATGCGCCGGTATTTATCAGCTTGTCACAAGACGAATATAATAATTCCTCGGTTCCGAGTGGAGTATATAATTATAATCAAGAACTTCTGGACGACGAATCAAATGTCACAGGTTATGAAACTAAAACTTGGGGACAATGGATTTCAGGAATGCCGAATCGTTATCCACAAAATCTTCAAGATGATAAAATCGGATTCGCTCTCAGTACACAAACTGATTATCTCGACGGAAAGCAAATTTATACAATCGCAAGCGCGGGATTCACGGTCTTGAAACAAGAAGATTATCAGAACGCTCAGATAATTTCAAATCAAATATAATATAAAATTATGGAAAAAGGAAACGGGTCAAAAGATTATGTCAAATTCCACATTTTGAGAAGCAATACTCTACTATACAAAAGTTTTTTAGAAATACTGGAGGATATTAGAGATTCCAAATCTCCATTATCTGATAATGATTATCAAAGATATAGGAAAAGAATCTTAGACAAAGGAAATGATTGTGCAAGAGATTCAAATTCAGTGATAGAAGATTTTCTTAATTGATTTTTAAGAAAATGTGTATAATAATTTAAGGAAAAAGGCAAAAAATGAAAAAACTATATTCGTTCACTCACGATCTTGTTAAAGAAGTAAAAGTCCCTGAAAAAAAGGGAGATCAGGAAATTCTTGTTAAAAAGGAAGAAAAAGTTCCACACAAATTTATTCTTCGTAAACCTTCTCGAACAATGATTGACGATTCCGAATTCTTTCAAAAGAAAGAGTTTAACAAATGTGTCAAATCTGGAATCTTGACTTCGGCTCAAGTTACTCGCGATGTTAATAATGACGGAGGAATCTTTTCCGAAAATCAAAAGAAAAAAATCGAAGAGGTAACTCAGACTATCAAGTCCCTCTCTGAAAGGAAAGAGGAATTGGATAAGAAAGAGAAAAAGACAAAGAAAGAAGAGGAGGAACTGAAAGAAATCCTAGAAAAGATGAACAAAAATATTGATGAGATTGAGAATATTCAGTCTTTGTCTTATCGTGTTTTCGATAATACCGCAGAAATCTATACTCGAAACAAATTGATTAACTGGTGGTTGGTTCATCTGTTGTACGAAGAAGTGGATGGAAAAATGGTTCCTTTCTTCGGAGATGGGAACGAGGATGACAAGTTTAAAAAATATGATGAACTCGAAGAAGAGGAAGAAGAATCTTTTTCCGAATTTTTTGAATCCATGATTAAGAGAGTCGTTTCTTTAGTTGTGTTCTGGTATATGAGCGAAGAAACCCCAGACCAAAAAACATTCGAGATCATTGATCCGGCGTTAGAAAAAAAGAAGGAAGACGGGAAGGCAAAGAACAAGAAAAAAGACGAGGAGAATGAACAAAAAAACAGCGAATCTTAAAAAGATTTTCTCTGAGATTTTGTTTGGATATTCCTCGTGTAACTACAAAGACCGAAAATTTAAAATAAGACATCTAACTCCAAAAGAAGATATGGAGTTAGATTTTTATTATCAGTGTGTAGAGGACGAGGCGGAGGAGAAAGGATACCCAACAGAAGAGGAGAAAGTTGAGGAATTGATTTCGGTCGGCTCTTGGTCTAAAGAAAAAGACGAGGAAATTAAAAGGGATCAAGAACATCTAAAAGGAATCATCAAAACTAAGGAAAAATTGTTCCAAAAAAGAATGATTGAGGAATTGGAAAAGAGTGAGGAAAAGGTCAAAAAGAAAATCCAAGATCTTCAGCTTGAAAGATATAATTTATTGTATCCTACAAGAGAGGACTATATTAACAAAAGAATAAACGACTATTATATTTTCTTATCATTAGTAGATTATGATGGGAGCCAGATTTTTGAGTCATTTTCAGAATTTGACGAAGAAGATGATGATGTAATTATCAATTATAGAGACCTGTTTTTAGACGTTTATAGAAGGATCAGCTATGATAATATTAAGAAAATATCCGTATCTCAATTTTTTCTAGAACTTTTCATTTGTTGCGGTGACAATCCGATGACTTTTTACGGAGAAAGCGTGAAAAATCTCACTAATTTCCAAGTCTTGTTATTCAACACGGGTAAAAAATACAAAGATTTGATCCAGAATAGCGATTCAGAAATTCCTCAAGAGTATTTTGAAGATCCCGACAAGTTAATCGCCTTTGTTAATAAGTCCAAAAATGAACAAGAGGCAGAATCTAAAAACAAATTTGATAACAGAGGAATTATGGACGATGGATTAGACTCTGAATTTAATAAAAAGATGAGAGAAAAAGCCAAAGCGAACGGGGGTCAACTCGGAATGGAAGAGTTGATGAAAATGCACTCTGGATTCTAGAATAGTGTATTTTAAGGTATAATTCTTTTTTTTAATTTTTAGGCATAGGGTAATATGAGCCAACAGTCAGAAACTTTCAATATTAAGGCTATCGCCGACTTTTCTCAACCATTGAGAGAAGCGGAACGAGTGAGGAGCAAACTGGATAAGGAGATTGGCTCTGCGTTCAGGAATATGGAAAGGGGATTTGCTCAACCATTAGGGCATATTACTGGACGTGTTGACCAATTCTCATCTTCTTTAGAAGCGTCTAATGCTCGTGTTTTGGCGTTTGGAGCTTCTGCTGGTATTATTTTTCAAGTATCCAAGGCTTTCAAGGAATTGTTTAAAAATACAATTCAAGTTGAAAAGTCAATGGCCGATATCCAAGTTGTGATGAACGCCAATGTTAGAGAACTTGAAAATTATAGATCCAATATCTTTAAGATAGCCAAACAGACTGGGCAAAGTTTCTTCGAGGTCTCAAAAGCGGCAACAGAGTTGGCTCGCCAAGGTTTAACAACAGAGAAGACTCTTGTAAGGCTCAAGGATGCCCTTGTATTGAGCAGATTGAGTGGTATGGACACAATGGATGCCGTGGATGCCTTAACTGCTGCTATCAACGGATTTGGGGAAGCAGTGGTCAATTCTACGAGATTGGTAGATAAGTTTGCCGAGGTTGATCAAAAATTTGCTGTAAGCTCCAAGGATTTAGCAGAAGCATTTAAACGAGTAGGAAGTACTGCTGTTGACGCAGGAGTAAATATCGACGAATTGATTGCTCTCGTAACGACTGCCCAACAAGTTACGGCGCGTGGGGGAAGTGTTATTGGTAACAGTTTAAAAACCATTTTTACCAGATCCCAACGTCCTCAAGTTTTGGACGATTTAGAAAAAGCCGGAATCCAAACTAAAAAATTCTCTGGAGAATCTTTAAGCGCAATTGATGTTCTAAAAAATCTCGCCAACACTTATGATAAATTAACATCATCTAATAAAAGTTTTGTCTCTGAAACGGTGGGAGGAGTTTTCCAAATCAACGTCTTGAAAGCATTGCTGAAAGATATGGGTGGGGAATTTAGTAACTACGAAAGCGCGTTAAAAACTTCCGAGAATGCTGCTGGAGCTGCTGCTAAAAAGAATGAGCTTCTCAATAAAACCTTATCATCTTTAATCAACGTTTCTGTTGAAAACTTTAGAGAACTTTCAGTAGTGATCGGCGAATTTGCTGTTAAACCAATAGTAGAAAAAACCCTCGGTTCGATCAACTCTATTGTAGAAACGATTATCAGCAAGAAAAATGAATTTGCTTCAGTATTTGACAGTATAGGGAAGTTCTTATCTGGACCAGTTTTGGGTTTGGTAATTGGGTCTGTTTCTAAATTATTGTGGACATTCGCCTCTTTTTCTCTAAAAGCTGCTTCAGATATTATAGGTCTCACGAAAAGGTCTGGTGATCTTGCTAAGATAACAAGCGTTATATCAGCAACGCTTGAGTCTCAACCCCAGCTTTATCAAAGAATATTGAGTGGGGTGATCAGTGTCCAACAAGCTGAGAGACAAGTATTAGATATTCTAAGACAACAGACTGCTGAAAAGGCAAAACTAATGGCATTTTCTTCAGGTGCGGCTTCTTCGGCCTTTGCGTCTGGTGTTAGAGTCGACGCAACCAAAAGGGTACTAACTGGAAAGGGATTCTCAAAAATACCAAGGTTTGCAGACCCTATAAGGGAGGCGGTTCAGAGAGAAGTTAGATCGGGCGTTCCTGCATCATCGGTTAAGATCGGAGTAGATTCTAGGCTTCAATCTCCAATGAATCCCAGAGGGATCGGAGTCTATAATACTATAGACGAGCCAATGGGAATTGGTCAGGGGATCAATCGAGCCAAGTCTATGGGAATGAATCCTAAGACTCACGGGATTCCGAATTTCGCTACAAGCAAAAAAAACATCTATAACTCCAAAACCGGACAAGCTTCTGAAAATGTTTTGTATGGCAAGGGATTAAGAAGAGATCCACTCATGTTGCCTATGGCAAATCTAGGTGGTAATATCTTACAAACTAAGGCCGATATAGACAAATATATATCTCAAGAACTAGAAAGAAGACAGGTTTTAACTAAATCCAAGGGAAAATCTCGAGACTTGCATCAGGAATATGTCCAATCGTTAGATCCTAAATTTAAGTTCCCAGTAAATATTTCTAAAGAAAACGAATCTAATCGTTTAGCTCAAATAGCCGAAGCAGATAGGCAAAAGATGCTGAGGATCATGTCCGAAGCATTGCCAGAGGGAGCCTTACTAGGGCCTCCACCGTCTAAGCCTTCTATAAACCCATTGGCCGATTTGGGTCCGGCTATATTTAGGAGCAAAAGAAAGTCCTCCGAATCTGGATATGTTTTAGGAGGATCTCAAGAGGGATCTGGATTAATACTAAGACCTAATTCCAATGTGGGTCAGGTTCAAGGTCCAGTTCAGGGACTTTATATTCCAGAAGGAAAACAACAATCTCGTAGATTCTTTGATGAATTCAGAAAGGTTTTACTAGATCCATCTGTTGCCAAGTCAGAGAAGAAAACAATGATTGATGCGGTCTCTAAGGGAATAGAAAAGGGAAGTGTTTTCTCCATCAATTCCATAGATGAGAAAAAGCTGGGGGAAAAGTATTCCGTCAAATCGTTTCAAAACTTCTTGAAAGATTTTAAGGGAGAAACTGGCCAATTTAATAAATCCCAGAGGGATGAATTAAAAGACATTATCTATAATCAAGGATTGAGTGGGGGGGGAACTTCTCCTCTCTTAAAGGCAGGAGGTTTGAGTTTTAGGGAAAGAAAAAATAATTTTTCCGTAGCCGAAGATGTTGGAAAGATAAACGAATCTAGAAGCAAAATCCCAGAGTTTGAAACTCCAGAAGAATATAAGAAGAGAGTAAATAGCAAAGATCAGGGTTTTTATGCTAAAAGCCGAAGAACTGGCAAAACAATACCTATTAGCGAAACGAGAGCGAACCAGTTAAGGGATGCTTTGGCGAATAGAGAGAGAAGGATAAAAAGAGGAGAATCCCCCTTCGTTCCCGTTACTATATCATCCCCATCCGAATTAGCATCTAGAGCAAGAGTAGGGGCAAGAAATCCGAATTCTGGATCTGGCTCCACCACTTCGTTTAGGCAAGAACTTATTCGCCAAATCCGATCACTAGATCCAAACATCACGTTTTCCTCTGCCGCAAGACTCGCAGATGAACAACTTAGAGCCGGAAGAATGGGAACGGGTGAAGATGTTATTGGCGCCTACAGAGAAGAACTAAACTCCAAAAGAAGTATTAGTCAGAATTCGGCTGGAATGCCACTGAGAGCGGATCTATCTTCAAATAAAAGATACAGATATTCTGAACCGACTGGATCAAGGATATTTTCTGAAAGAATGCCAACATTCGGAAGGGCATCGTCTTATATCGGATCTAAAGTCGGGTTGTCTTATACTAAATTGAGGAACATGGACCTAATGAACAAGATGATGTCATTGGGAGGGACTGGATCAAGGATATTTTCTGAAAGAATGCCAACATTCGGAAGGGCATCGTCTTATATCGGATCTAAAGTCGGGTTGTCTTATACTAAATTGAGGAACATGGACCCAATGAACAAGATGATGTTATTGGGAGGGGTCGGAATGTTGAGTTCAGTAGGGGGAGCAGCATTTGACTCTTCAACTGCATCGAACAATCGGTTGTCAGAAATGGAAAAATCGAATAGGAATCTCATATCGGGTGGGGTTCAAAATACGATGACTGGCGCGATGATCGGAGCATCATTAACCGCAGGAACGGGATTAGGAATGCTGGGAGGGGCTGCAATCGGAGGTCTTACCGCCGCAGCATTTTCCATATCGAAAATATTTAAAGAATGGAATGATATTCTTCCAGAGTTTGAAAAAAATCTTTCCGCAACTTATGGCAAGATACAAGGATTAAACAATGCGTCTCAAGGGATGAACAAAGTTTTGTTTGATCTAGAAAACCCGCCGGAATTTAAAACACCAGAAGAAAGAACCCAATACGCCAAAGAAAAAACCAGAGAATTTAAAAATTCCTTAGCCAATACTAGCATATCCCCATCCGCTAAGAAGAAAATATTGGATGCTATGGGTGAGTCTAGAAATTCAGCAGAATTGAGACAGACAATATCTGATGTAATAAGCGGAGATATGGCGTCCATCGAACCAAAAAAGAGTTTGGAAGAAGCCATTACTTCTATAACCAAGTACGGGCGTGGAGAAATGGATACTGTTCCAAATTTGGTTCCAATGTTATCTGGAATTTCCTCTAAATTTGGCACACTCGGTCAGGCTGGGTCTAAACTAACTCCAGAACAATTAGAAACCGTTCGCATCAAACTTCAAAATTCTTTAGGAAGAATTGGGGATATAAGGAATAAAACGGCTGCACTTACTCTCCCCCCAGTATTGAGGGAGTTGGGTCGCGACAGGACTGGCAAAGAGGAAAGTCCTGAAAAGAGAGTATCTAATATAATAGATACTCAGATTTCAGATGTTCTTCAGATAATGGGAGTAAATAAAACTTCTAACGAGTATCAGAGTCTTATGAAGGCTTTGAGGAATACTCTTAAAAATGGAGTTGATGGGGCTGAAGTGATGGTCAAAGATCTAAAATCTATCGCCGAAACGTCCCAGCAAATGGATTCCAAATTTACTGAGTTTCTAGGAGTTGTAGAAAAGGTAGATATTTACGCTCCAAGAGAGGCATTTATCGAACAACAGAGGGTCGCGAGGGACTTAAGGATCGGTACATCAAGAAATAGATATGAAAATGAGAGATCTATTCGAGATAAACAATTCGCCGAATCATTCTCTATCGCGGGGCTGTCTGAGAGCGTAATGACTCCGACCGGTAGGCAAATTAGAGAACTTCAACTAAAAAGAAACACCGAAAGGGGTATAGCTCCAATTAGAGAAAGAATTTTAAAAGATGATCTTTCTGCTGAAATCCAAAATCAGAAAAAGGGATATATTGAATCTATCGGACAAGATGATTCTGAATTTTCTAAACCTATTTTAGAAAGATATGACAATTTATTAAATGAAGTAAAAGAAGGAACAGTTAAAAAGGCAGGAGAGTATATAGATTCAGCGTTGTCTGATATAGAAAAATTATATAAAGAAACAGAAAGAGGTCAATCCAAGGCAGGAATAGAGTCGTTTGGCAAAATTTCAGAAGCGTTTGAATCATTGCGGCAGCAAGTGGAAAGAACAAATGACGCTATAGCTGAAAACGAGGCATTAAGTAAACAAAGAGAAGATCTTTTAAGAAAAAGATTAAATCCGTATTTTAGTACTGGGGATATTTTCAGATCAGAATCCGCATCAAGTAATGCTACGAGAAGAACCAGTATGGGGTCTGACCCTCAAACAGAGATCAAATCTTCCATGAGAGCGTTTCGTGAAGAAATGGGTTATACAACTAATGATTTCTACACAGATTTTGAAAATAGTTCCAGAGACGCGGCTCAAACATTCAAAAGCGAATTCAAATCTGCGTTCCAAGATTTTAGAAGAGGAACTGTTTCGGCGGGTGAAGCGTTGAGGCAGATGGCAATGAACATCCTAGACAGGATTGCCACGAATACCTCAAGTATGGCTATTGACGGATTGATGAGCGCCGCTTTCGGAGGTGCCTCTAATATCTTCGCGAGTGTCTCTAAAAATAGGTCCGGCGGAATGATTAGAAAGAGATATGCCACAGGAGGAATGGTTACTGGAGGCTCAGGGGTCATAGACGACGTTCCAGCATTATTGACGGACGGAGAGATGGTTATCAATAGAGAAGCGGTTAGAACCTATGGTGCGGACTATTTCAATAAGATCAACCAAAATCGGGGGGTAACTGGATCTCTGGAAAATCGTTATATATATTTGGATGCGAATGGAAATCCTAGTGCGAATCCAACTCAAGGACAATCTCGAATAAGCGCAGCACTGTCTAATATTGGAGCAACCAACGATTTGATGAGAGCGAATACCACAAGAATGGATCGTGAGCAAAGATTGGTCAATTATATAACTCAGAGAAGAAGCTACGATTACCAAAAGTCCCAAGCGATGAAAAAGTATAATCGCGGGATTAGGCAACAAGCGATTGGGGCTGGAATTTCTGCTGGAATCGGAATCGGAGGAGGAATGTTGGGGAGTTATATGAGTTCTTATTCTCCTCCTCCTTCGTCCGCTGGAACGATGGGCGTGCCTATGGGAACGGGGTCAAATTATTCTAATGTAGCCAATTCTGGAGCAATAGTCCCGAGGTCTGGAGCATCCAATAGAGACTCTTATCCCTACACTCTTACAGGAGGAGAGGGGGTCCTCAGAAAAGAAGCGGTGAATATGTACGGTCCCCAAATTGTTAATGACTTAAATAATGGTCGAGTCAAAACAATGAGGTTTGGAGGATCTGATTCAGAGTCGTCTATATCGGAAATCAGAGGACTTCCATCGTCTATTGATCGTTTGTCTAGTGCGATTACAAGTCTTCAGAACAAATCCAACGGATCTGATTCCGAGGGGAAAGTCAACAATAATTTCAATTTTAATATTGAAGTAAGAACTGATAACGGGCAAGTGTCGGTGAATGAAAGTAAATCGTCTAATCAATCCCAAGACAGCCAGAGTCAAACTGATAATAATAAAAAGATCGGAGAAGCTGTAAAGATAGTAGCGCAACAAGCTATTATTGACGGACTGAGAACCGGAGGATTGATTTACAACGCAATAAGGAGAGGCTAGATTATGGTTTGTTTTCTAATTCTTTTATCCTCTTTTCTAAAAGATAAAATTGCTTGTCGATAAGACTCACACTCTGATTGAAGACGAACTCCAAGTTCTGAGAGTTCGGAGAGGCAAAAGGGAGTCTATAATTAGGAGTAAAATCCCTGATTATTTCATGGTTTGCCGAATCATTGGAAACTCCGACATAATCAGTTTCTAAGATTATTTTTTGTTTCGAGATAGTAAGAACTCCTGACGTTTGATTGTCTGGAATATTAGAATCTAAAATTAAGATAATTCCATTGTCGGATATGATTTTATCTATTATCTCTCTTCTTATTACTGTTCTATCCGATTTAGATTTATATTCTATCTTAAACTCAGCTCCCCTTCCTTCTCCATCCATAAAGACGGGATTCGTTTCACTAGGTAAAACAGAATATCTTCCCGAGTTTTTGAGTCTGATCATTTTAATTTGACCTTTGGACCCAACTCCTGTTACCTCAAAAGATGCTCGATTATCTTCGGTTTCAGAGAAAGACTCTACTGGTTTTCCTCCATACAGATAAACAACGTCCCCTTTCTTGTATCCAGATCCAGCCTCTACAATATTCTCAACCTCGAAAACCTCGTACTCTTTAAAAACTAGTTCGCATTCGTCTCCATCGAGAATATAAGAAGAAACAGATTCGTCTTCTATGACTAAGTTTCTATTGTTTTTGATATAGAACTTTTCTGATATTTTAAAGTCTTCAATTGATTTTATAGAATAAGAGATTCCATCTTTTTGTATTCGTATATAACACCTATCGGAAACTCCATTCCAATTTGTTCCAGATTGAGCAACTACTTCTCTTGACCCATTGATTACGGAAACTTTGAAATTGTATGGTTTCATATTTTTTTATATTATCAGGAATTTAGAATGCTTGCAAGAGTTTTGTACGCTATTCCATTTCTCATTAAAACAATATAATCTCCAACTCCAGTCCCACTTCCGGCGTCAAGTTCATCCAAATCATGAGGATTAAAATCTATATAAACATTGGAAGAGTCTGTTCTTATAGAAACTCCAGACCCTCCCGTCAAAGTGCGACTATTGGGCAAATCTCCGGCTGAGGAAAGTAAAACATATTCATTGCCGGTAGCAGCACCGACTCCCCTTCTGGATATTTCGACAGTATTGCTCATTCCGATTCCAGTTCTGTGTCCCTCGTTCCCTGCGCTAATAGCAAAAGAGTCGAATCTATCCATTAGGCTGATGCTAATATATTGAGAATTCACAGTGTCGGACAATTTTGCATCTGCGGTATAAACATTTCCAAATCCAAAAGACTCGGCATCTAATGGAACTTCCACATATCCGATTCCAGTATCCCCAGAATAAGCATTTCCGCTTGTAAAATCCGACGCGCTGTAATAGACAAACGCTCCATACATATCCCTCATATTTTGCGGAAGCTCTGTCAGTCCAGAAGAACCACTAACGATAGAGAATTTTATGCTTCCATCTGTCGATATCCACTGATCTGTTGCTATTTGAGATCCATAAGCGTTGATTGATACCTCAGTCGTTTCCCCAGCTGCTCGATCTGTCAATCTGTATCCGGTTATAGGATAATTATTGACTTCTAAAATATCGTATCCGTTACTGTTTGACCAAGTTTCTGAAGAAACGTGAGGATAACTGATATTTGGGTCTAATTGGTTCCCTGCCGACGTTTTATAGTCTGTCGGGTTATATGACTCTACAACAACGTCATAATGCCTGTGTGGACCTCCTATGCTGTTTAAGCTGTTTACAGTCATATTGTAAACGTAACTAGGAGACGTATCCGACAAAAATGGAGACTGAAATCCAGTTTCCTGATAATAGATAGTAGAACTAGGAGTATTTGAACTGCTTGGTTCTCTGATGGAAATTCTGTATGTATTATTTCTTTGAATCAAAGAACTTGTATAACCTACTTGCCAACTAAAAGCTGGGGATTCTGAAACATATTCCTCAAAAAGAGTTGTTCCACTATCGTTGTAAAAATCCGTATTTTTTAAGATTGTAGATGGATCAATTTGTAGAGAGCTAATGATCGTGCTTTCGACTGGAGTAATCCCAGATACAGTGATAGAAGAAGAAGTGTAAGAAGAGCTTCTGGCACCCTCTATTGATACCGAATAAACCCTAAAATAATAAACACCATTTTCTATCGTACTATAAACTCCAGACGTTGTAGTTTTCGACAATATGATACTCGCCTCATCGGACGACGGATTAGGTTCCGATCCTATTTTTACGAAAACCTCGTAATGACTCAGTAATGATGATGAAATTGCGTCAAATTCAAAACTAATATCTCTAGAAACGGGGTCGTAAGATAATGACAGGTTATTCGGTCCATTTAATATTGAATTTTGAACAGTCTCAGAGTATTCGGGGGTGATCTCAGAGGAAATTGTGTCAAATTTATTTTCCAGATATTCCAATCCCATTATCTCATACTTATGATCCTCAGTTTGTGATATATTCGCACAAGTATAATAAGAGTATTGATTGGTCTCTAGTCCAATATCTTCCGAACCATAAGATTCCCCAGATGCCAAATTAACTGTCCAGATATTGTTATTCGTAAACAGATCGTAATTGTTAAAGTCAAAAACTCCGCTAGAAGGAAATGTTATTCTGGTTCTTCCGTCAGAAAGAGATGAAAAGTACGAATCATTCACATCCGCAGTCTGGATATAGTTCCTTTTTATGTTAGAATAATCGGATGACGATTCGATATTAACAAGGACTGGATCGTATTTAAATGTTGATCCTAAAACTTTGATTTCATAATTCTTCCCGCTTGCGTAAGATAATTGTCTGTCAAGATCGAGAACCAGTCCTGTTCCAGTGGTGAAGCATTGTAAGATCCTTCCAGCCTCATAAAATCCCTTTCTATTAGAATCATGTACTTGAAACAAATCCCCAATTCTGAGAGTCTGCGCCTCTAGTCCTGCTACAAAACTCACAGTTTCTTTTTGCTTACTAGATTCAAGAGTCCATCTCCCCGCTCTTATAGCCTGCCCTCTACTTGTTGTTGCAAAACTTGTTAGTTCAACCTCTTGGATTCCGTATCTTTTGATCCCGTCCGTATCCTCGATATATTCAAAGTTTGGTCGATAATAGTTGTTCTTATCGCTATATCTTACTATCGCGGTGGTATATCTATTCTTTTTGCTAGTAGAAAAGTATTTGAAATTTCCATCCTCAACATTAGCATTAGTAAAGGTATAAACAGGATCTCCCTTGTATCTATCTTGAGAAAAGAATATTGATCCACCTTGATAATAGGGAATCCCGTTAAAAACACTTGAAAGATCGTTGATGACCTTATACGCCTCCTCTTTTGATCCGATATAACTATTACAAGCGAATCTAGGCTCTAATCCTCCCTCTCCATCCGAAACCAAGGTGTCACAATTTTTAGCTATTTGATATAAGTCCCATTTGCTTGCCGAAAGATCAGATTCGGAAATTCTTCTTCCAAGTCCGTATGTCTTATCGGTCATTATATCATAAACGACCCACGCTGGATTATTTGAGTACTCCTTGTCCGTTTTAAACTCTCCGTTCCAATAGTCAGAACCTTGTGTTCCGGTTGTTGTGGACAAGGTTGAATCTCCATAAGACCTTAATTCTGGATCGTAGTTGTTCGGAACCTTGATCTTTTTGAGTCTCATGTGATAGTATCTACTCGGAATACCGTTAAACTCTCTTGCGTCAAACTTTGTTCTTGCTACGCTACACTTTGGATATAAAAAGTTATTCTCATAAATTTCAGTAATAGCCTCGACAAAACTCTTATTTTGAAGGTATGTGCTTGTACTATCTTCCGTTTCTCTAATGATCTTAATTTCCCAAGCGACAAAATCCGATTCATTAGTGAAAGAAGAGAAGTCGATTCTAGATCTTCTTATATAGTCGGTATTAATATTTCCTTCTATCTTTTCCTCTTTAGCAAGAACGAATTCTTTGATTTTGTTTGGATTTGCGTAGATAGCTCTGTAGTAAATAGAATAGATTATCTCAGTTGCATAAGTGTTAAGTTCTGTTGAAACGACTTGTTTGTAAAGAGCCGGAACCCTTATATCAACATAGCATGAGGAAACGTCCCTGTTCGTGATCCTATAAGTCTTTGCATAATCATCACTATACGGATTTACTCTGCTAACAATAGGATTTGATGCCGCTCTAAGTCTTTCCCCTATAGGCCGCGTAATTGTTATTTCATTGTTAGAGCTACTGTCTGTTAGAAGGTATCCATCGTCAGTTCCTCTGCTTACTGAAACGTTAAAACTTGAAAAATTATATTTACCATCACTATCTACCAAGGGAATTTCGTTCCAAAAGATAGACCTAAGCCAAGGAACATCTGCTAGTCCGCTTGGAGTAGAATAAGGGGTGAAACTTTTAGATGACCAACCAATATTCCCTTCTGTTCCAGAGTAGGAATAGTAACCACTCACAAGTCCATGAACCTCCCCTTCTGATATTAGGTCATAAGTCTCTATAGAGCTGAATGATAATGCGGATACAGATTCCTCCAAACCTCCTCTGTCAAAAGAATAACGCTGACCCAATGTTGGAATTGCTGGACCGCGCTCAGGTACCGGCGGAGAAAAAACAAAAGATCCTCCGTCGTAGTCTTGATAAATTCCCTCTGTAGCCGTAAATCCTGCCATATCTTAACCTTGCAATGTCGCTGAGTATTGTGCCGGAGAGTCTGACGCTAAAAATGATGACATCTGCTGTTGAACCTGATACCAATAGATGAAATATTTAGAGAAATATAAGTTGTGATACTGTTGCTTTCTATAATTATCTGGATGAACCATCCAATAAGGGATTCTCAAAAACTGATCGTACCAAACTAAATCCGATTGATATTCTTCGGACGCTAAGTAATTGACGGCCCAATCGTACTGACTCGCCTTATCCACGATTATAATTCCAGAATCGGTTTTGTTAAAATCATTATCATCTCTCAAGATATAGTCTCTTACCTGCAAATTTTGAGCAATGACATTCGATCCCACGATTAACTCTCCATATCCCAATGGAACCGGCCCCCCCTCTGAAACCGTATTAACCGGACCTCCAAATAGATAACTATCTCTTTGTGAACTTTCAATATCTCCAAATGGCTCAAACTTTGGAGGCTTGCTCAGAAGTATCATCGCTCCAGCGGCAGCAAGTCCTAATCCCGCTACAATCAAAGTTCCCGATGTGAGTCCAAATCCCAATGTTATCGCGCCAGCGGCAGCTCCAACTCCCGTTGCAATTAAAGCTACAGCAGCCACAATTAAAACTATCCCCAATATATTTTTATCTGATCCACTGAGAGATGGAATAATATCTATCGTTTCCAACGATTCGTAACTCATCATCAGTTCAGAATTTTTAATATCCTCAACCTCTTTAATATCTCTAGGAGGATTGATATTCTTCTCGTTAACCAGAACCTCATACTCTTTGGATGTGTTCTTTTCGTCACCTAAATATTTAAACAATTTTCCGCCAGACATGATATCAATAGCCCTAATAGCCTCAGCAGCAGAATTAACTTTCAATTCCCAAACTTTTCTTCCTAAAAATTCCCCGAGAGAATCATGGAGATTAACTTTTACCAAATTGTTCATGCCTTAAAAAAATCTTAGATAATTTCCTGTAATCGTCAGAGTATATCTGAATACACGATTGAGTATTGTTCGGATGATGAAGGATCTCGTTATTCCCAAGGTAAATCATCAAGTGGCAAGGAATATTCGTTTTTGGATCTTCAATCACTATTATATCATGTTTTCTCAACTCGTTTGACGTTATTTCGTAAAATCCCTCTTTTTTAAAATTATCAGTGATTAGATGAGGATCATTCGATTTCCAAAATTTATTTCGAGAATAGTCTTTGATTTTGATAGCAAACTCATTGAAAAAATAATCTCTGACTAGAGAAAAGCAGTCATTATATCCAATATTAAAGTTTTTACCGATATAGTCTGATACTATATTTTTCGGATCATAATAGGAAAAGTCCTTGGATTTAACCGAGTATATTAGAAACTTATAACTACAACTGTCACTTTTCTGTTTGTCCAATTCAGAAGGTGCGCTGTCAGATACGATATGAGAATGAACAACATACAATATCTTTGATTCTACTTTCACTTTAAGAAAATCCCTAGTTCTTATCTTAAATTGAAAATCGTCTGGACTTACATTCTTGCACTTTTTAAACTTTACAGAACCTTCTGATAAAACCACAAATCCGCAAATCTCTCTGTCAGGAGAAGATTCACTATATTCTTTAATTTGGTCTAGTATGGATTGTTCGAGCATTATCTGATCCTGTTAACTCCTTTAAAAGATCCGATTGGCAAATTGCCATTTTTGACTTCGGCCCCATCGGCTCCGGCCCCATACCTTAATTTACAACCAGATATTTTTTGAGAACACAAATCGGCAATCCAGTAAGTAGAGTTTGGCGGGATTTTCCCAGTTGGTACTGTGATCTTGGCGACGAAATAGTAATTTATACCATTTTTACTAATATAAACTTGATCTCCTTTGGAATACCCAAGAGTTGACGACCATTTTCCTCTGTCGGTGATCCCAACATAAGACGGATCAGAGGGGAGAATATCATCGTTTAATAGAAGTAAGATAGACTCGTCGTTCCTATTGGCTACCGAGATGGCCCTAGACGGAAGAGTCGCTGTTCCATGTTCATCAGTGTTTTTTCTAGAACTATACTCATAAACACACCCACATCCTCTATATTGAAATCGGCAATAATCATTAGTAATGATACTATTGGGAAGATAAACATGTTCAAAATCTAAAGGAGAACTCAACTCAAATCCAAGAGTATATTTGTCTTCGCTTGTTTTTCTCTCAACATAAAAAACCTCTCTGGACAATTCGCAATTTTCATCAGGATCAAAGTCGGGAGGAGTCCCATTTGGAAAATTGACTAAAGGAAGTTTGTTGGCAAAAGTCCTATATCTTGTCACTTTCGCTCCGGCTAAGTCCCCAATAATGTTTAAGTTAGTTTTAAACGAAGAAAAAGCTGCCAACCCAGACTCAGAAACAGTCATTGTTAGTTGAGGCTTGGGGAGAGTCCCATCTCCTTTCTGCGCAAAGTCTGTGGCGTTTATAGGAAGAGGATAATAGACTTTATTTCTCCAGACGATATTTTGACCAATTAACTTTGGATTATTGTGGAACCTAAAAAAACTAGACCCATCTATGGAAGTGTCTATGGATTCAATTATATTCAAGTCGAAAAGAATATCGGAAATGTCAATCTCAAACAAATCTACAATGCTCTGTACTTCTAAAGATTGGCTAATTTTAGATGCTGATTTTAAGGAAGATTCTGATTGGGACTTGGATATAGTGGACATATTTTAGATTACAACCTCTTCAAATGTCGCAGATACGTTAAAATTATCATAAAAAACAGGAGACGATGTATAATTTCTACAAACAAAGAGTTTTTCCGAATCGTAAGGAGCATTTCCTATGAAGATAAAACTTATATAGCCTTTCATTCTAAACAAAAAGTTGAGAATTGCCTCGGTTTCATACAAATCTCTCGAATTAAATGACAAATCTATATTTAACAATTCATTATTTATTCCATCCTGAGTTCTTTGCTCATATCCATCTCCAAATTTAATGGCCTTGCTCTTAGGAGAATGATTTACGCTCTTATTATAACTAGGAATCCAAATAAATTTAGGTTTTTCTTGACCAGTTTTTGAAAAAGTTGCGTATCCTCCCCATTTGTCAGTCTCGAAAGAGGATGTGGAAGTGTGAGATACTAGAGAATAGTAACTCTTAGAATTGTAGATGACTCTACCGTTCTTTTGATAATATGTTGATTGCGCCCAACTAGACGGAGTTGAATCGTAGCTCATTTCCTTGTTCCTACAAATAAAATACACTAAGAATAGTGTATTTTCAAGGAGAGATGAGCAAGGTTACTGAAAAATATAAGATAGAAAAAGACAATCAGTATGTATTTTTGAACTCTTTAAAATTAAAAGGGGTTCAAAATGTCTCAGCCTCTTATCAAAAAAATTTATCTTTGGCGGACTATTTTGGTAACAATGAGATCATCCAGCTTCCAAACGAAGAGCCGAATGGCCAATGTTCAATCAACAGCCTCTATATAACTTCAGATCCGTACATTCAATATACTGGGGATATTGGGACTAGCTTTTCGATATTAAGATCAGTTGGGAGTTATGAAAATAATTTTTCATTTACTTCTGGTTTTATGGTATCGTATTCTCAGCAATGTGGAATAGGAGAGATTCCGTCAATTTCTACCACTTGGAATTCTTACGGAGATATAGGAGGGTTAAGTACAGGAGAAAATATAAATCTATCCACAATCACATCTGGAGATTATTTAGAATTGTCTCAAAATATAGTTGGATACAATGGAATTGGGATCTCTATAGATGATTTTACAACCAACAGAGTGATGCAGTATTCCCTGTCTATTCAGTGTCCGAGAAACCCTAAATATGTAGTAGGTCAAATTAGGCCGAGATATGTTTTACAAACTACTCCGATTCAGATCGACATATCTTTCGAGTACGAAATCGACAATTACGAATTAGATTCTCTGAGACAAGATCCATGCAATCCCACTTCTAAGAATATAACTATAACCGCTAAGAATTACCAAACTAAGAATACCATATTGTCATATTCATTTTCGGATATGAAATTGATTTCGGAAGATTATTCTTCCAACACTGAATCCTACGTGACCGTTTCTGCTAACTACAGAACTTTTTTAAACTAATGCTAGAAGCGAAGAATTGCAATATATCTATCAATAATACAGGAATTATGGCACAATCGGTGTCTATAAACTCCTCTAATTCCACTTTTCCGGTTCAGAGCATCGGAAAAAAAGGGTTTTCTAGATATATAGCAAATGGCCCGATAACTCATTCCGTTTCAATTGACTATATTTTGAAAACGGATGACGAGCCGAATTACAATATTTTTAACTCAATAAAGTCCCACATTAACTCAAGCTCATTTCAAAAATGCGATATAGTTATGGGAGGAATATCCGGCTCATTTTATTTGGACTCATATTCTGTAAGTTCCTCCCCTAATAATCTGACGACTGCTAAAGCAACTTATATTTCATTTGAAGAATCTCTTAGTGGATACTTAAACGATTCTAAAATAACAGACGGAAGTTTGAATTATGTTGGATCTACAACCGGATTTTCAAACGGATGGAGTACATACTTTTACGAAAACGAAGAGTTGTCACAAAGCTCGGTTTATGATTTCTCCTATTCATTTAGAGCGTCTTGGGAGCCTTCTTATGTCATGGGATCTAGGGTTCCGTCTCAGGTTGATTTAATGGAATACTCAGAGTCTATTTCGGTAGTCAGAGACATATATACCAAACCCGTTTTCTCTGGAGATCCATTATACTTCTCTCAAGATATTAGTGGGAATTTTAATGGAACTAATAGAAATTCCGAACTCAGAGTGTATGGATTGTGGAAGCTTTGTGGTGGAGATGGTAGTTTCTTAAATTTTTCCCTATCTGGATCAAGCATCACATCTTCCACGGTTAGTTATTCTCTTGGCGATACAATTCTAACAGAAACGACTGCCTTTAATATCGGATAATTATGTTCTATACTTTCAAGAATGCAAAAATATCCTTAAACGGAAGAGATTTAATAGCAGAGTCGGCGACTTTATCTCATTCCGCTTCTGTAGAATCATTTTATCAAGAAGACGAAAGAAATAGCTCTAGATATACCAGTAATAACGGAATAAACGGATCGTTTAGAGTCAGTTACTTTTTAACCGGAGAAGACTTTTTAAAGGATTATATAAGTAACGAACTCTCCTTATCTGGAAATTTTGGAGGAATGTATTTTACATCTGGATACCTGCAGTCTTATAGTATCCAAGGATCTCCCAACTCTCCTTTAAAGGTGGATATAGATGGAGTATTTTTCGATGATATCGAAGGATCTTTTTCTCCTACTTACGAGGACATATCCAAAACAATTGATTTTTACAATAATTCAGACACCTCTATATCTTTGACTGTAAACGGAATAGGATCTATATCTGAGATAACTTCTTATTCTTATTCAGTAAACAATGATATTTCTCCAGTATTTTACGAAAACTCCACCGTTCCAGATAGAATATATTTTGGGAGAAGGTCAGTAGAAGCCTCATTCTCCTCATCTAATTTGTCCACATTATTGGGATTAACTGGAAATGGATGCGAAGCGAGTCTCACATTCTCTAATCAAAACGGAAATTTAGAGTCGTATTCTATAAACGGGATCATGTCGTCTAAGGATTATTCCTCCTCAGTAGGAGGGAAGCTATCTTCCAATATAACTATATTGTCTGAAAACTATCAAGATTCCCCTTTTATAACCTCGTTCTCGCCAGATCCATCTGCTCTATCAGCAGGAGATTCTGTCATTATAAACGGAACGAACCTCTTGAACACAAGAAGACTGGTTTTAGAGGATAGAGAATTTTCCAGCTACTCTATAACAAATGATTCTGAGATTGTTGCGAGTATTCCATCGGATGCGGTTAGCGGGAATTTTACATTATATACTTACGGTGGATCTTTTACCACCGGATTCGCTATGCCAGATGCGTCTATAACTATTTCATCGGTTTATCCGTCTAGCGGAGTGGAAGGAGGGAGTTTCTCGATAAGTGGCGATAATCTCTATAGAATTTCGAGGGTTAAATTATCGGCGGATTCTTATTCAACAGAATGTGATTTTGAAATTCTAAACGCATCTACTATCAACGCTATTGTTCCAGCAGACTTTGGAGGGTACGGACTGTCTGTAGATCTTTATAGTTCTGGATTAGGAAGGGGAGATATATCTGGAAGTTTGGCAAATTCTTTCAATATTCTTCCAGAGATTGTGGACTTCACCTCTTCGGGATATCCGAATTCTTTGATAGTTATAGTTACCAATGGTCATCAGGGATTCAACAAGATCGTTTTCAACGATGGTCCATATTATGAAAATGCTGGAAACATAACTTACGACGAGTTGAGCGGAATTATACCAGAAGGAGATACTTACGGGAAGATCAAGCTATATAATACCGGAGAGAATGCGTTTGTTGAATCTCTTGCTAATTTTTATCCAATTGTAAATCCAAGTGGAATCAACCCTACTAGCGGTCAAGTTGGAACTGCGTTTTCAATCACTGGCCAAAATTTTAATACGGGATTGATGTACAATACCAGTCCCAGTAATTATCTCGTGGACTTTAACGGTGTCACTGGCGAAATGGGATGGGTATCTAATTCAGGACTAAGTGGGAACATGGTAGATATGCAAACGAGTGGGCCGATTAGGATTTTCTCGAATGACGGAGTAACACTTTATCCAAATAGTGTATCATTTGATTTTATTCCGCCCGATATAAATCTGACAGGTATAGACAGTTTAACTCTGAGCGGTGACGCATCATCTAACAATAAAATCAGAGTTTTGGGAGAAAATCTCAGATATGTCGATTCAGTGTATTTAACTAAAACTAACAATCCGTCGATTGGAGCTAATTATAATATTTTATCAGGAAACGGGACTGGAATAGGAGTCGGATTACTTGGAAATACTGTTAGCTTTTATATAAGTGGAGCCGATTTGATGCCAACTGGAACTTATTCTATCTCAGCTTCTGATCCATACTCCTCGGACTCGATCTCCACATATATACTATATTAAAAACCCATCTTTTGGAAGAGGGATTTAGCGAAGCTACTTGTTGATCTTTTTCTTGAGCCTTCCCAAGAGTTTAACCCCCAAGGTGGGCTTCTGAGAATGAAGTTCGTTTAAGTTTTCGGGGTCTTTTTCAAAAACCTCCCCTTCTTTTTTCAATGTCTCAAGGATAAAGGAAAAACTATATCCAAGCTTATTCATACAATCTTCAATCATTTGAACAATATTAGAAGAACCGTATTCTTTCTTTACGTGCTTCTTTGCTTTCAGCTTATTGGAGCTATTCTCTGGAGCGATTTCATCCTTACCACAAACATTGATTTCCAAGAATGTCCTAACGGCACGAGAAAACGCTCGATTCTCCGCACAAGTAGCAAGATACTGGCCCATAAAGTCATCAGTATTATCGAGATTCGCATCAGCAGTACTTGTATGAACGATTGGTCTTCCTTCCGTTTCAAAGTTTCCAATCCAAGAAATTTCACAGCTCATAGAAGAGAAGTCTTCTCCTGTGTTGATAATTGGATATTTGATACTATCGTATCCGCGAATCTTCGCTAACCACTTGAAACCAGCAAGATAGATCAACAACTTATTATCAGGAAGATTGTCGATATCCTCTCCTTGCAAATCAGTATCTTTCACATAGAAAAATTTCTTGGGAAGAGTTTTCCTCCAGTCAATCTTCCCATATTCATCGAAAACATATTCGATTCCTTTTACAAGTCCGTTTTCGTCCCTTTCTACTTTCTTAATCTTTAATTCTTTCATACAAGGTATAATGTTCTATATCTTTCCAAAACTCTTTTGTTTTTTTAATTGGCTTGATTTCTTTTGCAAGACCACTCGGCTCAGAATCCAAGTAATGCTGTTCTGATAAGTATAATTTTCCTGCGGAAAAAGTCAACTTTTTAGTTTTGAAAAATAGGTCTTTCTTGGTTGGAATTTTTTCTGGAACACCTTTCCATTCAATAATCGGACCATAATCAATATACTTCAACTTAGTTTTCTTTAGATCATCCCCAGAAGAAGAGGAGATAAGAAAAACAGTTAGTCCTAATTCAAAACAACTTTTCGCAAATTCCATATCGCAGAAATCAACGTGAATTGCCATCTCTCTAATTCTAATCCTGTTTCTCTCAAGCATATCAAGATTGATAGCTTTTTTCGTTACAATACAACAGTTTCCAACCGCCAGTTGTTTCTCAAGAACGATTTCGTCATGTTCAAGATCCATCCTAACAACAATTGCGTCAATTCTGAGTTTATCAATATCGACGGTCATATTGGGAACCATCTCTACAGATTTATTAACGTACCTTTTGCCAACTTGGACTTCTTTAAATGGAAATGTGTTCTCAATATTGAGAAGTTCTAAAACATTGTCGCTAATCTGAGTAGGAAGTATTTTATTGATAGTCATTTCTTGGTCGGACATTCCGAAAGAACATTTTTTTCCAACCTTGATTTTCCTATAGTTCTTTTGACTGCCAAAATACTTTCCAGAATAGCAAGCGTCACTATCCGAAAACAATTGGACAAAATTCTTATCATATCGACCGACAATTTGACACATAAATTCGGAAGTAGATATCACGAGCATACTGTTTTTTACAAGATATGAAATCTGTCCTATTGACAAATTGCCAAGCAGAATAATCGTATTATCCAATCTTTCGCATCTTTCATCCCCCATTTGAACAACCTTAATATTGTATTTTTCCAAAGTGGGAACAATTATATCAATAACATCCTGATAGTATGAATAAGATCTGATAGGATCACTCTCCATGTGAAGAATAATATATTTATCGAAAGGTAACGGAAACAACTCTTCCAAAAGGAAGGGATCTCCAACGGCTATATTGCAGTTGTCTGAAATTTTATCTATTAAGTGCATTTTTAAAAATCGTTGTCGTTATGAAGATATGTCTTGTCATCCAATCCCTCATCAATTTGGAAAGAGATATCGAAAAGTTTATCATCAGTTAGATACCCTTCTAACCAAACATTGTTCCTCATCTCCTCAATAAATGGGATAACTTTCTTGATATACGGATTTCCGTTAAAAACATTACTATGTTCTTTAGGGCAGCTAACATAAATATCATACCCATCGTATTTTTCAGAACAGTTTTTCAACAGAGACGTAACCGCAATCACGTTTTCCAATCCGTGAGACACTACTAAAAGAATTCTATAGTCATTTTTAGAATCTTTTAAGAAACTTTTGATATAGTCATCTTTGGATATATTTTCCTTTTCAGATCCTTTGGACGCTGTTTGTCTAAAGTATGTTTCGATTTCAGCTCTCGGAACTCCCTGATTGATCTTGGTCATCCAGTGGAGCATTCCATCATCGTTAGGGCTAATAATTTGTCCGAGAATATTCTCATAAAGACTCATTAACCATTTTTGATTATCTTCAATTTCTGGAACGAAACAATTAGGATTGTGTTTGTCTAAATCTTTAGTAGTGATTCTTTTTTTAATCAAAGGCATTTTATCAAATTCTGCTAATACCTTTTTCATTACATTATCTGTAGAATAATTTTCATGAACCCATTTCTTAGACTTTTCAACGAGGGAGTTTTTAAACTCATCACTCATAGAATAAACCTCCATCAATTTTTCAACAATGGATCTAGGATTTGTCGCGGCTTTTGTAAAATTAGACTTAGGCTCAAACGTGGGAGTCCAGTCTATGCTAATCGTCCCAGAGTCGGGATCTGAACACATTTCCTCGCCACAACTATAATTGGACACCAGAGTAATCAAGCCAGCGTACTTTGCCTCCTGAATTGGAATTTCCTGCCCTCCGCTAGTGAATGGGTGACAATAAACGTCCATGACATTGTAAATTTCATTTAGTTGAAATTCGGAAACTCCATTCGCAATATTGATCGTATTCTTACTCCCTTTCGCCCCACAGTAAGAACAATCCTGATTTGGCCCATGATAACTTGAGATTTCGTATTTTCTGCAAACTGGGCAATAGTAAGTGCAGAGAACATTTTGAGGATTGATTCCGAACTCTTCCATATAAAAAAGAATGTCCCAACCATTTCCTCCAAAATTAGAACCCTCCTCAAAACAAGTGTGAAGCAGAAGCTTTGACTTTGGAACAATCTTTTGAAATTCTGCGAAAGCCATCAATAACTGAGGAACGCTTTTTCTCAATTGATTCCTAAAAACAAAACCAATAACATAATCATCGTCAATATTGAATTTTTTGCGAAGTTCGGTTCTTTTTTCTTTTTCTATCGGATAGAATTTGGAATGGTCAATCATTCCGTGCATTGTCTTAACATGAGTATGACCAAGACGATGAAGCTCCTTTTCTGCGAAGTTACTCCAAACCCAAAAGTTTGGGATATCCTTTGCTCTCATTTTGGCGGTTCTGTGAATAGGAAGAGAGTCCAGCGTAGTCCAGATCACGCTATTGATTTCCCTGAACCAACTTTTATCAATCGTATAATCGACTCCCCAAATGTCCTCAACGCCAACGTAGATATCGGGTTTGAATTCCTTGATTACTTTATCAATAGAGAACCATCCATATCGAATAAGGTCGATAAACCCTTGTCTATTTTTCTGGTTTTGTCTATTCAAAAATTCATCTACCTCTTGTTTGTTGTCCGGCAATGTTCCAGCACATTTCCAAGGAAGTCTTTTTAACGATGGATCGCTATATTTTAATCCAGAGGCGAATTCCATGACCTCGTATTCGCCAGTGGATTCAAGATACTTCAAAACCTCTTTAGCATTCCTACTAAATCCAGTTTTCAGCATTGAATAAGCGGAATGATATAAAATTCTTTTCTTTCGCATTTGAATTATTATATCCCAAAATACAAAAAAAAACCGAATTTCTTTCCAGAAAAACGGCTTTTGATTTTTTATATCTTTTAAGTTGATTTAATCTCCTAGCAACTTGTCTCTCTTGTTTGCAAACTGCGTATATGCGCGAGACAAAAGATTCAATTGCTTTCGCTGCTCGTCATCCCTCAATTCCTGAGAAACCGATTCAGCTTCCTTAAGGATGTTAGAGATGATTTTGTTTAATTGCTCAATTTCGTTGGTCTCCATGTTTTTCTATATTATATTTTGAATCAAAATGGCACATCCTCGTCTTCGTTATCAGAAGATCCGGTATCAAATTCGTCATCATCGTAAGGAGGATTATTGGTTCCTTCTTCCGCTTTCTCTGGAGCCGGAACAGTATTTCTCTGAGTCTTTTGCGCAGGTTGATGCTCACCCTTCCTTCGATTACCCTCTTCTCGACCGTTAGAATCACTGAATCTATTTCCATTGGAGTTTTTCACGCTACTTGCCAACGACGCTTGGATTTGAGAATCAAAATGAGCGTGAAGAACAGCTTCCAGAGCTTTCTCTAAAAGCATTACCTCACTTGCTTCAAGAGTCATCGCTACATAGTTCTTGTCTCCAATATCTAATAATTGGAGAGTGAATTGTCCGAATTTGCAATTCTCGTGTTTTGGATAAAACTTTAAAGACTTTTGAGAGGATGGCGTTTTGTGATAAAAGTTAGCATCATAAGATGTTTTCATCACTGAATCCTTATCCGTATAATCAATTTTTATATGCTTGATCGCACGTTTTTCTCGAATGCAAGAAAGAATTTCTGCTACTTCGTTTTCATTCAGCATCAACGTGATATTCTTAGTTTTATCTTCAAAACTATCTTTAAAATACCCTTTATTGTTTTCTTCGTCCCAAGAAGATTGCTTTGTTAATTGAACGAAAACTCCTCCGCTGGCATCAGGAAGAGTAACCCTCCGTCCATCTTTCATGAAGCTTCGATTTACAGGATTTATAGATAGAGCGGAACCTGAATTATATTTATTTGGTTTGTATAATTTAATCATCTTTTTTAATTTACTTTACTTGACTTGTTTTTGTCAACACTTTATTTGGAATAATTCCGATATTCTCACAGAACATCGATGTTCTTTCTTTATTCGGAGATCCTTTGACCACAACTATGTCACCTTTATCTGGAAGTTTCCCATTGTTGGTTTCGCAATTGGATATTTCGTCCTCTCCAACCAACATAATAGTGAAAGTTCCAAAATCATCGGCGACCTTATATCGTAGATACTTATTGTCTCTTTTTGAAATTCCTATGAATGGCTTCTCAACGATTTCGCATCCGAGTCTGATTTTCTCACCATTCCCGAATTTCGCTTTCTTGATTTCTGGTATATTATAGACAGATTGATATTTTTTTTCAAGAATTTTCTTCAAAGTATTTGAGAAAGAATATCCGAGATAGTGTCTCTCAAAATACCAATTAGAATATCCCTCGTGCTTAGAATTGATTTCCATCATCTTCTTATACTTAAAAGTATTCTTCCTGATCGTGTCCATTCTACTGGGAGCAACTAGAGGTTTTCCGTTATCCCCTATCTTTTGGGAAATCTTTTCTAGGGCAATATCTATCCTTTCGTCAATATTGTATTGAATCAGAAGGTTTTTTTCCTTTGTGAGTTTATTCCAATATTGAATCTCAAAAGAAAATTCATTCCTAGATTTGATGAAATCATCAAAAAATCCACATCTGGTTAAACTTATGAGAGTGGTGACATCTAGTTTTGCCTCGTTCGCATTCAGAAGAATCTCATATTTGGAGTCAAAGTTTTCTAAAAGTTTATCTAGTTTTTGTTTCTTTTCTTGTTTGATTCCACGAACGCAAGCAATTCCATGACGGATATTTTTGTCCTCAAGTGAAAAATCAATCTGACTTTTCCCAATGCAAGGAGGAAGCAATTCTATATTTTCCCCGACCATTTCTCTTTGGATGCTTCCAACTTCGGACTGTTGTTCTCCTTTGTTATTGGTCATTTTTAGATTCCCAAGAAAAAACTGAGTTGGGAACTTGTATTTTAAATAGATGGTGATTGCGGTAAGAGCGGAATAAGCGATACTGTGACTGTTGCTCGCCACCAATCCGTTCGCCAACACAAAATTGTGACAAGGATTATCTACCTCTATATCAATAAGATCCCTCTCTTCGAGTTCTGTGGATTTAATGATTCTCATTTTTGACTTTCTTCCATATCCATATTGGTTCACCAAATTTTCCAGCTTTATCAGATTTACTATTTGGCCTTTTCCCCATTTCCAATCCCCAACAACCTTGATACTCGGAATTTTCCAAAGTGTCAATGAATTTGTTCATCGGATCGCAAATTTTATTTATCCGATGATGACAATAAACATCACTAATATTGATAGCGAGAGTTCCATTTTCGTCTAAACTATCCCAACTATTTTTAATACTTCTGAAAAGAAAATTTTCCAACCATTCTTCAAAAACCTTATATTTTACCCAACTCTGAGATTCGTCATAACTGTATCTTTCAATATCGTAATAAGGGGGAGACGTAAAAATAAAATCAAAATTTTGACTGTACTTATATTCTTCAGCCTGACCGACATTCATGTTGACAAACTTTGATCCGTTATCAAAAATCTGAATCTGCTTATTGTAACCGTCAACTAGTTTTTCATTGGGATCTAATCCAAAATAAGAAACCCCAGTGTTTGAAGCTAAAAATCCACTCAGCCTATCCCCCCAACCAGAGGAAAAGTCAAGAATTTTCTTAGCCTCAAAATGATCGTACAAGACTTTCGCCACAGATGGTCTAAATTGGCTCGCAATGTACTTTCTAAGCGATATTAGAGTCCTGATAGTATCAGAGTTAAGGGACATAATTTTAAGAGTCCACAAACCGTTTAAAAGAGTATTTAAAAACTTCGCATTATTCCAAACTCTTTCGGGACTCGGACTGTTGATAGAATTTGTTTTCCACCGATTATATTGGTGAAAATAATTGCTTGATTTATTCCCAACGTTGAGAGATTTTAAAAGAATGTCCTTTCTCTCAAATTCATAATCATACCGAGTGTTCCATTTTGATTCGATTAAAACATCAGATACTTTTACTCTGGTTAATTTGTCAAAATCTTCTTTTGCATCTTGCTCGGTTATTTTGAGATAAGGAAGAGGAGGATCTTTCATCATTATCTCCTCTATTATTCTGTGCTTAATATCTCCTTTAGAGAATCTTTCGTTTATTTGTTTCCAGTCTCGTTCTGATACGTTGAACTCTCCGTTTTTTATAAATTCCCTAAGCATTCGATATAGTCGTTTGATTTATTTAAAGATTCAACAGAATTTATCTCTTTAAAATGTTTTTCTGTCAATTCAAAAGGATTCAGATATTTGTACTTCAAATTAGCAGAATTGCATCTTACTTCCATCCTGTTCCATCCATCAGTTTTCCCCTTTTTGAGACATTTTATATTTTCATGAGAAAAATATTCGTCTTTTCCTATCCAGCCAATTAGCCACGCTTTTTTGAAATCCTTATGGACTCTCATAAAAACATATTTGTCGCAATCCATTCCTTTAGAATAAAAAGGTACGCTGGCATCAAATGCTTCTGATTTTCCCACGATTGGATCAACATCCACCCCTTGAGTCTTAGTTTTAACATCATAATTTACTTTTCCATTTTTACTAATAAAATCATAATCATATACAACATTCCCAACATATTTTAGTTTATTCCTGAATATTTGAAAAAATAAATATTCACCTAAGATTCCAGATGAATTCCTATTTCCCTCCATAAAGGATCTATTATTGAGCTTCCCCATCGATTCGGCAATTTCGCGCAATCGATCAATCGTACTTGGAATATCGAAGTTTAATTCATAACATCCTGAATCTAACTTACTTATACATATTTCCCCATCTTGAACTTTTAATCTAAACATATTTAAAGTCACATTGGAAATCATCTAACGATTTAATCGGAATCATTCTCCCACTCCTTTGCTCCATAAATTTGTGAGATTTGGACGAAACTACTTTCGCTCCAGAGTCAAATTTGTATTCGACTGCCGGTTTGTTAGAACGATAAGTTTGAGTAACAGTAGATTCTACAATTTCATCAATCTCGAAATCGTAACTATAAACTTTATCCCCGATATTCAAATCACCGATTCTTTTGCTCCCATAAGGAGTTTCAACCTCTGTGTCTGGATCTAAGCACTTGTTAAAACTATAGCTCGCGGAATCGTGCAATAATTTCCAGTAAATCTCAAAAACTTCTGGATCATAACCCCTCTCCTCCCCAGCTTTTCTAAGAACCGGCTCGAACTTGTCAATAATTTCCTTTTTCTTCTTACCGACTCCTCTTCGGATTTGCTCTCCATCTTCTAAAGATAATCCGAAAACTTTACTGGCAATTCTCATCAGTTGCTCCTGATATATAAGCATGTTGCCACTTTCTTTTAAGTAAGGATCAAGGACTGGGTGAAGAGAGGGCGGAGTTCCTGAAGCTGTGTATTTGCTGTAGGGTTCGATGAATTGCAAAGCGCCCGGTCTCGCGATAGCCAACACCGCACTCAAATCCTCAATATTCCTCGGTTTAATAGCCCTAGTAGTCTTATACGCAGTATCTTCGCTAATTTGGAACAATCCGTACCTAGAATCCAAATCCTGACAAATCTGATAGATATAAGGATCTTCAATATCAATATCGTCAATATCTAATCCCACAATCTTACAAACCTCATCAACAACACTAAGAGTTTTCACCCCTAGTAGGTCTAGTTTAATGGTTAAAAGTTCTACCACGTTCTTATTATAAGAACTCACAAGATTCCCCTCTTTCGTCAATTCTACTGGAAGAGTTTTATCTAAAGAGTGTTTGCTTACAATGATTCCGCTCGCATGAACTCCTTTGTTTCTAGGGAGTCCATTCAATTTTTGAGCAACCTTAAATGCCCTCTCATTTTCCTTACACCAGTTATCGAACTTTTGACTTTTAGCTCTCGTATCTTCCAGAGAATCAACATTCCCGAATTGAGATTCAATGAAACTCGAAATCTTCGTCATTTCTTGATCACTTTTAGCAGCAACGATCTTTCCACACTCTTTTATCAGGATTTTACTGGTAAGAGTATTAACATTTAGAATATGACAAACTTTTCCTTTATATTTTTCGGAAACATAATTGATAACCTCTGGTCGTCGATAATAATCAATGTCAATATCAACGTCACACATTAAAGATCCGTCAAGATATGTGATTCCATCTATGACTGTTTTTTTGGCTCTTGCTCTGCTGACAAATCTCTCGAAGTAAAGTTCATATCGAATAGGATCAATCTTTGTAACATTGATTAGGAATAAGATTAACGATCCGCAAGCCGAATTGTGAACAGTATAATTTTCAGTCGAATAAGAGGGGGAATCACCGCTCATTGTTAGATCATAAACTTTTTTATATTTATTTTTAACAATTTCGGTCGATTGGACGATTTGAAAACTAGGATAATATTCTATGCCGTCATATCTGACTAGAACATCCCCAATTTTAATATTCTCAGATTTTACCCATTTCGTTTCTGGAATACTTGGGTAATCACTATCATAAATATAAGAATCATCAACAATGAGAACCTCGTGGTCTTTTGTTAATGAAACGGATTCATCTTTAACTTCTAAAAGATTTATCTTAACCAAATCTTCATCGCAATCGTATTCGTGTTTAGCCCTAACATTGCTCCACTTACCGAATCCATTCAGGATAATGTCTCCTTTTTGAATGTCTTTGATATATTTTAATCCATCTTTAGTTCTGATTTTAGAATACGGATGAAGACATCCCCTTCCGTGACCAAGCAATATCCCTTTTTCTCTACAAAAATTGCAAACATCCCAAATCAAAAGAAAATAATCGGTGAAAGACAATTCTTCAATAAGATCCAATTCGTAATCAAGTCTGTCTTGATATTCTTTCTTTTTTGATTCCGGTTTATCTGAGATATATTCTCTAAGAGAATTATCACAAAGAGATTTTAAAAAATCAAAGTTTTTGAAGTTTTTTGGAAGATTATATTTTTCTACATACTTTCGATCAATTTCAATTTCAGGGAGTTCTACCCCTTTACTGGTTTTATCCAAAGAGGAAAACTGTTTTAGAAACTCTTTTTCAGTAAAATTTTTAATATCCATTTTTTTTATATTCGTCTTCGTCTTCGTCGTCGTCATCACCTTCATCTACCGTATATCCCAATTCTTCCAGATCAATATCGTTTTCCTCGGCAACCTCAAACAACTTTTCACTAATGACTTCTATCGATGCTATGAATGTTTTAAGAGCGTCATTATCACTTCTGTCTATCTTCACAAAAGATTCTATACAAGCCCTATCATTTTCATCTTCTGTCGCAGTGTTAGTCGGAATCAAGAGAATATAATCTTGTTTGTTCTTATCCAATCCGTCTAATAGGTCATAAATAAAATCTTTAGTCATAAAAAAGAATACACTTTAGAGCTTTGCCTCATGCTTAAGATGATTCCAGATCTTCCAATTCAATCTAATATCATCCAGTGCGTCGTGAAGCTTTTCGGAGTCATATTCTATGTTAAAATGTTTTGCCAAATATTCCAAGTTAGACTTCACTCCTCTGACTCTTGTGTTTTTAACTCGATATTGATATTCGAGGAATGTTTCGTTCTCTGGATTAAACTTCATTCCATAAAAAATTCCTCTAGCAATACAGTTCGTGTCGATTGCTTTGTCGGGAAGGTGTCTCCATTCCTTCCCATACATCCGATAACACTCTTTTAAGAGAGGTAAGTCAAATCCGAGTATGTTGTGTCCCATGATATAATCACAGTCCTCTATGACAGGATAAATGAGATTGAACACCTCTTCGCTAGGTCTTGCGAGTCTCATCACCTCCTCATGATTGTATTTAGTGACATAAGCAGCCCCTTTTCCTATTCTCAGATCAGAGTCCCATTTCAGGTAATAATCTTTTTCATCAACGAGTTTGTCTCCAACGAAAGATAGGTAGGCAAATTGCCAGAAACGATTGCAGTGAAAACTCAGATTGAGTGAAAATGTTTCCTCGTCAAAAACACAAATTTTTGCATTATTATCGAATCTTAGGTTCTGCATAATATTATTTCCCCTCTTCAAGAGATTTTTTTATTTCGGCCAATTTTTGCAGGATAACGTTCTTATCCAAGAACGCTGAAAACTTAATATCCGAAATCAATGAGTTCAATTTCCGATATGTTTCTCTCGGCTTTGTCCGCTCGAATTCAGATATTGAACCGATGGAATATGTATCCTGATCTTCTATGTTGTTATTTGTTTCCATTTTTTTCTAAAAAACTTTCCCAACAAAAACTATCACTAGTCATGTCGTTTAATTCTGGTTTTTCTAACGTAGATCTATTCTGAATACAGCGATTTGTCAAGTAAGAAGTGAAATCACTCCTCTTTTTGTAATAGATACTCTTTATTTCAAGAGTCGGGAATCCCGAACTCTCACAATAATCAACGACTCTTTTTCTCAGAATATCATCGAAAAGCAAATCATTATCCTCTAAAAAGAATACCGGATTCAACCCAGAAAAATCCAGATAAATTTTTGAGTTTTTGAGTCGGTTATTGTGGATGAAACTATCATAAAACGGAACGCATAGAACGAATAGATCTTGGTTCTGAATCATAAATTCTTTCAGATCCTCAAAAGAGATTCTAGGATTCTTATAATCTGATGTAAAGATTTTGCTACTTATTTGAATTAGCTTTTCTTCACTGTCGTTGGATTTCGACAAAAGTACAAATTTGGACTGAGAAGAGGGGTCGTCGTCTCCACAGTCGAACCTCAGTCCGAATGTTAGTTTAATGTCGTTTTCCTTACAAGACATTTTGGCCTCTTCATAACAGCCCATCGTATCATCGACAATAAAAATATGGTCAAGGTTGTTTTCCTTACTAATACTTATAATAGAGTCTGGACCGTTCTCCTGCGTTTTATCAGGATGTTTCAGAGTCAAAATACTCTTGCCGAAACTGTAAGATGTTTTAAAAATTGGTATCATAATTTTCTCGCAAAAGGAAACCCCGTTTCTTAATTGTTAAACTTCGGACAACCTGAATATTTGTGTTTCTTTTGATAAAACTGCTCTTGAATATTTTCAAAAGGAGTTTTTTGCGTCTTAATTACCTTTCCGTCCTTATTATACAGGCAGTAATAGTCGAATGCAAACTTATAACCACAATAATACATGGGAGATTTGTCTTTTTTCTTCTGTCCAATGAATCTGGCAAAGCCGCAACATAGGTTTCCCTCAAAAACATCTTTTCTCGGTTTAATATCAGCGGCGAATTTTCTATAAGCGTCTTTTTCCTCAAAGTTTTCAAACTTTTCCTGATAGTCTGCCAAAACATATTCAAAGCCTTCCATCTCTTCCTCGGAAAGAGTGGTTCCCTTTTCGATAGGACTGTCTGGATGGTCAAGGTATTGAAATTCTGTTCTTATAGGGCGAGTTTCCCCTTCTTTCTTCAAAGCGAGATCGTAAATTATGCTTTGAATATTGAATAGTTTTTCTTCTTGACTTGGCTTTCTTTTCCCACATTTGTAATCCCGAATCACAACCTCATCCGCATATCTCATGCAGGCATCAATATATCCTAGAATATTGTAACGAGGATTTTCGTTTTTATGCTGGAACTTTTTCTCAGGGGGAAGGATTTCAGCTCCTTCTTTCCCAAAGAATCCCAAAGAAAATGCAGTTAAGACCAGATCGTTGATTAGATCCCATTCTATATTCTCCAATCCGTGCAGAGTGGACAACATCCTTACGAATCGAGTCATGGGTTTGTAAGAGTAAATATCCTTGCTCTTAAGAATAGATTCTACATCGTCTCTTCTTTTGTCACAGAGCATAGATTCCAAAATGCTGTGGACAACATTTCCGATCATAGTCCTTTGATAAGTGACATCAGGAATCTTTAAATGATATTTGGCCCAATATGCCCAAGAACATTTTTCATACTGGTCAATCCTGCTCTTGCTGAGGTAAACCTCTTTCTTCTCTTTGTTTTCTTTCTCTTTCATAATATTAAAATCCTAAAAATTTCATTATACTTTTTTTTCCAGATTCTACCAACATTTCATTATAATCATTTTTCGTTGGACATTTGATGATAACATTAGAAAAAAAATTGTCTAACCTTTTCTTAATCTTAACCATTCCATCCTGTCCCCTGTTATTTTCGTCATTGTTTAAAGAAATGATGATCTGTTTTGGATTTAATCTGATTAGATTGTAAAAAACCATACTGCTCATATCCAGAGAAAAACATGGTACACAATTGTATATCCCACATTCCATTAAACTCAACATATCCCCGATACTTTCGACAAGGATGATGGTCCCCTCTTCCATTTCCGAATCATTAAATCGCGGGAAATACCAACTATTTTTCTTGCCAATCTTTTTCCACTTGTGTCTATTTTTATATTTCTCAGATTTGCCATTTATAATATCTCTTCCGTCTAGTCCAATAATTCTGTTTCTTGATGAATATATTCTAAAAACAAACCTTCCCCATAGTTCTCCAAAATCGCAAACGCCGCAATCAAATTTATCTAAAACATCATCCGATATTCCCCTCTTATTCCAATAAGAGTAGTCCCTTTTTAATTCGTGGATCATTGATTTGGGAAGAGGGTTTTCTTTATTTCTGATTTCCGATTCCTTTTGTTTTGAAAAGGATACGTTTATTTTCTTAACCCATTCTTCAGCGTCTTCGATCTTTAGTCCTTTCGTCAGACTGATAAGATATTTGAAACTAAATGATTTTCCTAAGACAAAATCTCTACATGATCCAGTGGATAGATTAACACTTAATGCTCTGTCGTTATCTGAGTCTCGGTAAAGTGGGCGCATACTCGCCCAACCATTACAAGAACTAGTAATCCTGTATCCGAGACTCTCTAGACATTCTTTCACGTCCATTTTAAAAATTTAGACTAATTTTATTTACCTCATAGTATGAAGGATTACAAAAAAGCCGTCAACAATTTTATTTTGCTGACGGTTTTGATTGAATTTTTTCTAATATAGATATAGTTAGTCAGTTACTAATATACAGTCACACTAGCTTTATCGGAATCTTGATACAGTCCACCGCTTTTTGTCGTCCAAGCCTCAATATAATCAGGCTTCACAACCGAAACCGGAGGATCAGAAGGAATCCAAGTTTGAATAGCACCGACGTTGATTTGATATTTGAACTGAAGCCCATTCACAATATCATCAGTTGAAAATGTAGCATACCTATTCCCACCAGTATTTGTTAAAGAGATAGTGGGGGTGAGAAGTTTGACTTCGGAATCTTGTTCGTGAATATCAGAGTCCCAATATCCATCCCTCACAGCAATTGCTTGAATTACTACATTTGGAGCGAGAGGCAAACGAGGAAGTGTTGAATCATATTCAGTCCACAACGGATCGGTATTCCACGAGACAGCACCACCGCTTCCATCTTTTAACTTACCAACTCTCCAATAGATAGTAGCGTTAGAGTCGGAGCAACTGATCGTGAATTTACCATATCTATCCGTAGAAATTACTGGGGTTGGCACTTTGGAATAGTCAGAATAAGATCCAACCATCCATTGAAAAGATGCTCCGTATCCACAATTCCAGAATGATAGAAAGTAGTTTCCACTTGATAATCCTGTTAATTCAAGAATCCCCGTTCTCGAATAACCATGCACTACCAGATCATCAAAAGACGCTGACGAGCTGCTACAAATTGCAATTCCGGCATTAAAATTTTCGTTCGGGTTCTGTGCAACAACCGTCAACTCTGTCTCTCCCGCTAAAAGAGATGCTAACGCCCAAGCGGGATTATATTTGTCATCCGAATCAATCGTTAAGTCGTTACCGTTGTCTCTGTAAATGCTGTCAAGAACAGCGTTCTCGGACGTTTGAGTTGAACTGCCAAACGTGTTGTAGATTTGTCCGCTTGTGTATCCTCTAACTGGTGCTCCACCCATAATATTTTATTTCTAATTTAATTTAACTTTATTCTAAAGAAAATCTGCCTTATAGATTCTCCTATCTTGAATATATTAACCGAATCTGATATTTATGTCAACATTTTTTTTATTTTTGTATGATTCAACTTTGAGAACGATCCGAGCGGAAAATTCTAATTACCCAAATCATCTCTCAGCTCATAATTTTCTTTCATTCCCTCAAACATATCTTCGGCAGTATTTCTTTCTTCGACTTTGAAATCATCAATATGAAAGTTGATAAAATTCCTAACATATTTACCTTTGGCATTTTTGACATAGTCGAACCAATGTTTCAGTTTTTTCCCGCCATATCTTGTAAAAATCGGTTTGAGCTTATGAGTTCCAGAATTTTTACCTTCTTCGGAAATTTCTTCCCTAGTCTTCTTGGATAATAGCGCGACGAACCCAGCAAACCATGATATTCTATCAGATTGAGCTATACTCCTGCTATCGTCAACCCCATTTTCAGCGTCCCTATTCAATTGACAAGGGGCTAAGACTGGGCATTTGATAGATTCAGCAACTTTTTTGAGTTTATTAACCTTTTCTCCGATGATTTGGTATTCCTGTTTATTAGATCCTTCGTCTCCGGTAATTTTGAGATAATCATAAACAAGAATTTTATTGGTGTCTCTTCCAGCAACGTGAAGATTCCATTGTCTAACGAATGTTACAATTTGATCAATATTCATATCGGCAACATGCTTATGAGAACACACTCCCGTCATTTTTGTGATCAACTCTCTACACTGCCTCAAACGCTTCACATACTCTTCCACTCTGCTAAATTGACCAGTTTCCAAATCGTACATTGGAATTCCAGTGATGCTGGATGCTACCCTATAACGAATATCACTCGTATTCATTTCTGTATCGAGTAATAAAACCTTCGTATTCGGATTCATCATCGCTGTACGGATGCTAAAATCATTCATGAAAGTAGTTTTACCCGTCTTGGGTCTAGCGCAAATGCTATAAACATTTTCGTTTCTCAATCCACCGAAATATTCTTCAAGAAGAGGATATGGAAGTTTGAATCCTATTCTTTCAACAGGCTCTTTGCCTTTATTGATTAACTCTTCGTAAAGATCCAAAAACAAATCGTCTGATTTATCTACTTCAAGAATATTGATCTCCCCATAGAGCTTGTCGGCCCCGTCCATCAGTCTTTTCATTGTCTTGACTTCTGGATCAATCGCATAATCTTGAATCTTTTTGGAAATTTCAAAAACTTGCCTCTTTTTAGATAAGAATACCAATTGTTTGGCAGAATTAACACAAGTCTTCGCCGAACATTTTATGTGACTAATTCCCTCTATATAATCATAAGCCTCAATATTTTCCCCAAGAACAACTCCGAGATTTTTAAGTTTGGAACTAATCAGAATAGGATCTGGATCTTCATCTCTGTAGATACATTCTCTGACAATATTGAAAATATTTCTGTTGGCAACACTAACGAAATGGCCCGCATTCATGAAAGGATCTATGTCGGCCAAAACCTTTGGATGTTTCATCAATCCAGAGATAACAGCCCTTTCTGTTTCGGGGGAAAGAAAACTCCTACTACCGTTATAATTCGATTCCATATAATTCAAAAATACTTTCTTTCGATAGATTCTTAATGTCTTTAGGATATATCTCTATCAGTTTATATCCATTCTTTTCTAACCAATCATCTTTCTTTCTGTCTCTTCCGCAGTGTTCTAAAAAACCATTGAGGTTTTTATGAAAATGGGGAACAAACTTATCGTGTTGATCCCCATTCGCTTCTACAGCTATCTTGTCCGTTATGTTTAAAAAGTCAATCCTTAATCTAGTTCTAGGGATTTTAAATTCTTCAAGAACTTTTTTATACTTCCAAAATTCTTCGAGGAATTCTTTTACCTGCGTTTGAAGATTACTGCAAGAAGATCTGTCCCAGTCAATCTTATATTTATTGATATTAACTTTAACTATCTTCTTATTTAAATCATAAAACGGCATCAACAAAGCCATGATATTAGCTGTACATTTCTACAATAGAATCTCTAATCATCTTATATAGATAATCACGCACTATAGGATTTTGTTCTAAAATTTCTAAAAATGAGTCCTGATTTTTAGGCTTAGTGTCGTGGCTAAGAAGATTCGGAATCTCAATATTCTGACCCTGCATTTGTTTCAACACATCTTCGTGAATTTGGAATTTAGCTTGGACTGGTTCGGATATGAAGCCAAGATACAATCCGACTTCCAGAATTTCTTTTTCTTTCCAGATGCTATTTCCGTTTTTTTGGTGGTATCTAACAGGGTATGTGACTGTAGTATCAGAAGTTTCGTCCATGCTTTTGATAATCTTCACCTTACATTCTTTCGACATGATTTTATTAGTGAAGAAATCAGAGTCTTTCTTATCAGTTTCTCGATCAAAACTCTTTTGATAATTTTCTTCATATTGAAGAATAATGTCAGCATAGTGTCTTACGGCATTTCCTCCTGCTGCCTTCATTTTTGGCGGAGGAGCATGTCCATGACCGGTTTGAATGGAAGCCACGCGCTCTTGGGAAATGAGCGCGATGTGATGCCCAGCCCTTTCTGTAACAAGGCCAACGTGCTTGAAAAACAAACTCATCAACACCGGACCTCCAGAAACTTTTGTAGCCTCATCGAATCCCTTGCTCAGATCATTCTGGAGAATCAATGCGTCAATACTGTCAACAATAAAAAAATACTGAATCTCTTCTTTATTATTGGCCATCAATTCTTTGATAAAAGTTAGAACAATCTCAAAAACATTAGAATGAAAAATAAAGCAAGTTCCAATATCCCAATTCTCAACATCTTCGGTAAATGTAATACCGGACCTTTTTTTCATACTATTCTTGAGACGACCCTCGGCTGGAATACAGAAACCTTTGCTGTTAGGATTGTCTCTCAGAAAGATTCTCATCATTTCTAAAGCTTGGGAGGTCTTCCCGCTTCCGCTAGTGCCAATAAGTCTCGAAGTTCCATTCCTAAATCCTCCCCCGAGAGCAATGTCTAATTTCAAACTGCCAGTAGAAATCAAAAACTCTCTCTGAGCTGTAAAGTTGTAGTGGTTTTTCTTATATTCTTTTAACAAAAGAGCAACTTGGCTCTTTGAATGACTTTCCTCTTGGACATTTTCCTCTACCTGCTTATTCTTCTTCATCTTTTAAAAATTCTAATTCTGTTTTTGGTTTTATTATAAATGATTCCTCATCTTTCAAGAAGTTTTCATCAGAATACTCAACTAGCTTTGGTTTTTCCTGATCGAATTTCGACAACTCGAACTCTCTTTTGTATTTTGGGATTCTTGCCACATAATATCTCAAACTAGAAAGAGTGAAATACGTGGGACTCTCAATAGAGAGAAAAAAATCAACGCTAGTTTCGTTGATTATTTGTTTAGCGTATCTCCTCTCAACTGTCCAGAATATTTTCGCATCTGGATTTGTGATTAACTTGGAAATCTGATCTCTAATCTGAATCTCTCTTGACAGCTTTTTCTTTTTCGCTGGTTTCTTTTTTCTTGGAGTCCTCGGTTTCTTCTGTTTTTCCATGATCTCTGGGATTGGTATCAACTTCGGGTTCTCTACTGGAGTTCTTATAGCCTTCTTCTATTAATGCGAGAATATCTTCTAGACAAGATATTTTTTTCGTATTTCCATTATAACCAGCCTTGAATTCTTTCTTTCCACACTCGTTATCATAAATGTACCAATTTAACCAATCGTGAGTATCATCGAGCATTAAACTAATGAGTTCGATACAAGAATCGAGCATTCCATAACATCCGTCATACAATTTTGAGTCAATCACTCCGACGCCAAAGATAGAAAAAATATCCTCGAAACTATCTTCCATCTTTTCGTATCTCTCTATAAATTTCTTTACGATATTTTTCTGATTAGTTGTTATTTTTTTATCCATGATCTTTTCTAAAAATACACTATCCAATTAAAATCTTTTTTAATCCCTCGTCCGCCTTTATATAGGATGGACTTTTCATAACCTTGCCATTTTTGTCTTTCACTGCATATTTATTTTCTCCAACTTTTGTCACTTCCCACGATTCGTCGAGAGATCCGATTTCGTTTTCTTTGAACAATTTGCTCATATTACTTTCGTGGACAACATCCCACGCTTTATCAAGGAATTCTTCCATTTTCCCGCTGAATCTACTATGGATAGAATAAATGATATGGCAAAACATCTTATGGATAGAATGTCTGGAAAATTCAAAAGACTTGTCAAGATCTTCCTCTGAATATTTTTCCATCTTAAATTCATCGGATTGGCAATACGGATTCTTTTTCAAGACTTCTAAAATCGAAAGAATGTGATCCTCGTCATACGGAACCATTTCTCTTAATGGATTTTCGTCGATATAAGGACAAACAAAGTCCAGTTCGGTCAGTTGCCGTCTCAGTCCCAGACTAGCGAAAGATCCATACGCAACATAAAGAGTGTCAACGCATCCATCTAGATATTCAAGATAAGATTTCGCATTTTTAGTTTCTGTCAGTTCCTCCTCATTGAGAGAAATTCTGAATCCAAGATTGTTATACTTTGGAGATTCGAGAATTGGTTGCTGAAAACTTCTCATAAAATCCTCAACATCCTTGATTTGTTTATTTATTTTTTCTACATTTATCATATTTTTCTTACAAAAGGAAACTCCGTCATTCGTGTCGGGGTAACTGACATTTTTAATAATCTCCACTTTTCGCCAATCTACATTCAAATTCTCTAATGATTTCCAACTTATTTGAAACATCCTCTTTCCAAAGAGGAAGAATCTTCTGATGTTCCCCATCACAGCCGGAGTGTTTCAACCAAGCCGGACAGTGATAAACTGGAATCCCTAATAAGTCCTCATCGCAGTCATACCAATCATTGTCAGGAAAGTTTCCTTCATTCTCCCCCAGATAAATCCAAGCATCAGGCCAGTTCCCCTTAAACGCTTTAGATGCTTCTCTAACTTCTTCGGTCAAATCTATTAACCACTGAGGTTTTTGATTCGTGCTCATATTTCTTTGATTTTAATTTTAAGAATATTCCAACAATCCTTCTACTTTCTCAATTTTTAGATTGTACTTGAGAACGGGAATCTTGTCAAACACTAATTCTGCAATCTGGTTAAAAACCAATCGAATTTCCTCTTCCGCGTGTCTTGAAGTTCTGCGAACAAGGATTTCTCGGAATGCTCTCAGATTCATTGTGAATCCGACCGTTTCGGTGGCTCCAAGAGGTTTTAGTCGTCTAGCGCAACTGGTGGCCTTCTTTTTATCGTCGAACGATACGAGGCCATCTGTGAGAGAATTTAAGAACTCAACATAAATCTCCTCAATCTTTCTCTGAGATTCTATGTACATATTGATATATTTTTCCCCTCTTTCTCTTAGGTAATTCGGAACCCATACTAACATTTCTGGTTGAATAGTGTATCTTCCGCTTTCTATGGAATAGTTGTTGTGGCGATGTCGAATAAGTTCAGTATGAAAGATTCTTGAAACATTCTCGCAGACAAAGTTCAAATGAGAGTGTTCTAACACACTCCCATGACCACTATCAATAATTCCTTTGATATTACTCTCAATATCTCTGGTTCTTGAAATGTTCCGATTCTTTCCGAGACTCAAACTTTTGTAGCAGAGTTTTGCATAAAAGCTGCAAATGTCCATCTGGTCACAACCGGTTAGAATATCGAGGAATTCTTCATTTTCGGTCTCAATTAGATATTGCTCTAGCTGAGGTTTCAGAAATTGAGTAGATCCGATTAGGTATGTTTTAGGTGTTGTAAGTTTCATTTTTTTTATTTTCTATTTTATCTTTAAGATTTTTATATTCAATTGATTCAGTTTTTGCAGCGATAAAAAATGGAGGAAGACCTTCTGTTTCTAAACTAAACCATTCTTTTAAAAAATCTTCTTTTGATACCCCATATTCGATTTGCATAAAACTAACTTTTGTTTTTGGATCTATTATTTCATGCCAATAGCTGTTTAATTTCGCGGAAAAATCCCACGAAATTTCATATCCAAGGTCTAAAAACATTTTAATGAGATCATCCTGTTTTTCTTTAGAGTTATTTTTCATATTTTTCTTACAAAAGGAAACTCTGTCATTCGTGTCTGGACAACTGACTCTTCAGCTTCTCTTCTACGATTTCTAATGCTTCGTTCCTTGTGATATTAGGATTTTCCAACCATTTGTCAATAACCAAATTCAATAATTCCTTAAACAATTTGCTAGGTTTTAATCCCAATTCGATCAAATCGTTTCCGTCAATAGGAATGTTAGGCCGATCATCTTTTGTGGGATAATAAAGAGTCTCAAATCTTTTTCTCAAACTTGGGATCTGATCTGGAAGAGATGATTCAATACTATGACTAATGTTATCGGAGTTCATCAGGTCCAGAATATTCTCTAACTGATCCCCAACATCAATTGAAAACTTTCTCAAAGATTTGTCTGAGAATTTAGAACCGTCCGATCCAGAACTTTTCAATCTCATGTGATTAGAAACGGCGAGTTTAACCTTGTCTATAGTTATATTTGGGTATTTCAGCCGACGCATGATCTTCTCCGCCATTTCTGCTCCTACTTTTTCGTGCTGATAGAAATGAACCTCATTATCCTCTCCAACGGTTCGAGTTACGGGTTTGGCAATATCATGAAAAAGACACATCAATCGAACATCCAGTATAAGAGGGGAATTGTCAATAACATCCAATATATGACCAAAAACATCTTTGTCGTGATGTTTTCCTTGGGTAACTCCATAACAATTGTCAAGTTCTGGAAGAAAATAATACAAGAGTCCAGTTTCTCTCATCAGTTCCAATGCTTTTGAACAATTCTGGCAAACTAAGATTTTATCAAACTCTTCTCGAATTCTTTCCTGACTGATGTTTTTGATTTTGAAATTGTTCCTACTCAGAGATGTTAGGATCTCATCGTCTAAACGAAATCCGTATTGGAAAGAAAATCTAATTGCCCGAAAGATTCTCAACGGATCTTCTGAAAAGATCAAATCGGGATCAGAAGTTGTTCTAATTATCTTGTTTTTAATATCAGAAACTCCGAGTCCTGTTAGGTCCAATAATTTCCCGCTCGTGAGATTTATTAGCAAACTATTGATTGTAAAATCTCTTCTATAAACATCTTCTAAAAGAGTTGCGGATGATACTTCCGGTTTTCTAGAGTTGTTAGAGTATTTCTCTCCTCTCGTGGCAACGCATTCCACTTCAACGTTATCCAGATCGATAGAATCGGAAACTATCCCATTTAATTGAAACATTGCGGTCCCATAAGTTCTGAAAACAACAGGATTTGAATTTTCCTTATAGATTCCGAATCTTTTTGTGACATATTCCGCGAATTCGATTCCTGAGTTTAAATCTCCAGTTATGACAACGTCAACATCCTTGGGATCTAAGCCAAGTTGAATATCTCTGACTGCTCCACCTGCGAGATAGACTCTGTTTTTAAAAGGTCCGTCTTTAACAACGTCACAAAGAAACCATATGGTTGTTTTAATCTTGTTCATTTTTCAAAAAATCTGGAATTAGTCTTCCATCTTCCAATCTGCGCATACCGAAAGTTTCGTCGGGATAAGGAGATTCTAGTACCATCCCAACTCCGTCAATATAGTTCCAATTCCAACCGCTTTCAACTAATTTTTCAATCTTTGAATTTAATTTTTGCAAACAATTGTCCATTTTTTGTTTTTATCGAATTTTGCCACAATCCATTAAACGAGGATTTGTCCTGATGTTTTTGGTATGAGACTGAGGCGTTAATACCCCCAACGATTAACTCAAGAGCGTTTGAGTTAATTACACTTATCTCGATCTGAGAGTCGTTTAAGGGATAATATCCGAGGATCATCAATCCTTTTTTCGCGAGACCATAATCTAAGACGATTTCAAGAATATTCTCAGGTTTGACATCAAAAGTGAGGGATATTGGCTTTAATGGAACGAAATTTGTTGGGACTTCTAGAAACAAGTTTTCAAAATGAGAAGGACATGTCACTTGTTTTGACTCCCTTGTTAAACTCATCAAATCCTTATCTCCGCAAATAGGGCAAAGGATTCTTCCGCAATCCCCGTCTCCATTTGTGTCTCTGGGACAATTTTTAAACTTATTCATCTTTCTTAAATTTTGACATTTTTAAATTCCATTCCCATGTTTCCTAGAAATCCTCCCCTTTTTCGCTCTTCAAACGAGATTCCGTTATTAAGATTTCGGAATCTTCTTTTTCTAAGATATAGCAGTCTTCCATCTTGCTGTCAATGAGAACTACAGGCGTCGCCCAAGTTGAAGAAAGATGACTATAACTGTTATCTACTATCAATCCCTTTTCTTTCGAGAAAATCTTAATTCTTGTATCCAAGAAATCTTCTCTAAACCCAGCAAAAACATCCTCAGATATTTGAGATTCTTCAATTAACCTAATTGCCTTATGAATATCAAGAGTCTTATTCATTTTCAACAAAATTTTGATTCAACTCATTTTTAGTTCTAGTAGCGGCTACATACAACATGTTGATTTCCTCTAAAATAGGGAGAATATTATCATAATCCTGTTTTTCCAGAGAAGAAAGTGAATCAAAAGACTTGTTGAGCATCTCCATATCCCTAAAATCGTTCAACAATGTCACTCTGTCATATTCCAGACCTTTCGCCTTGTGGACAGTTGAAAAGATAACATCTGCTTTTTCTTTAGAGTCGCATTGAACGGATTCCAACTCTTTGATGATGCTGTAAAGCTTCGGTCCATAACTGTCAACAACTTTTATCATTACTTTCAGATCGTTTTCTCCAGACTTCTTCGCATATTGTTGGAAATCTTTAAAAGAATCGAAGTTTTTCATAAAATGATTCTTGATGTTTCCTTTCTTTCCGTCTTTAAGAGAAACAATATCGAAGATATGAATATTATTATCAGATTTGAGAAGAGAATTTAATCCTCCCTCAAAATAAGGTTTTTCTCCAGATTTGTTCTCAATGATTCGTGTAACAATATCGCAAAAGATTTCGCTATTGGATCTTCCGATAACACAGTGAGAGTCTAGTTTCTCGCTATTTCCGATCCCATCAATATTTGGAACTCGATATTCTGGATCGAAGTCACATTTCCACGACAAGATTTCCTTTCCAATTTTGGCTATACGACTAGGGTAACGAAAACTGAGACTTAGACTCATTTCTTCAAAATCAATAGTCCTGAGAGCGTTCATGGCCTTTCTGAACCCATAGATTGCTTGATTTGAATCTCCAACAAAAGTCTTAGTGGCCTTGTTTTGGTTCAAAATAGAACTCAACATCACAGGACTAGCATCTTGCGCTTCGTCGAAGATAATCTGAGGATAAGGAAGTTGTTTTCCCGTCAAATGGAACTCTTTCAAGTAAAAATCATGAGTGCAGTCAATCTCCTTGCTCTTCATCATTGCATAGAGTTTTTGACCATAATTCTCAATCTTATCGAGATTAGAAAGAGCAAAATCATAGCTGTCTTTTTCAGAGATGGCTAAATCTTTAATATAGTTATATTTCTCGAAAGAGGCGCTGGAGGAATTGCAAAAGTAAGAAAAATACTTAGAGACATGATTAGTCATCACGTATTTTGTGAACCCATTGTATTCGTTGATTTTCAATATCTTGACCAACTCATAGGCCGAATAGTTGTTTTTGATATTGAGCTTTCTTGGAATAGCAATTGTTCTGTAGGCTAGACTATGGGCAGTGTCGATTTGGATCTTGGATATGCCCATTTTTTCCACAAGATGCTTGGCATGATCTTTCGCAGCTCGGTTGTAAACAACATATAATGTCTTGTGTTTTGAAGACATCATTTTGTCTCCCAGTCTGTCGGCCTTGAGTAGACTAGTTGTTGTTTTGGAAGATCCGGCTGTAGCCTCGACCTTAATATTCTCAGTAGAATCAATGATGGATTCTTGCTCTTCTGTTAGTTTGAATTTTAGTTTTTTCAAAATCAAATTTCTGTTAAATTAAGACAATATTATATCAAAAAACCAAGGAATGTCAAGGACGATAATTGAAAACGTCGAATATTTTAGAGTCGATACCGTAGGCGAATATTGACCATTTGTGGATAGCCTCATTTAGGTGGCATTGGCTAAAAACGCGGAATGGTTTGATGGTCACAAAGATTTTGAATCGTTTTCCACGAGGTTCAATGGAAAAAATCAAAACTCTTTTGTTCTTAAATTTTTCGGAATCAGGTTTTCCAAGAACAACCTTGTATCCAAAAGATTTTGAATACGATGTCGGATCTGTACATTTTTGGAACTCAAAATATTTTGAGAATTTTTCAGAATCCTCTTCTGAGAACCACCTAGATTTTGAAGGATTTTCTATTTTAAGTACATTTTTAATTTTCCGATTCTTTTTCCTAGTCATTGGAAGAATTTAAGAGAAAGCCGGAACCTTGTCAACCGCTTATTCGTTACTAACCGATATTTGATTGGAGAAAATCCTCGTTTGTTTAGAGGATATTCCATTTGATAATTGTCGAATATTGTCGGATTTTCCATGAGAATCGGCAAAATAACCGAATAATTGATTGATCCAAATATTGAATCGAACAGGGGTCAATCTAGGTTGTTTCAGAACAAAAAGTAGAGAAATATTTAATTTTCAAGTTTTCTTTTCTTCCTCAATTTGACCAGAAACAATATTTAAGAACAAGAAATCAAACAAAGAAATTCCTAATATTACTTTCTTAGAGCCGCGAGGCGATATCCCTGTTATCATGGTAAAAATATGAGGGAAAAGAGTAGAACAATCGTGAGATTTTTGGACGTTTGCAAATCTACAGAATATTAATTTTAACAATGTTGAAAAATGATGCAAACTCCAAAATAACTCTACTCAACATATCGAATATTGTTGGAAGTTGTTGAAGAGAATAATCTCAAAATTCTCCATATTTTTAGGGTAACTATCCATAATATTCCAAAACTTTCGCTATCGCTCAAATTTTAGAATATTATATTGATTTATTGAATTTTGAGGGAGAATATTGGATTTTCAATTTTCCAATTCTCAACGAATTAGAGTTCTATAGATAGAAAATGACTCCTTTTCTTTTTTAATGTTGCTTTCCCGTTTTTTAAACAAAGTTTAGTCATTTTCAAAAGCGTAATGAATCGATAGATTGGAGGGGTTTTGCGCTAATCTGTCGAGCACAAACGCTTAACCTGGTTCAAGTAATAGCGCAAAAAGACTAACGCGCTACCGCTTGTTGAAAAATTCCACTACGTTACATTTTTCTTGGTTTAGAAATTTTAGTTAAAAAATACATTATTTGAATTTATCTCTTAAAGGCCCCTCTAAGCGATTTTAACATGTGGTCTGCTATGTTGACACTAGTACCACAGCAAAAGTCGCTTAGAGAGCCTATTAGGCCCCAAAGAATTGATCTCACTATCGTTCAATCAATCCATTGGAACCTTCGGAGTTAAATTGTACTCCAAAACTTCAAAAATAAACTTTTTCTTTTATTAATTTTCTTTTTTTCGTTTCACTCAAAACGAAAATTATATTTAAATATTATATTATATTATATTCTTATATTACATTATATTACATTATATTACATTATATCACTATATTCCTATATTCCTATATTGCTATATTATATTACTATATTATTATATTATATATATTCCTATATAATATATATAATATAAGAAGGGGAATTCGTCTAAGAGCTACGCTCTTAGACAGTAAAAAGAAACTACGTTTCTTTTTACTATTAATATTTATATTATATATATTATATAATATAAATATAGTCTAAAGGCAAAGCCTTTAGACGGAAAAGAGGCGGGGCCTCTTTTCCTCAGAAAAGAAAATTATATAAAAGAAAAGAGTAAGAGTCAAGAAAAAAAAGAAAAAAAGATCGTGACTCGTAAAAATTAAAATTTTTCCTTGTGGAGACAAACTCTTTCCTTAATCCCCAATACCCCCTTGATCCCCTAACTTTCCTTTAATCCCCCCTATAGTCCCCCCTTGATTGGTTTTCTTTCCCCTTATCCCCCTTTTCCCCTAATGGTTTTCTCTCAGGGGACTTGAACCTGAAGAAAAATGTCCGAAAACAATGTTGCGACATGATCCCAAACGAGAGATCGACGCTAAGGGGCCAAATTTGACTTCTAAGAGGTTTTCTTGGTCTTGGTGGTATGAACAGACGTCCTTGACCTTAAAACCGCGTCACAAGTCAAATTTGAGTGTTTTTGAGATATTGCCCAAAGTGGACTTCAGTTCAGATGGAAATTCCGTCAGAGCAGATCTGATCCGCCTTTGAAAAACAGAATTTCCCTTGAGCATTGTCGAAATTCGGCGAAGAGATATTCCTCAAACCTCTAGTCGTCGAGACAGTATTCCAGATTCCGACGATAAGGGGTCAAATTTCGTCTCTGCCTCTGTTTTAGAATGTTGGAGGTATGAACAGACGTTTCAATGACAAAATAGCGTTAGAACTCAAATTTGAGCGTTTTTCTCAACGAGGACAGAATTCTGGCTCTTGGATAGGAATTTCCATTAAAATTCGAGGTTGTCGAAAACTTGAACCAGAATTCGTTTCAGATTTTTTGGACCTTAAACGGAAGAAGTTGAAAATAGTACGTATACGTACTTTATAGCCTTTTTTAAATATAATACACAGGTTTTCTGAAATATTCCAACATTTTTAAAAAAAATTTTTATATAAAACAGTTGACAAGAAATTCAAAAGTTGTTACAATCGCCTAATGGGAAAAATAATAGGATTATCAGGATATGCGAGATCTGGGAAAGATGAATTTTTCAAAATAACATCTAGGTTATTTCCAGAAATGAAAATTCTAAGACTCGGATTTGCCGATGGGTTGAAAAGTTACTTAGATGATTTTTTGATTGAGGAAACTGGATTCTCTGCATTCACAGACAACGAAGAAGAAAAAAAGACCATTCGACCCTACTTGGTTTTAATCGCGAATTATTACCGATTCAAAACTGGAGGAAAATTCTGGATCGACAATTGGGAAAAGGAGAGAAAGAAAATTTCAAATGATTATGATTTTCTGTTTGTTCCAGATGTTAGATTCATGAATGAGTTGGTTTTTCTCAAAAATGAGAAAAGATCAACAAACATCGATGTGAATTTAACATTGAATGGAATATCCAACCCTCCGGCAAACATCAGTGAGGCGAACCAAACATCATCGACAAAGAATTTTTGTGACTTAAAATTCTCTTGGGAAAAATCTGACGATGAAGATTATAAAATGAAAACTGTTCAAAATTTTTATGAAATTTACGAAGGAATCTTTTTTAAGTAGAATACAAGACGATTTATATTCTTTTCCTAGACATTCTGACAACGAAGATTCAAAAAGGATATTTTCTATTTATACAACAGGAATACTTCCTGATATTTGTTTTAAAAATGAAGAAGATAATCCGAAATGTTCTGGAACAATATTGTTAGAATGTCTAAAAAATGAAAAGTATAAAAACTTTATTCTTGTGTTTATTTTTGAAGATCCTGATTCTGGATATACATTAGATGATTATTTCACTTTTGATCAATACGAAGCGGATCAAGTGTGGGAAAGTTCTTGTGCGTTGTTGAAGTCACTCAACGAAAGAGGACCAATCCACATTCTATCCGTGAGCGGCGATCTACAAAACGAGGAAAAATATGGAGTATTATTTGACGCATGGAGAGGAGAAATTGAAAATGCTAAATGAAACAGACCTTATAGAAAATGTTCTACTTAAAAGAGATTCAGATTCTTATCTAATTTTAAAATCTAAATACGAAAATTGTTTTTATGATATTTATCATAAATATAGGGGAAGATTGTACGAGTCAGGAGTTTCCCCAGAAGATTCTTTGACGGATGTTGATTTTATCTTGATAAAGAGCATCAATGACTTTGACCCTAGCTTAAATGTTAAGTTTTCGACATTCTTTACCGGAAGGTCTATTTTCCATTTTAAAACATTAACCAGCGGGAAAAGGAGCGTCCAATACAAAAAGACATCTAATCTGGAAACAGAAATATATGAGAATTTCGAGGATGAAAGTATTTATTCACCCGTGGATCATGCTCGGTTTTCGGATTGTTTGGAACTAGTTTCTGAAATAATTGATCGAGATATTTTTTCAGAGAAAAAGAAGAGTATCCTTAGACTAAAGTTTCTTTCAGAAGAAGGGATCGTTCCAACAAAAGACGTTGCCCGTAGACTTGGATTAAAATACGGATCTGTTTCTCTTGTGATCAAGGAATCAATGAAGAAAATAAAGAAAATACTACTTTCTGAAAAAAAGTTGTCTACATTTTTTTGATTCTTTGGATTATAAAAATAATAAGAGATGATTAACTTAAATTTACCGATAAATAATACAAGTTTTGGGCAAGTTTCGTGGGGGATTCTTCGACACTTGTATGAGACCGGAGAAAACCCCAACGTGTTTCCAAGAGGAGATAAGCACGATATTTCCTCTCAAGCGTTTGATCCTAGTTTTAATCAGTGGCTTCAGGGATGTATTAACAAAGGGTTATTTTATTTGGATTTCGATTCTCAGAAAACTTTTTCGCTTTGGCATCTTTTCGACAGTTTCACGAAATACACAAAGGAAAATTATCTCTTCTCATTTTATGAACTAGACTCTCCGACTCCTTTAGAATTAAATGCAGTAAGAAACACAACAAAAACTTTCTTTTCTAGCGAATATAGTGTAAAGACATTTAAAGAGTTTGGGATTGATAATGTTGATTATCTCCCATTATTTTTCGATAAATGGAATTTCCATCAAAAGAAAGATAAAGAATATTTCTCTGATGGTAGGATTGTTTTTAATATTGTTGGAAAGTTCGAGCATCGTAAAAATCACGCAAAAGTTTTGAAAGCATGGGCCAAAAAATATGGCCGAAAGACCGGAGATGGAAAAGGAGCATTCAAATATTTCCTTCAATGTGCCCTAATGAATCCTTGGTTGGGAAGAGATAAGATGATTGGGATTGTAAATTCGGTTTTTGAAGGACAAAAATATGATAATATTACGATCCTCGATCACATGGACGAGAATTTGACCTACAACGACTTCTTAAATTCTGGGAACATCGTATTAGGAATGAGCGGTGGAGAAGGGTGGGGGCTTCCTGAGTTCCAAAGCGTTGCAGTCGGAAAACATTCTGTTATTATGAACGCTCACTCTTATAAAGGGTGGGCAAATTCTGAAAATAGTGTAATGGTAAATTCTTCTGGAAAGTTTGAATCTCACGATGGATTATTTTTCCAAAATGGAGATATAAAAAACCAAGGAAAGTTCTTTGATTTTAAGGAAGACGATTTCATCCTAGGATGCGAAGAGGCAGTGAAAAGAGTCGAAAAGAACCCTATGAATGAAATTGGATTAAAATTACAAGAAAAGTTTAGTGTAGAGAAATTCTTCGACAATTTAAACAGATTATGCAATTCATCAACAAAATAGAAAAGAAGTGGTATGAGTTTTGGAAAAACGACTTGTCCGTGACGTTATATGGAATGAGCCTTCCAGACAACGAGTTCGTTAGACATTTAAGAACCTACACTAACGAATTTCCCAAAAATAAAAAGAATTTTTCAATGGAACTCGTTTTAGAAAATAATGCGAATGTGGAAATAGGAGTAGAATCAAAGAATTTTCTGAAAGATAGATTTTCCGAATTCGCATTTATCTTCGTGAGCTACAAGAATTCGGACCTGTGAATTTATGCCGATTTATTTATTTCAAAATCCTAACACTGGAGAAATAAAAGAGGTCGTTCAGAAGATGAATGATCTCCATGTTTACAAAGAGGATGGATTGTTGTGGAACAGACTGTTTACCATTCCTCAAGCCAGCATTGATACTGATATTGATCCATTGAGTCAAAATAGCTGGAACGAGAAAACTAGAAATAAAACTGGGACTATGGGGGATTTAATTGACAAAAGCAGAGAGTTGAGCGATAAAAGGGAAAAAATAATAGGCAAAGATCCTATAAGAGAAAAGTATTTTGATGATTTCCGAAAAACTAGTAAAGGAGCGTATCATCAAGATGATCCGAGAAAAAAACAAGAAGCGGACAAAAGGTTGAAAAAGTTAGGAGTTTATTTTGAAGACTAATGTAAGAAACATGGAATATAAAGAGATTGGGAATAGGAAGATATTTTATTACCAATTTTTCAAAAGAAAGCCCCGTCATTCATGTCGGGGATGAATTTTGATCTTTTTTTGAAAAACTTGTTTGAAACAGTGTATTCTATAATAGAATGATGATACAAAATAGACATAAAAAGTA